CGCTATCTTCGGCTGGTTTATAGATTACATGTTCATCCATAACGTCAAAGATAACTTGTCTGAACTCTGGGTCTTGAAGTTTCTCGACCCATTGTTTTCCTTGAAACTTAAACTCTCTTCCTTCTTTCGAAGTCAGAGTGTACCAAGCTCCTCCGGCTTTCAGCCTTTCAGAGCCTTTGATGGCATCAAGCCAACTTTCCTCGTCTTGAATTCCAACCTGTTGGCCCCAAAGCAATTTAAAATTGCAAGTCCTTCCAGCGGAACCAAAGCGAGACTTTTCAAGTTTAACTTTCACTTCAGAACCAATCCTAACACCGTTAGAGTCCAAAATGTAAGCAGCCTTTGCTTTTCTGGCAGTAAGCCAGATTCTCAAAGAATAGGTGTAATGAGCAGCTTTACCTCCCGGTGTGAAGTAAGGAGTAGTCAAAGCTTCTGCAATATTGCTGGTGATATTCGTTTTAAGCTGATTAACAATCAAGAAAGTTGATTGTGTGTTCGCCAAAGGAATTGTCACCTTCGAGAAGGCTTTGGAAAGAATCCTAGCTTTCATTGCCATAGAAGATTGAGGGTTGAAGTCACCTTCAACATCTTTCTCCGCAGGAGTGTGTGCTAGGGAATCCCAAATAAACAGCCATTTCTCTTCATCTGCCAAAAGAGTTTCAATCATTTCGAATACTTTTTCAACAGATGCTGCTTGGACATAAAGCAAGTCATCAACATTGCAACCAGCTTTTGCCAAGAAAGTAGGATCAATTGCCGATTCAGCGTCAAAGTAAGCAACTCTAATGCCCATCTTTTGTGCATTACCAGCAATTTGTGCAGCCATGAAGCTTTTCCCACTAGCTTCAAGTCCTGCAATCTCCGTGATCTTTCCAACAGGAATCCCAGCCAACTGCCCTCTGCAAATGATAGAGTCCAACCAGCGTGAGCCGGTGGGAATCCACTCTTTGACTTCTGTTGGATTTTCTTTGTTGAGGTTGTGTGCAACCGTCATGCCTACCTTTTTATTCAGTAGTTTGCGGTACACATCCATGTCTACTTTACCAGCGGTCATTTATCAACCTCCAAGAAGTTCGTTGAAAGCCTTTCCAACTTTGTCTTCGACATTAGAAGAGTATTTCTCAACTTCGTCTTTGTCTCCACCAGCAAGATACCTATCAAGCAGTGCTTGAACATCTTGTGTGGTTTTTCTTTCGAAAAGGCCATCAAAATCCGGAATAGCTTCCAGAAGTTGAGCGCATTCCTCATCACCATCTTCGCATGCTTTCGAAGCTCGACGCTTCGGAGTGAGAGTGGTAGAAGGGAACATCGCTCCCGGTGCTTTACCGTAGGCAAGAACCAAATCAGTTCCAGTGTCAGTATCGGTAATATCACCGTAGTCGGGGTTCAAAACCAATTGAAGCAGTTGCTCATAAACAGTTTTGGAGTAACCCCAAATCTTCACACCTTCTTCTTCTTTTCCTCGAACGAGGACAGGCGAGAAGAACCTTTGCTTTGGAAACAGCTTTTTAGCCATTTCAATAGACTCCGGAGTGCCTTCGCGATAAAGTTCGGATGCAAAGTCCAAAACAGGGGACTCATCACCAAAGTTACGCTTCGGGCAAAGAGTAGGAGCTTTATCCAGTCCGTAATAGAACCAAAACTCTTTGAACGGATCGCCATCCGAAGTGGGCAGAATACGAATGGTTTGCTCTCCATCTTCCGGTTTCCAGAAAAGATTGTCTTTACCGCCTCCTTTGTTTTTCAAGCGGTTGTACTTTTCTCTCATTTTTTTCATGTCAATAGCCATTGTTTTCTCCTTTGTGTTGTTAACAGCTTCGAGCTTGTGTAATATCATATCAAAACGAATTCAAAAAGTCAAGAACTTTTTTCAAATTATTTCAAATTCAAAGTTCCAGACATATGATAAGAAACCAATTCACCCAATAGAGTATTATGATTAATCACTCTGTAACCATTGTTCTCAATATCCCAAACCAACTCCATCCCTTCTTGGAGTTTTGCTTTCTTTCCACCTTTCCCTTCGGGAAGAGCTTCTTTTGGAATCTCATCCAGCTTCACAAACTTCATACTTCGAACAGAGCCATCTTTCTTTTTAAACGAACCGTGATAAACATTGAACTTCATTTTACTCTCCTAAGTTTATTCCTTGATGGAAGTGTGTTTTTTTTACAATCAAACCAAAATCATAACCAGATTCATTCGGATAAATCTTATAACAAAAATTCTTCTTTTCTTTAAAGTTGCCTTTGATCAGCGAAATAAGATCAACATCTTTTTCAAGCCTTTCTTTGTTGATGGACATATAATACCAAAACTCATTTTGATTGTCAAGCAAAAAATAATCATTTTCAGAATTATTTTCAAAATCATATGATCCAATTGACAAGATCCTATTTCTTTCCATTGAAGAGAACTTTGTTGCTGTGATCGGCTTTGTGTTCTCAAAGTAATTCAGCATATGGATCGAATAGCTGATTACGTCATTAATCTTATCAAACTTGTTCATGAATGTCAAGCCTGAAATTGAACTTTCTAATTTCTCATTTGAAATCAAGATAATATCCTTGAACACACCAGACCTTGCATAGTCCTGCAAGGCGTTGAAGATCAGTCTGTGCTGTAAGGAATACTTCTCATAAAGTTGATCTTCTTCTGGAATGATCAGAACTATCCTGATCTCTGTTTCTTTGAATTGCTCCAAGATCTTCAAGGAACATCCGGAGATTGTTCCGGAAGTTGAAACAAAGAAAAGAGTCTCGGAGTGTCTTGGAACAACTTGAATATTGAAATGATCTTCATATTCCTTATGCGATCCTCTTTCTTCGATCAGAAAGCCCCCTTCCCTTCTTTCTGTGTCGAAAAGATAAAGATTGTATTGAGGATATTGTTTAAACTTTTCTGCGATATTACAACCACAGTTGCCCAAACCAATCACATTCATTGTTTCTCTTCCTTGCAAAGTTTTTCATACCATTCCAAAACACTTTCTTTTGGGTCTTCGGAATTGTAAATGCTTCTTCCAATAATAGGATAATCTGTGAATGAGTTTTCTTCGCAGCCTTGCGCTCCAAACCCCGGAGAGTAGATGATCCTATCTTCTCCCAAGATGCTTGAAACTTTCTTGTAAAATTCGTGTTTACTTGGAGGAAGAACAAACCTTTTCACTCCAAACTCTGCTGCTTGCTTGTAAATCTTCAAAGAATCTTCATCAGAAAAGAAGCCCCCTTCTTCTTTCGAAAACCCTTGATGAGTCATTTTGCCGCCAACAATTGTTTCAATGTTTCTTTTTTTCAATTCCTTCAACCAAAAGTCCAAAGAGTCCGGTCCAGCAAAAGGAAACAAGATCGCTTCATCAACGCCAGCCATTTTCATAGCAGAAGCAAAGTTCATTCCCATTTGTGGGATGTCGTTTCCTCCTTTTTGATGATCATAGATCACTTTCTTGTTTGGCGCTCTGAACTTTACCTCATTCACACAACGGATCAAACCAAATGTAAAAACAAGATGAAATCCAATCTTATAACCATAAACCTCTTCCATATCTCCTGTTTGCTTCATAATCTTAATTGCTTTTTGCATAGGGCAATCAAGAGAGATAACAATCTTTTTCATATGTCCATTTCCTTCATTTGTCCGAAGTTTCTTCCGCCGGCAATATTTGTTTTGAATTTCCCAAACCTTGTTTCTTGGAACCTTCCAAGTATGCTTTGGACAATCTCCATATCTTCCAAGTCGAAATCAATAACCAAAGAATCGTGAATAGTAAAAGCCACATCAGATCTCCTCCCTTCCAGCATTTTGTCAATTTTCAAAACTTGCTCCATGAAAAGATCAGATGTTGTTGATTGAATAAGGTAATTTAGAGCGTGATGTTGATCTGCTTCTATTTTCCTTCCAAATGGAGTTGTTATTATACCATCTTTATACCATCTTTGCAAGATCTTTTTTCTGTTGAAGATCTTTTCCAAAGCTTTGTTTTCTTTTTCGGGATTGTAAAACCAAGCAAATGTTTTTTGCTTTGACTTTTCTCTAGTGAATTCTCCACCAAATACCTCTTCTGCGATCCAAGAGTGAAGATCGCCTTCCGGCTGCTCTTGCTCGGCCAAAGCCAAGAAAGTTCTCAATTCAGCAGCGTTGAAATCCAGTTCAACAAAACAGGCCCTATAAGGCTCAACAAGGCCCCTCAATTCTTTTTTGAGGGTCAGTATAGGGAAAGAGCCTTTCTTCGTCGTTAAACGGCCTGTAACGCTCTTGAAAGGGTTGTATTTGACCCTAGTTGGAACTCCTTCAAACTTTTTCCTCAAATGAAAGGGAATGTTGGAAAGATTGATGTTCAGATCCTTTTCTGCGATCTTGGAGCAAAGCCCGTAGATGCCTGTCATCAAGTCGTTGTTTTCTTTTTCTTCAAAAGTTTCAAATACATGTTGACAAATTTCTTGTTTCAGGGTAAAATACTTATTGATCAAGTCAAAAGGAAAAATCGTGTGAACGTTCATTTTTGTTGGATCGCATCCAACGTGCTGGAAAGATTTGAGGAATGCTTTCATTCTTTTCTGACATTCTTCCCATTCTTTCGAAATGGTGGCAGGGCAAACTTCGGAAAGAGATTGGCCTTCTGTCAGAACAATGCCGTATTTGGCGGAGGGACGATTAAGCTTGGGGTTGAACTCCCAAGTTTTGTTTGCGGACTTGGGGATGTAGTCAATAACTTGACCTTGAAGAAATACCTTGTTTTGAAGTGTTTGAAAGTACATTTTTCCTCCGTGTCTGTTTGGAACAATTTTTGAGCGTGTTGTAAGTATACTCGATGACTGACTTCCTGTCAAGACCTTTTTTCAAAATTCTTTCTATATTAAATTTTAATTTATTTATATTCTTATTACTTTTAAAAATAAAACTTAAAAGATCTGAATAATAATAAATTAAATTATTGTTTATCAAATAATTTTGAATATAATAATCTTGGTATTCATATTCTGTTAAGATCTTTCTTTGAATAGAATAAGATCTATTGATTTTAGTATTTGATTTAGAACAAGATTTAACAATTTGTTCAGATTTAAAGATCAAAGAATATTGCTTTAATATTTTCAAATAAGCTTTGAAAAAAGAATAATACAAAAGTTCAAATTCTTTGTAGCTACCTTCGACAACTTCGAAGTTTTCCTCGAAGTAATCTTTTAATTGTTTATTTTTTAATTGACTTTTTGTTGAAGATAAGTTAAAATCCATAAAAAACCGCCAAGGAACATTTTTGTCATATCTCATACCGGAAAGATAACAAAGACAAACCAATCCACCATACTGCGGGATTCTATAAAAGTTATCAAACTTAAATTCATTGTTATCGTAAGGTGCATTAGCATCTCCGATTTCAAACCCAAGTCCTGAATTTAACATTGAATTACGAAAAGAAAGAATGTAATTTGAATATAAGATCTCAGGGCCTATTCTTTGTTCTTTGAAAAGTGAATAGATTGTTTTTATAAAAAGATCAAAGTTGGAAGCTTGATCTAAGGGTGTTCCCAAGATAAAATCTTCAAACTTATCCAAGATCAGATCAGAAGCAAAATCCAAATAATCTTCTTCTACTTCTTCTGGAAGTTGTGCCCCCTTTTGAATAAGAAAAACTTCTGAGAATAAATCAATTTGGTTTTTGCCTATTGCAAAGTCATATTTTCTTATATCATAAAAATTTTGATATATGTTATAAAGGTCTTTGTTAAGGTAGATCTCTTCGTCATCTGTGAATTTTGGATCAACCAATTGAAAAGAAGATCTTTTTGGGATTATAACTTGTCCTTTTTCGTTTACTTTCCCAAAGTAAAATCCTGTTTTGACAAAATCAAAGCCATCAGGAAGAAGGATTGGAGAGCCTCCTTTGATAAACTTTAGTCTTTCAACAAATGCTTCTTTCAAGGAAGATTGGTTGGACTGGTTTGAAGGAATAACATCGTTTGTATAATTTTCGCTAAGATCTAAATTGATCTTATCAAGATCAAACTTTTCCATTTGATTAGTTCCTTACTTGAGATCTACATCTGGGTATATTTTTTTAAACTGTTCATATAGATATTCTCTATAAGATTCGGCATGGGAGACGACTGATGTTTTTGTGAATATGACTGTTCCTTTATTTTTAACGTTTGAAGCTCTAGCTATCTTGAACACAATATCTGAAATGGCATTTAATTCTGAAAATACATCAGAAGCGGATTGTCCTTTTTGCCGCCCGGCAGAGCCGTATTTTAATCGACCCCCTCTGCCAAAGCCAACCCAAATACATTTCAAACTAGTATTGTAAGCACCCCCTTCAAAAGAGTTTGAAACTTCTGTTATAACAAAATATCCTCCCAAACCTAAATCCAAGGCAATATTAGAGTTTTTAGATATCGAATCCGCATTGATATAAATCATTTGTCCGGGGATAAACGCAGAATTTCCGAACAGTTCTATTTGTGCATTGTAAATTCTTCTAAATGTCTCTAATCTTGTATTTGTGTTTTGGCGAGTTAAATTCACTTCTTCTAAATACTTTTGGTCTGCCTTGGAGAAGTTTATAGTTTTAACCAAACCATTGTCCCTTCCTAGGAAAAAGTGAAAAATTCCAGTTTTAGAATCATTTATAATATTTTGCTGTCTAGATGATAAAAACGAATTCCTAGCGCCAATAATCACATAATGAAATATTGACTTATAGTTTTCATGTATCAACCTCTCTTGATCATATTTCCTAATCATTTTAAGAAAGAAAGAACCACCTAATCTTTTTTCGTCTGTTGGAAGTTCTGATAATTTTTGCTTGCCCATTTGATAGGTAAAGGGGTCTAGATCGCTGTTAATAAAATGCGAACTCACACTTATACTATTTCTAGGAAAAGATTTAAAGTCTGTGTCTTGATTTCGAAAACAACTTGAACCAACACTGGAAACTACTAATTTTGAGACAAAGGAATTGAAAGCTCTTAATAAGCTTAAAGATTTAGATCCTCCATCAACAATTGTGTTTAAAAACCAAGCATTAAAATACTTAACAGAAACTGGGAAATCGTTTAAAGAAACAATAACTTCTTTTGAAGAGCCGTCCCTTTGGTATGACAGCATTCTTATGTTTCCAAAAACAAATCTAGACCTTTCTAAAAAATTGTTTATCTCTGGCTTCTTTGCGATATTGACTTTTGATTTTAAACATACTTCTATAAAAGCATCGAATATTGCACCTAGGGTAGTATATTCGATTGTGTATTTTTGCTTTGAAGCATCGGCATTTTGAATAGATGCTTTAGATATTATTTTATTTAAAGATTTTTTTAACTCTTTCTTGTTTGTTCTTTGTTTACCTTTTGAGATGTTTTTAGATAAGTCTCCCAAATTATCCACTAACCCCTTTATAGCGGAGTTAGATGAGTAGCTTGGCACCAATACAGATTCTTCTTGCTTTAAAGAGCTTAAATAATATTTATAAGATCTTTTATTTAAAAGTTTTTTGATATCCTCTTTTTCAAAAAACTGCTTAAGATCGCTCAATCCTATAACGTGAGCAAGCTCTTGTGTTTTAATAGTGATCTGTTTAACACCAGATTGTAGGCCTTTCTCACTAGCTGGAGCGCCTTTCTTTGTTGAGCCGGCAATTTTTTTTAACTTATATATCTCTTGATTAATTAATTTTAAAGTGTCAATTTTTGCTGATAAATTAATTGCTAAATCAGCATTCACAACTGTCTCCATTTTATTTAAAACTTTTTGATACCGTCTATATTTGTCTTCTGCCTCTTTTACCGCAGACTGCTTCCACCACCACGAAGACAAAGTTTTTGGAGGAGGAAATTTCCTATATGCTTTTAGAATTGTCTGGGCAATGCTTTTAACTTTTGCGTTATATGCTTTTTTCTCATTTTCTTTTATATATTCTGACTGGACTTGTTGGTACTTGGAAGGGCCAAGGTCATTAAACAATAAAATCTTTGCCAGCCTCTCTTCCATATAACCAATGTATCTAATTGTCATATAGATCGTACCAGTTTGATCAAATTCAATGTCTTGTGTTGTAAATTTTAAATTCAACACTTTGTTGGACATTTTAATCGCGTTTATTATTTTTTCATATCTTTGCTTACTTCCAACAATTGTTTGAAAGTTTTTATCTGGCACTTCGTATCCAACCGACAAAAGAACGTCATATTGAAAATCATCACTTCTTTTAAAGTCTGGTATCAAATCTAAATAATTTGGTGCATTTGTTCCGGGTGCGCCATTCGAAAGTAGGGTTTCGATTGAAGAAAAGAAAAACTTAATTTCAACATCGACTTGTCGTTCTGCCTCAACTGGGTTTTTTCCCATCAACCGCCAGTTGCAGCTAACAATCCCTGCTTCCTGCACACGGTCTCTTTTTCCAGTTATAATATTGTTGATATCTTCATTATTTTGAAAATTTTCAAATTTAAATTCTAGAATTTCATCAGATGATTTTAGTTTTTTCAATCTTTTTTTGTTTTTGTTTATTTCATCTTTTCTTTCTTTTGTGTCCATCTTCAACTGTCTGTCATAAAATTTCTTTGTAGCTTTATCGCCCCTTTGTATTATTTTTGATTTCTTATATTCACTAGCTTGTTGCTTGTTTTTATTTTGTAAGTTTTTAATATTTGAATTAGTTTTTTGTATCGCTGCTTCTTTTGCACTTTGTACTCTAAAAAGCCTTATCCTTGGAGCCAGATAAGAAATCTCCTCTTCATCTAGATCCATAAACTCTTGCATACCAGAGCCTACAAAAGTTGTTCCTATTGTTTCCTCCACAATGTCTGGACGAGTTCCCAAGGAAAAATGGTGCTTGTTTTCACAAGCATATAAGTTTAAATTTGCTTGTATTTTTTGGCGAGTTATATCATTCTCCGTTAATGATATAACATTACCAGCCAAGAGGCATTGTTCTGCTCTGTGAATTCTGGAAGAAAGTTTATTTTTATTGATTTTTTTATCGTCTGCCATTTTTAAAACCCATACTGTTCAATTAAAAAGTCAATTTCAACTGGAACTAATATTTTGTCACCTGCTTTGAAATGAAATTCAGTTGGTTTATTGTTGAAGAGTGGGATGATCCACCAATAGTCAACATCTCCATAATAAAGATCTGCCAATTTATAAAACTTGTCCCCTCTTTTCCATTCGTGCTCATAATAAGAAAGAAGACTTTCAACACTTTCTGGAATGGGATTGAAGCGTAGATTTGAAGAGAATTCAATTGCTTCCATATTTCTTCTTTCGCTGACTTGTTTAAACATATCAAACTTTGTTACAAGAAAGTTTCCTCTTCCTAACTCTTTGTTCCTTGGCATTAGTTTTTCAACCTCTTGATATCTCTTTGGGCTCCGTATGGGAAATGTTGGAACCTTCTACTTTTATTTTTAAACTTCCTGTTTACTTTCTTACCTTTTGTTTCAACTGAATACCTATCAGATTCTCCAAGATCGTGATTGTGAATTACTGTATAAGTGGTTGCCAGTGAAATTTTTGTTGGCAAAACAGCAACACCACAATTTATAGAGCGAATAAGAGAACCTTCATCGTGAATGTGATTATCAACAGTCAAAGAGCCCGGAGCAACAATGATACCGTGTGTTTTTGCTGTTCCGTGAGTGTATCCAAACTTTATAAGATTGGATTTTCGTACAGATTCTGCACCAAGATACGATTCTGCACCAAGATACAAGCTTGATAGTAATTTTTGTTTAATATCTTCAAACGGAGTACTTCCGCCTGCCTCTCTAGATGGGCCAACTCCAACAGAGTTTAGATCGCGCTTGGTGTCCAACTCTTCTTCCACCTTTTGGAAAGAAGATCTGGAAGAATCTGCAATAAGGTTGATAAACTTCATTTTCAAAAGCGGAGGTGCGCCAACAACTGAAACAGAGTAACTTGATTTCCCACTTCCGTATACATACTCATTGTAGCGAGGATACATCATTTGAATGTATTTTTGAACTCTTTGAAGGTTTGTGTATGCCTCTGCTTCTGTTTCTGCTACAACATCCCATCCTAAAGAGATTGTTCTTTTAGTTCCTTTGTAGATTGTAATTGGATCTAATCGTCCATACACATCAACAGGATCAAAAGAAGTGTCATAAGTTTCATTATAGTTTGTTATATAAGCTTTAAACTTGATTGATTTGTTTGTTGGAATATGATAAAACTCTAAGTATATACCATTATTAGAGAAGACATCTGTTCCACCTGTTCTTAACCCATCTTTAAATTCTTTTGCCACTTCTCTACTCCTTTATCGACCATACCCCTTGATTGCATTGATCGCTTTTGTGTTTTTAGCAACTTCCTTAACAAATTTTTCAAGTTTCTTTTCCATATCACGCCGACTTTTAGGAATATTGTCAAAATCAACTGTGAATGTGTAATCTAAATCGCCTTCTATTTTGATCTTGTTTAAGTTAATTTTTAATGTATCAGCACCTCTAGTGTTGATTTCTTTGACAAGTTTCGCAATATTGGCTAATTTTTTTATACTCTTTTCAGCGCTTACACCTTCAAGTGATTTGAGCCCCTCACCTAGGGATGAAATTCCTCCTCCAAGTGCATACAACGCACCACTCAAGGCCCAAAAAGCGGCTACTACTACTGCAAAGGCAATGGCCCCCATCCCTAGAGATCCCGTGGTCAAGAATTTCCCCAATAAAAATATAGTACCCGTAATCACGGTCAGTCCAGCGGCTGCTTTGCCCATTGCCTCCCATGAAATAGTTTCCAATGATTTTAGTCCTTCACTAAGTTTTTTAAAGCCAGTGCCCAAAGCAGGCATGATTGTAGTGCCTAAGAAGTACAAAGCAGCGCCAGCAACTACCAACCCTAATACAACAATCCCTAGAGATTTTAAAAGCCCTACACCACCTGCGGCTGCTGCTGCTCCACCACCTACGCCCCCAAAGATCCCCATAAGGCCAACTACCTTACTAATACCCATCAAAGCTAATTTGATGGCCACCAAGGAAATAACCAGTATCCCTAAGCTAGCAGCGAAAGCACGACCTGATTGATCTGCTTTTTTAAACTTTTCCATGAACTCTGCTAGGTATTTAGCCGTCTTTGAAAGAAAATCAATAACCGGTTTGAAGGCAAATGCCAAGTTTTGCATTGCCATTTGGAACTGTTCTGAAACTTTTTGCGTTGCTCTTATTCTCTCTTTCATTTGTTCGGCTGAAAGGCCAAACTTTTCACCTTGCTTTGTTAACCTTTCCAATTCTTCTGCTTCTTTTTCCTGCTCTGTTCTCAAAAGCTTTTGTGCGTCTGTAACAGAAGAAACCCCTAACGCCTGTGCCATAAACTTCTTTTCAAAACGAGAAAGATCTTGGAATCTCTTACCTGAAAGGGCCATACCTTGACGGATAATATCAACTCTCTCGGACTCCGATGCTTTTAAAAGCTCCAGAGAATTGAAATAGTTCCCACCTAAAGCAGCATTCAACTTTCCAACGGCAGAGGCAGCACCTTCAAATGTATCAAATTGCTCTGAAAATGCTCTTAATTTTGACAATTCCAAGCCTGTCTTCTTTGATTGGATTGCCAACTCTTTGAAAACTTGAATTGCTTTTCCTTTTGTATGAGCAGCCAAAGATTCCATTGCTGGTCCGAAGTCGGCATCCATCATTTTTTTGAACTTAGGCCCCAACGCAGAACCCAGCCCAAGCAATTCTTTTTGGGTTTCCATTGCCTGATCTTGGGTCATACCCAAACCTTGAACTCCCATCTCCAAGTTTTTCAAAAAGTTGTCCATACCGAGCCGGCCCATTTGACCAGCTAATAGACCAATTTCTTTTCTTGTGCTAGCATTCAAGGAGCCAAAAGAAGTAAGTTCGGCAGCAGCATCATTGAATGATTTTCCAAATTCTTCCATTGTTACGCCATACAAAGATGCTTGGTTCATTCCATCTGCTAATTCTTGATTATACCTAGACAAACCACCAGTTAATTTTGCAAGGGCTGCTCTTTGTTCGTCGTAAGTCTTTGTTGCTGCAATACTTAGGTTGATAAGATAGTTTAAAGCTTTCCCCAATGCCGCATATGGGTTTTTAAGTGTTTTCATTACACTTTCTAACTTTGTGTAGACATCTATCTGTTTTAAAGTTGTTTTAAAGTTTCTTTCTTTTGATTCTTGTAAAGCTTCTTCTGACTTTTTAAGTTTTTCGTTGGCTTCTTCTAACTCTTCTTCAAGTTCAACAATCTCTCTAAGTATTTCTGCTTTTTCTTTGGCATCATCCTTCATGTCCGCTTGCAGCTTACGATCTTGTATATCATTTTCTATTCTTTGAGTTTCAATTTTTAATAGTTTGTTCTGCACTTCTACGGTTTGTTTACTTTGGTTGAGCCTTTCCTCCCTAACTTTCAAAAGTTCTCTTTCTGATGCGATCACTCTTTGTAGATCTGCTTGAATTTTTGTAAAATCTTGATCTGCCATTTGACAAAGTTCCTTAAATTAGTCATTTCTATAGACCACACAATAAATAGATGGGAAGTAAGATTATTTAGATTTGTAGGCTTTTTCGATCTGTTCGTTCTGACGTTCGATCTCTTCATTCAATCTTTGAAGAAACCATCTTCTGAGGGTGATAGGTAGGTTGTAAAGTTCAAAAAGAGACCATCCACCGTGGTACTTCAAGAGAAACATCTCTTCGTATACGTGCTGGATGTATTCATCACTTAGGCCAAAAAAAGTCAACAGTGAGAGGCACCTCAATGACCTCTAAGTGTTCGCATTCCCTGCATTCAAATTCTGTGGCCATTTGAACATCTGGTGCTAATTTATCATAAACCTTTCTCAAGAACCTTGCATCCGATGCTGGCATATGATCAACAAAGAACTCAATCTTTTTCTTGTCTTCGTCACCGTTGAGGGCAACGATTGTTTCTTTTAACTGATCTGTTAGAGTTGTGTTTTTCTTTTTCTTCGAATTAAAGTCAAAGTTTTTCAAGATCTTCTTTTCTTCTTTACCTGTCAAAAGCTTTACTTCACAAGTGTACTTAACCAAAGGAAGCTGAACAAGAAAAGTGCCTCTTTCTGTTTTTTGAGCCTCTTCCAACTCTTCGCTTTCTTTTGTTTGAAGACATTCTTCAATGTCATATTCTTTCTTTTCTTTTGCACCGCAACTAGGGCATGTAATTTCAACTTCATAGTCTGAGCCGTACCCTGCAACTCTGGCATTCAAAAGAATAGCATTCTTGTCTCCAACAAGAAGATCATCAACCCTTAATCTTTTATCAACCAAAAGGGATTGAATCAAGCGATCCAAAACCACTTTCTTTTTGATCAAATCAGGGTTTGTCAAAAGGTCTTCATCTTTAGCTGTCATCATTCTGATTTCAACTGCGTCTAAGCCATGGAGAGGGTGCCCTTCCAAATAAAACTCTCCCTTTGAAGGGAGTTCAACAAACATTGTAGGAAGGACAAAGGAAAATTGATTTTCTGCAAAGGCAGGAGCCGGCGCTTCGCTAGTAGGATGAGCGCCAAGCCGTTCTGAATTGTTTCTTAAAGACATTAATCACCTCATAAGTCTATTTTATTTTAAACGTCCGGGAGACGGTCGCCACTCAAAGTTCTTGCGCGACCTGCTTGCCGGTCTGCATCCGAAGTGAGACCGCCGTAAGATTGGTCAAGAACACCCCTAAGTCCCGGCTGAATTTCTGCCCAGTCGTAGCGAATGTCGATATTGGGCATAACAAAATCTTCTGCATCGTAGGAGAATTCACCACCAAAGTTAACTTTTGTGATAAAAGGATTGTGGAATGTGTAAGTTTCCAAAACGCGATTCTCTGCGTCCAGTTGGAAAACCTCCAAGTTACTCATAGCAACTACTGCTTTCCCCTTAGTAAGACCAACGGTAGCATCGGGCAGACTTTTTGGGTAAATATAGCCCGCAGCATAAATTGCGTTCTGAAGGAACAAGGCAGCGTTTTGAACATCTCCATCGTCTGCATAGTCTTTTGCAATATCCATAAACTCAATGTTAACAATATTCCACTGTTGGGTTCCAACGGGAAAATGAAACTCATGACCCAAGATCTTGTGCTGTTTGTCCGGCATTGTAAGTTCGGGTCGGGTAATTTTCCTCAACAGGTAAGGATAAAGAACCCTACCGTTTCCAACCTCTGCGACAAACTTGAATTGCCGCTTCGGTTGGATTGTGCTTTGGTGCCAAAATCTATTCTTTGTTCTAGCCATTTATTCATATTCTCCTACTTTTATTATTAACTAGTTCTTTTATATTATTCTGGAAACTCTGCACCAGTGTTTGTGATAATGAAGTCCAGAGCAATAAACTCAATCGCTCTTGCTGGTTTAATGAAAAGCTTTGCATAAAGAATGTTTTGGTCAACAAGGTCAGGTGTGGTGGTTGTGTTGTCCAAGACAAATCTGTAATCTACCAGACCCAATCCATCTTTCACTCCTTCCAGAACTTCGTTTGCTCTTCTAGAGAAGTCAGACCACGTTGCTTGAACGTTTTGCTCGAAAAGAACAGTTTTTGCAATTGCCGAAATTCTTCGCTTCAGGAAGATAAGCAGTCGTCGAACATTAATCCTATCCAATGCCGACCTTTCCAGTTGAAGGGTTTTCTGTCCGAAGACCACGATACCTTCTGCGGGGAAGTTAGCAATGGGGTTAATTCCGTTATCGTAAAGGTCATCTCTCTCAGAAGAAGTCAATCTATCTTTCACGTTGACAACGGTCACACCAGCCAGACCGGAGGAAAGACCACCTCGGTTGAACCCTGCCGGAGCAAACCAAACATCAGAAGTTTGTTTAACTCGCCCAAACACGCCAAGCATCGCAACGGAGGGGGGAACAGTAACAGTTGCGTCATTTCTTGCATCAACAATATCAACCCAAGGATAGAACGTGCAAGCATAAGAGTGATTGACCTGTGCCAAGTCGCCCCGTCTGTGGTTGATTGCACCAGAAACAGTTCCTCTTTTCGCGTTTGTTCCAACCTCGGAAGGTTTGAGAACTTCAAGCGGTCGATATTGAGAATCCAAATCAAGAACTGCAAGCATATCGCCTCTTTCACGAGCATAATCAGCCAGTTGAACGTTCAAGTTGGGTTCCATCAGGCCGGGAACTGCTGCAACATCTGCGTCCAAGAACTCAGGATCTTTGAACATTTTGATAGCCGTGAGGACGGAGTACCAAGCATAGTTTGTTCGGCCATCATTTGCAGCGCCACCGTCCAATTCATCGATGGAGAAAGGATCTTTTTGTTTGATGTCCAGACCATCAAAACCACCGTGGAGAGGCATCGTAAACTTATTATAACCAGCGTCCAAAACAATCTTCCAACCTTCGGAAGTGTTGCTGTAAAGGCGCGTCCAAGAGGCTGCTGCAACGTTGGCTCCCTGCGGCTTGTAGTAAATACCAGTAGCAGAAATAGAAGAGCCGCCTGTGCGGTTTGTATTAGCGTACACAGCATCATCTTGCCACCCTTTTGCAGAAGAAGAAGCTTGTCGAACGTCATCCAAAGAGAATGCGAAAGTGTGAACAGTTCCAGTACCTTTTTCCCAAGGATCAATTCCGGCTCCAGTTTTGCCTTCCAGTGGATAAGTAAGGTCCAAATAAGCTCTGGAGTAGTAACGACCGGTATCTTCGCGTGTCGTTCGAACACCAAAGTAAGCCCCTCTCGCCAATCCGCGAGTAGCGTTAGAGGCAGTAACACGAAGAAGATAATCAGGCCACTCTAGGGAACCAGTAAACGCTTGGTTTTCGCCGGCGTTGTTTGACACAATGCAATCTACATCTCCAGTCGCGTTAATGTCATACGCCACTGAAGAGGAAGCGTAAGAACCGGACCAGTTAAGATATCCGGTCGCAGGATCAAGAGCGCCAGAACAAATTTGAAACTTCTGTCGTCGAGCCGGCCCCAAGAAGCCAAACGGAACCAGTTCAGGATTTGCGTTACCTGCCTTTACGGCTGGGTGCATTTCAACTCGAATATAGCGAGACCGGTTTGGAAATTCACCAACAACATCAAATTTATCAGTTGTCTGATCCAGCTTAAGATATTGATCTCCAATTCTTCTAGCAACATAATCAGAAGAACGAGGATTGAGATTGAGGTTATCAAATGCTTCCAAGATTTCTGGAGCATCATCACGATCAGAAACCCCGCGAACCTGAACACTAAAAGTAGGATAAGGATCTGCTGCGGAATCCACTTTAGTATATCGAATATTTGAGATAGAAACTTTAAGGTTTTTCGAAGCCCAGCTTCCCTCGGTCAGGCCAACAAGTCTGAACAATCTCTGGGGAGGGTTATCAATCGGGTCAAAAGAGCCGGCTGCTCCCAAGTCTTGCGAGAATACATATCCAGTCTTTGCAGCTTGTGCGGGATAACGATAATCAGCTTTGTTGTTTTCGGTTTCTTTATCCAGCGCTGTGATGAAAGCAAGAGTGTCTGAATTAGAATCTGCATCAGCCAATTTCTTGATGTTGTCTTCAAAGGTCTCACCAACCCAGAAAAGCTCTCTTTTATCATTCAAAGCAGAGTTACAAGCAACTGGGCTTGTGTTCATTGCTTTACGGATAAAGTTTGCCTTATCCGGGTTCAAAGAGATTTTATATTGTTTTTTCTGAACTTCATCATATCCAGCAGCGATAGAAGATGTAAAATACAAATCAATGTCTGCTGTGCTCATTTTGCCCGTAAACTTACCCAAAAAGTGAGTTGCAGCATCTGAACCTTGTCCGACAGCCAATCCGGCCTTTTCATCAATGTAGAAAACAGCAGCAAGAGAGCCTGTTCCGTGCTCACCGCTAGAAGCTGAAGGTAACAGCCAAAGGCCATAAGCACCGCCGTTGGCTGCTAAGTCAGAATCAGGTGTAATATCAGTTGTTTTCCAACCAGCATAGCCGGCCTCTGATGCTTGTGGGTGTTGGTATCCGCCCAATCGGATAAAAGTAACAGGAGCAGCGTTTCTCAAGTAAGCAACAGCAGCGTGTGCTCCATAGTGGGGGGAAGTTGTGTTTTCATCTCGCCATCCGTCCCCTGCTGAAACTCCTCCAGCAGCAGGAACGCCAAAAACTCGAATAAACTCATCAACAGAACTAACAACAACCGGTTTCATCAGAGGCCCTTGCTGGGAACGCCCAACAATAACAGGACCAACATTGGAAAGGATTGGCTCGTCAATGAAGCTTTGATCGATCTCTTCAATTCGAATTCCGGGGGATCTAAATCTAAAATTCTTAGCGGACATTCAATAATCTCCTATACATCAAATATCATTTTTCTTATAATAAATAGGTTGATCAGGCTCAAAAAGAATTATTCTCCAAAGTTTCTATAATCTTTTACAGGATCAGTTCGATCATTCTTTTCACCTAAACTAGATTTCTCTCTCATAAACCTAACTTGAACTGGGTTTTCTCTTTCAACCAAGAAAGGCTTCGATTGGTTGTCGCCTTCGCCAACAAGGTAAGCAAAGACATTTATATTTACTTTTGCTTCGTATGTTCTTTCTTCCGAGCCCATATTCTCAACATTGTTTGCAATTCCAAAGTCATCTTGGATAAAAGCTTCATAAAAGTGCCCATTCCTAGAAAGAGGGAAATAGTTAATTCCACCAACATTGGAAATAAATGGATTAATCATTTGGTTCATTTGCTGTTGGAACTGAGCTTTAATGCTAATCTGATAATTTGCTTCAATGTAAACCGGGAGCGGAATAGAAATTGTTTTAAAAACATCTTTTTCTTCTCTTTTCTTTGGAAGAACAAAGTTGATTTGTCTTATTCCGGGGTCTTTAAAAGCGTCAGCGTTTGCAAAGTTTGCTGTTTTGTTTTGATTTAGTTTCTTTGTGATCTTTACTGCTCCGCCTCTATAGTCGTTGATCTCCGGCATTGGAGCAAAAAAGACACCGCGTTTATTCCTAGGTTTTGTAACGCTTGTTCTAGCAATTGTCATGATAGGGTAGATCAATCCACCTTCGGAATCGCGCAATTCTTTGTCGTTCTTGGATTGAAAAGATCTTTCAGCGGAAGTCCAAATAACTGGAACTTTTTCAAAGCCTTTGTTTGTTTCTATGGAAATATTAAGGTGCTCATCAACCCACTCAAAAACAGAGAAGTCAATGTTTTCCAAGTTTGAAGGCTGAAGATAAACAACTTCTCCATTTTCTAGTTTTTCATCTCTTTTTTTATTGTGCATTGAAAGTTCCTTCTCTTGCTCGGATACATTCTGCCATTATCTCAAAAGACTTGTCTCCTCGTCCAAACAGCCACTTGGGTTCTGTTAAGGTGACAATTTCATAAAAAAGATCTGCATAAAGAACAAAATCCCCTTCCCTAACAAAAAGATTTTGATCTTCTGTTAATCTTCTTTTGTGAAAGTTGATTGAGATCTTCTGCAAGCGATCAATTCCGTATCCTGTGTTGTTTGTTGCCTGTGAGTCCCACTTAACCATTGCGTGAACCCTGACAGGAGGGAGAAAGGTTTTTTCCATAGACTCTCCATAAAGAGGATGGAAGTTTGTCAACTCCAAATCAATAGGATAATAAAGGATAGTTTGCCCAATAACACGCTCGATCAGTTCATCGTTAACTTGCTTGACCAGATCTCTTTCCTTCTGGTTCAAGAACATTGGAGGAGGCGGAGCGTCTGGCTGTGACCATTTGTTATTTGTTGACATTTGTTACTTCCTTATCCCATCAAAATGTAATTTGGAGCAGACGTGAAAACCTTTTGCGCATTCTCTGTCATTTGAGCATCTGATTCAATTAATTTTGGATAAGTCATCTCATCCAAAATTGTTTTTAATTCTTCTCTTAATTTATCTTGCTCTTCTTTGCCTTGTGAAAGCAATTCAGAATGGTTAAGAGTAACAGATTCACCCGGAATTGGAAGAGTGCTGAATTTTCCTCGGATCTGTCCCAACATTTCTTTTGAAAGAGCCAAAGCAAACCTTCTGATCCACTGCTTTCCGATCGAGTTGATGCTTTCAAATGGAATGTTCGCAAAAGGAAGGGTGTTCATATTGTTGACACCATCAACACCAGAGGGGCGATCAGCATCGTCTTCCCAAGGATTTGAATCCACTGTAAACTCAAACCACATCTTTTTATTGTTCAAAAGAGAAGGTGGAATTGGGAAAATCCTAATCTTGTTGTTTCTAATCTCATAAGAATATTGAGACGTTCTGGTTCTAATTGCATCTTCATACTCGGCTGCTTGAGCTTTGTTTTGCCAAACTGGTACCAATTGGAAAGTAGAATCGTCTGCAAACTGCCCATAGGTGCTCAAGTTACCAGTTGCGCCCAAGCCGCCATAATACCCATAAAACCGCCAGATCGCTCTAGGAGAAAGATAATAAACTCTTCTGATCATGATTCTTTTGTTTTCATAATCAATTGTCGCCGGCAGTGAACCGGATGCAACAGAAGAAGAGATTGCGGAAATCAGATCATAATCCTGTACATCATCTTGCAAAGTAAAAGAAGAGGAATAAAAGTTTTGAGTGCCACCAACAGTTGCTTCTGTGGCTGCTGCATCTCCAAACCTTCTAGCATAACCATAAGAGAATTTTGTGTACTTTAAAGCCACGTTTCCGCCGCTTAAAGACGAAGAAAGGGTTCCTGCCTTGTATTCCCCCAAATGATCAAAAGAAGCCGTTGTAGCCCCCAAAGAATCGCCCAGAGAGTTCTTTGCTTGGTGGATGTTGACAAGGTAAGAATATTCTAAAGTTGCTTCTTCATAAGCAGTATAGATTTGTTTTTCTGATAATTCAATTTCAAGAAGATCACCACCCAACTTACGGTAAGTGTAGTTAACCTGATCTGCCGCTCCGGAAAGAAAGTCATTGGAATTAAGATAGACCCCAAAAGGAACTGATGTGCTTGTTACATTTGCAACAGACCCAGTTTCAGGTAAGATATTTTTGCTTGTTTGACTGACAGGTGTTAATGTGGGGATAGCCATTCATTAGATCTCCCGATTTATAAGGTTTTCTAATAAATAGTTGAAGACAAAAGAAAACCCCCAACCTGAAAGGAAGGGGGTTTCAATAAAAGGAGGGTTGTAATTTTAACCTAAATTAAAATTATGCTCCGCTTTCGCCGTTAAGTCCGCGACAAACAACCAGACCGTACATATCGGGTCGGACCATTTTCTTGGCGTAACGGGTCATGACACCCTTTCGGGGCACGAAGTCTTCGACACCAAAGATGGTCGGGGTCACTTGCAGGGGCACATAAGGTGCGTACACATAACCGCTTTCAAGGAAGCTGGAACCTTTACGACCAACAAGAATCACGTTCTTGAGGAAGTAGGGGTCAACGTAAACGTCAAACTTCTTGGAAAGGTTGCCAGTCTTGACAGCACCAATGTCGCCTTTGGCAACATCAGCAGTGACAGAAGCACGGAAACCAGAGGTAAACTCAAGAATGTTTGCAACCTGCGGCGAACAAACAATGAAGTTTGCACCACCACGGAGAGTTTTGGTGTGGATTTCTGCGGACACATCGTTGATGGTCTCGACAAGAGTCTCATACCACTCGGAAACAGTACCGGTGAAGTCCGGAGCAGCAGTGTTTGCACCAACTTCTGCGCCAGTGGTTCGGTCCACAAAAAGACCGGGTGAACGCGACCAGTAACGGGTAGCAGCAGTAGCGCCGTTCACGAGGTCATTCAGAAGTTCACGGTCAATTTCAAGAGCAATCTGCTCGGAAAGGATCGAGGTAAGTTCAACTTCTGCATCCAAGTTGTGGTATGCGTTGAGGTCTTGACCAAGTTCCGGAGACCATTTTGCTTTGAGCTTTTTGGTTTGCGCGGTGACAGCAACCGAATCAACTTTAATATCGATTTCGGGGATCAAGTCGCGAGCCCTGCCATCAAAAGTACCAGCAGCAGAACCAGCACCTTCAAGGCCCCAAGGATCTCCACCGACAACGGAACCAATCGCGCCGCCGATATCAAAGTCGTCTTTAACCGGAGCAACCAGATTACCTTGTTTTTCAACGCCGGTTTTAATTGCCAAGTTAGCACCCCAACCAAGCTCGGACACAAAGTAAAGCTTAAGCAGAGTCGAAGTCTGCTGGGTCAGGCGACGAATTTGCTTGGTGTTGCCGGAAGCGATGTCAACAATTGCATCAACACCACCAGATACAAATTCTGCCAACTGGTCGCCAGTCATAGTAAACGCCGGCAAGTTATCATAGTCAAGCAGATCATCAGTAGTTTCGCCGAATACTTCCAGATCGGCGCGAGTAAGAGCAATCTCCCACAGGTTGAGAGAGGTCGAGCCGGAGAGGTCCGGGTCAAAGCGAATTTTCTTTGCTTCTGCATCGGTGATGGCGTCCAGATCAATGTAGTCAATAGCAGAGACTGCACTGGAGGTAACCCGACAAGAAGCGGTAGGGGAAGCATAAGTTCCACCCATCAAGTAGGGGCCACCGTTATTGGTAGTGTAGGTACTATCAATGATGTTGACACCATCTCTGATGCCTTTTGCCACTTTGTCAGTACCATAAATGGAGCGACCTGCGGTTTCACCAAGTCGTGAGTTGGTGTAGGTAAAGTCCATGAAGAAGATCAGGCCAGAGGGGAGGCTCATGGGCTGAACTGAAACGATATCGTTAGCAACGAGACCGCCAAAGACACGACGAACAATCGGGAAAGCAACAGCAGAGAAGCCTTCCACATCACCAGCAGCCATCGAGGATGCTTCTTTCAAGAGTTGTTTTGCTTGGTTTTCAAGCAGACGAGACATCGACTGACGCTGATAGTCAGAAGTGAGACCTTCGAGAAGACCAGTTCTTTCCCACTTGGAAAGAAGTGCTTTGCCTTCTTGTGCAAGGTCACGCTCAACAATGCCTTCTGTCAAAGTTTTCAATACAGACATTTGTTTTCTCCTTAATTAATAATTTTAGTTTTTAATTCCTGCCAATCTCTTCCAACGGCTAGAGATTGCTTCTTCAATGGTCTCCTTGTTTTCTTTTCTTCGAGGAGCCACTGTCAACAGACTTCGTTTTTCGACTGCTTCGCTCAATGATTTTGGAGCAACTCTGTTGCTTCCCATTGAACTTTGTGATAATGTCTCAAAAATTATCTTGGCCTGTTCTTCATTCTTGGCGCTTGACAAACTTTCGGCAATCTTTTGTTTTTGCCGCTCATTAAGGGAGTCGTTCATCAGGGCCTTGTTGGTATACATCAATTTTGTGTTGTCTAATTTAACTTTTTCAAAACTTTCTTTCAGTTTCTTAAAGTAATTCTCATATTTTTTGTTTTTGGCTTCAAGATCTTCAATGATCTCAACTGCTTCTTGCATAATGCCTTGTTGTTTTTCGATCTTGTCTTCATATTTTTCTTTGATTCTTTCAAGATCCATTGCCAATTCCATTTCAGAGTCGGTGAAAGCACCAACATGTCCTGTGGGTTGGGTTTTGTAATCCAAATAGAAGCCTTCTTCCAAGAAAAGTTCATCATCCAATTCAATTTCTTCTTCAAGCTTGTCTTTACACTTCTCACATTTACAATCCGAAGGGCATTTAGCTTCTTCAAGCTTTTCTTCTTCGTCTTCCATATAAACCGGCTCATCTTCATCTTTTTTGTGAGGGCCGCCGCAGCTTGCTTCTTCCAGAACTTCCGGCTCTGCAATCAGAAAAGACTTTCTCTCTGCCAGAACACCTTCAAACCTTTTGTTGATCTCTTCTTCCAATTGCTGAAGATCGATAGAGACCATTTGAGGCTCGACATCAGAAGTTCTGTGTGCGAACGGAATTTCCTCTTCCAATGCAGGTTCCAGATCACCATTGCCAACTTCTTCGCCAAGAGGTTCTTCTTGTTCTAGAAGTTGATCCAAAGTAGAACGAACTTCATCAGAATACTTTTCAATGATTGCTCTTTCAGCGTTTTGAATTGCAACTTCTTTTAATGCCTTTGCATCTACGATTGCTTGCTCTAACAAAGAAGACATGTTTTATACTCCTAGTAAACTTAAATTTTATAAATAAATAGTTGTTATTTCTAATAAATACTTTATTTTGATCAAGAAGAGCCTGTTAAGACAGTCCATGCTGCCGTTGACATTGTTGCTTGTGCCTCTTCTTGTGTTAAAACTGATGCTGAAAGGTCTACAACCCACTGAGGATCTGAGCCTTCCCACTCTACAACAGCTAAAATTTCATCCAACGACTTTCTCACGTTGCCCAAATAAGAGAAATCATAAGAAGATAAATCTGAAGATGAAATAATTGCATACTTTGACATTTTTATTCCTCTAGTGCGGTATTGTTATCAATAACTTCACCTGAGTTATAGAGAGTTGTTACCTGATCTGCTGTTAAAACCTGCCCCCAAAGCGCAAGCTCATCAACAAAGAAATCTTGGTTCGCTGTTGAGGTATCGTTTCTAGCTATTTCAAACTTAGCACTGGTCGGTATCAAAGGATCGCCAGATGCTGGGTTTCCTGAGCGAAGCAGACTGCCATTTCCATATTGCGTGTGTGTGTCTGTTGTTGGATCATAAGTCCAGACAACGTGGAACCAAGATGTTGCAGCGCTCCAACCAGAGCCATATGAAAAATCAATACCACCGTAACTAACACTAATGCTGCTAAATCCGCCAGTCCCTCTGTGCATACCCTGCACTCCCCAGCCATACGTTGTACTGTTGTGACCATATAAAGTACCTTGTGCAACGTTTTTATAATTAGCGTTCCCATTACCGCTGTCATATATATTCCAGAATGGTACGCCTGTGTTGCCATACTGAGTTGGGGAAAGGTTGATCCAAGCTGAGACCGAGTAGCCTCCATCTATGGCGGAACCAATTGTAGCATTGTCAGAGGTAGAGCCGTAATCGTTAACACCGTCGATAACAAGAGAATAAGACCCACCCCCCGTAGGGACAGAGCCAGTAAAAGCCGGGGAGCCGTTTAAGGTAAAATCAAAAGAATTACCAGCATTGGAAGTATCTGAGCCGTCTTGACTTTCAAATTTGTAATAAACAACTGGAAGGATATAGCTAGCTCCTCCACCACTAGCTCTACCATATATTCCCATTGGCATAGTAAACATGATATCTTACCTTATGCGCTCGAAGAGAAGTTATTAACAGCGGAGCAAAGAAGTGCGCCACCATCAACATCCCCTGTGTAAATGCAAGAAACAACGTCAACAGCGTTTGCGGCTTCTGTCAGAGTAGGGAGCGTACCTCCCGGAAACAAATACTTAGAGCCGAACGTTAAGGCTCTAGAGCCGGTTGCATCTTGTTTGAAAATAAAGTTGTATACTCCGCCATCTTGACCGTTCGTTGGGTTTGACATTGTTACGTTGGTGGCGTTAACAAAGAAAATTTGACTTGTTCCGTTGTTCAAGTTAACAGAAACTGTGCCGGCGCTTTCAATTGTTGTTCCATACATCACTGCGTATGCTTGGCCGGATTCAACAGAAAGGTTGCCCTGCACAGAGGTTGTTCCCAAGTTTGTTGTGCCCAAAGTGGTAGTCCCATCAACACCCAGAGCACCGGTGATCTGCGTTCCAGAAGAAGCACTCAACTGTACCAAGCCAGAGTCCGAATGTAGAGCAACGGAATTTGAACCAGAAAGGCCAACTTCTTGGGCAGAGATCTCTCCAATAGTGGAACCGTTAAGATAAGCAGACGTGGAAGAGTTAATTTGAAATCCGTTTCCATCTACTTGAATATTATCACCACCTTCAACGCCAGAATAAAAATAAAGAGTTGCCGGGGTTTCAAGTTCCCCAACAGCGCCAGTTAAGGAAAGGTGTTTATTTTCCACAGCAACAGAAGATTCTGATACTTTAAAGTTTTGACTTCCTGATAAGGTGGTGCCAGTTGATACATGTTGAACTGCTCCCGCGCCACCAACACCGTCTACTTCTGCACCTTGTTTATAAGCCATTTTCTATATCCTTTTATTAATAAACAAACCAATTGGAGCCGTTTGTAACAAAGTTGATAGCAGCATAGTTTTTAGTGATTGTAAAAGTTGCTGCACCATCAATTGTTTCAGAGCCAGCAGCATCCACAACAATGTTATAATCTGCTGCACTTCCTTCGGTATCTTTGACGATAAGCACAAAACCGGTTCTAACGGTTGCAGCAGGGGGAAGATTGATTGTAACAGAAGCCTCGGCAGTGGTTGTTTTAACACCAATCACACGATCATTTGCATTGGCCGTTGTGCTTTCTGTAATTTCTCTAAAATTAAAGTTCATGTTTTCAACCTCAAATAAAAAATCTTTTGGGTTTTCTCTTTCTGAAACAATATAAGCATTGTTTCTTTGGTGCAACCCTGCTGCTCCAAATGGCCCAATCGAAAAAGGAACTTGATCGATCGTCTTATCTCTTTGGCTGGAAAGTTCTGCCAAAGTTTGAATAACAAAAGAAGAATCAGTATACCTTCTAGCCATTTTGATTTATCCAATTCCCGCAGAGCCAGACCAGTTTGAACCAGACGGGCTAATGTTTGTAACTCTTTCAACAGGAATTGAAGTTAAAGCAGCATAAACAGAGAAGTCAGCAGTATGTGAGCCGTCTGACATAAGGTGGATTTCTGTGCATTTAATGTCAAGCTCCAAATAGCCGTTCCCATCTTTCTCTGCGTGGACCACAAAGTAATTTGAAACTTCATCACGAACACCTCTAGCAGACATTGCAAGGCGCATATCTTCGTTTGCTGTTTGCTCATTGTTTGTCAATACGATCTTTTTCGTGACAAAGGGAAAGGTAATCTTCAAGGGTGTTACTGCGGAACCAGAAGCTGGAGCAGTTGAAGATGTTAAAAAAGGCTTCCCTGAGACCTGATAACTTCCAACATTGTGAAGTCCAACGTCATAATATTTCCAACTCATTTTGATTTATTCCTTTTTCTTGTTTTGAACTTTTCCAACTGCTTTGCAGCTTTCCGAGCGTCTCTTTCTCTTTGTCTTTGCGCTCTTTCGCGCTTTCTTCGCTTTCTTACAGAAGGTTTAAGATATTCTTTTCTTTCCCTTGCTTCTTCAACGATCCTTTCTTTCTTGCATTTCTTGATGAATCGCCTAACAAGGTTTTCTTCTGTTTCATTTTTTCTCTTAAAGATTTTTACGTTTGTAGCCATTTTATTCCCTTAAATTAGTTTTGACCAGTTTCCCATTCCCGGAAGCGCTGTGATATCCACACCCGCATCATTTGGATCTTGGTTGGCCAAGGGGGAACGGCTGCTTTCTTGAGCGGTCATTGGCTTTGTGTTTTCAAAAACATTCACACCATTGAACCTTTGACTTCCAATAGAGTCCAAAAGCTTTTTTCTTGCTTCTTGATTTTTTCTATTTTGCTGTTCCATTCTAATCTTTTGAGATTGGTTGGTTTTCTTTTCTTCAACAATAACTTGTGCTTTTGCCAACCCGATTGCTGTCTCTTGGATAATGGAAGCTAAAAGACCATCTTTTGTCAAAGACTCTTCAATAACTTCTTTAACAATAGGTCTAATAATGTTTTTTAATTTTTCAAGGTTGATTTTCATTTTATCCCTTTAAAATGTCATCTAAAAGTGAATTGATTTTTACATTTTTGTTTTCATGAAGCCTTTGCTTTTCTTCTTGGAAAAGGAAAGCACCAGAAGTAGAAGGTTCTTGTACAATGTCAAAGCAGATAAGCTGGAAGTCATCTTCTACTAATGTTCTACCGGCAGACTCAACAACAGAGCCCAATCCACGCGATGAGATCCCAATCTTAACACCTCCTTCAACCAAAGCGCGAAGAGTTTGACCAGAAGGTGTATTCAATACTTGCAATTTTCCATAAACATTATCACCATCCCACCAGCAGTCAGTAACTTTGTGGGAAACATTACGAAGGTTCACAACAGAAGAGTCTGGATGATCCAGTTCTCCAACTGCTCTTCCTTCTTCGATCAGCTTACGATAAGTGCTCATTTCTCTTTGTAAGATAGGTCGGGGATAAACTCTACCATTACCATTCAAATGCTCCGCTCTTTGGATCACTCCAGAAAGAAAAAGAGCACCGTTCTCCCTAACCATTCTTTTTTCCGATTCCGTTAATATATCTTCGCAAACCCCATTGGGGCATAATTCATAAAACTCTGTTAACAACTTCTTTGACATTATACAAGTCCTTTTACTTTTGAAAGCCGCCGCGAGCGGCGCGAGCTACTTACCTTTACAGCAGCGGCGAACTGGTTGCAATTTCCATTTTTCGATCCACATAGTTAGCTCCTTTCTACTCTTATTCCAGAGTCTCCAAAAAGATTGCACAAAACATATGCCGTGCCTGAATTCAAACAACCCAAACAAAAGCAATTTGTTATTGTGACATCAAAATTAAATAGTGATACAAAGGGATTTATTGTACACAAAAAAACCCCAACCCAAAAGCCGACACACATCGGACAATGAAAAAAATGATGCTTTGGACGAATGTTGTCAAAAATAAAACCATAAACCAAAATTTGTGTCATTCCAAAACCAACTAACAAAAAATAAAATAAATCCATCAATTATCCTTCTCAATACCTTCATAGACATAGGGCCTGTATCCGTAGCCATATCCATAATACTTATTAGGAGGAACTGAACCTTGCCTTTCTTTGTGTGGAACTTCACCAAGCTCTGTAGATTCTTCCGGTGTTGGATTGGTTAAATCTTCTTCATATTGATCTTCGAAGTTTTCAATAAAATTAATATACTTTTCGTTTTCTTTCAAATATTTGTGGATTAGAAAAATAACAACATCGAAAGAGTTTAAACTATCATCTTTTGGTTCTAACAATTTTGCACCCAAAGAGTTTGGAACATAACCTGCTTTGATAGAAGTATAGTCTGCTGCACCTTTTTTGCAAATATAATCCAAGAACTCATCCTGAATAGGGTATGCATCCGAGCCATGTTCTTGTTTTGCAACAGTGACAATCTTTTTGTTTTTAACATCTAGATGAATATCAAATTCAGGGTGACTATTGAACATTAGATCGCCACTTAAGGTTTTGACGCATTCAATCTCAATCTCTTTGTGATAACCCGGAGGTTGAATTTTAATCTTAAACATTCTTGAATTCTCTTATAAGTTGCTGGATTTTAAGAATTTTAAGGACCATCTTGTCGTCAATCTGTTCTGCTTCTTTGAGAGTTTGTTTTACTTTAGAAATCTTTTCTTTAACTTGTGGATTGATTTCTTTTACCTCCATCAAACGGAGATCGGTTTCAATCTTTTCCATCTCTTGTTCCAAGAAAAGAACAACTTCAGAATTGGAGCCATCTAGGGAGAAAAGGTACCTTTTGATCAGATCTTTCTGCTCTTCGAAAAGATCTTCTCCGTACTTCTCATTGAACTTTTTCATAAAAACATCAAAAACAAGGTTGTCTGTGACAACTTCTTTCTTTTCTTGAACTGGCTTCAACATTGTTTTGACAATTTCGTTCTCAAGAATAACTCTGTTTTTAACAGAAGTGTCTCTGTTGAAGATCTGTGAGATAGAAGCGATTGTTTTGTAATTGGGCAGAAAGTAATTGAAAATACCAGAACCCAACTCTTTGTTCATAAAGTTGATCAATCTTGTCTGCTCGTTGAAAAGTTCTTTTTCATCAATCTTGTAGTTTTTGTCTTTTGCTTCATGAAGAAGACGATGAGCATTATCCAAAGAACAATTAGTGGTATTATAAAGGGTCTTGTAAGTATCCAACTGCCTATTCAGATTGGTTCCTTTTTTGAAAAACTCCTTAAGACAATCTTTAATCTTCGCGGTCTTTTCTTTATCTTTGTTTAATACCGAGATTGTCATTTCTCTTACTAAACACTCATAAAGAAAAGCAGTGTTTCTTTTCTTATTATGTTTGAGCTTTTTAGTTTTCATCTTTCTTCTCCAGTTCTTTCAAGAGTCTGTCCACTTCTCTTGTATTGTTTATAACATCTGAATAATTAGATCCTTTTTCCTCATACATTCCCTTAGAAGATCTTAAAAATGAATTAAAGTCTGGGAAAACATTTTCTTTGGAACGGCTAGCGGAACGATCTGAATACTTTGCTTTGTAGCTTTTCTTCTTTGGGGCTAATGATTTTCTTTTGTCATGACCAACTGGTTTATACCATTTTCCTTTTGATTTGGAGGTTGTTGTCATTCCATCTTTTTCATATTTGTACTCTTCATCATCTCTTTTACCCGGAGTGGCTAGCAGCATAGGCTCTTCCCCTCCACTACCAGTGTCCCCACCGGTATCACCGCCTAAGTCTAGATCCGTGTCCCCACCGGTATCACCGCCTAAGTCTAGATCGCCAGCTAAATCACCAGCATCTGTTCCGGTAGCATCTCCGGCTAGGTCGTCTCCACCACCTCCAATTCCACCTCTTTCGTTCTCTGCAACTTCTGCGACTTTTTCCAACTCTGCGATAAACACGCGATCGTAGAATTGCTCTCTTTCGTTTCTTAACTGATCTGCTTCGGAAAGATTGAAGATGTTCTCACCAATCCAACGACGAGAGAAGTAAGTTTCAGTTGCAGACGCAGCAATATCAAACTTGGTTCGCCAGTATTCCAACTCCTGAAGCTCTGCAATTCTAGACGGGTTGCTCAAACGCAGCTTGAAAGAAACAAGATCTTTGTTTTTGTAACCCAAAGTGTGAAGATGGATGATCCCAATCTTTTCCAATTCGGAAATCACCGATCTTTGCAGCCTTTGGATAGTTCTTGCAAAGCGAATGTCCTTTTGTGCTAGAGCACCTTTTTCAACTTCTCCGCCAGCTTCTCCACCTGCAAGGTAGGACTCTGGAACTTTGAGTGCTGCAAATAATTTAGCACGAAGATACTTTACATCATCAATATCACCAGTGAACTGCCCACCTGCCAAAGAAGAAATATCAGAGCCAACTCCATTTCGAACAGGAAGGAAGTAATCTTCTTCAACTGAAAGAGGGTTGTAGCGAAGATCAACACGGCCAGTATCAGGATCGATAACCTGATTTCTTTTCATCTGGGTCATAACCCTTTGGACATACTGTTCCACTTCCTGCGGAGGAATGTTGCCAACTTCAATCTTAAAAATCCTTCTTTCCGGAGAGCGAACAATGCGATAAGCCATCATTGCGTCCTCGATAAGAGTTAATTGCCGCCAAATCCTTCTTGCCGGCTCTAGAACAGAAGTTCCATAAGGAGAATACTTGTCATTCCCCAAGATACGGAAATGAGCGACTTGCCAGTTCTCAAAAGTTAGACCACCAGAGTTCCACTGATATTGGATATAGTTTGGATTTGTTTTGTCCAAACCTTCCATTCTTTCAAGCTCGTGGGTCGGAAGACCAATGGCATTTGTAATTCCTTTTCCTTCTTCAATATCCAAGTAAAGAAAGAAATCTCCAAACTTACACATTGAGCGACACCATCCAAAAAGGTTGAACTCAACGTTAAGGATGTCCATGTAAAGCTCTTCAAGAATGTGCTTGATCTCTTGGTTTCTGGTGTCAATTGTCAAAAGATTGTTGATGAAGGTAGAGGTTGTCATTTCATCTGCATAAATGTCAATTGCTGATGCGATCTCTGGCATATACTCCATCTGCTCGAAGTCTGCGTACCTTTCTGCTCGCCCTTGAGACGCAACATAATTATAGGTTGTATTGGCAAATGGATCATGAATAGATTTTTTGAATTGCTTACCAGAAGCAGACGTGAAGTTATACTTGTCCATCTGTCTTCTTCGCTCTTTTCTGTATGTTTGAGAGCGATAGTTAACAATCGGACCAGAGAAAAGCCTAGTCAGCCTTTGGAAAAGACCAGAATTAGGGTTTCTGTTGCTTTTATCATTTTTCGGAGCAGCCATTTTTTATCCTTTGTATACCCAACTGAATTGTTCTTGTTGTTTCGCAGCTTGTCTTGCTTTTCTTTGCAGATCTGCGTTTCTATTGTAATCTCTTTGACCCGGAACTCTAACATCCAATCCAGATCTTGTTGACATAATTCCACCAATCAAGGCTCTTTTAAAGTCATCGTTCCTTCTTCCTTGGACAATGGCGGTGTCTCTAACCCAGCAAGCAATCGCCAAAGACATTGTAAGGTCATCATTGTAACCTTTCATTGCTTCTGGTCGGCCATTGTTCCAAACAAACGTTCTTAACTCTTGTATAAGGCGGTTTGATTTGATATTAAGTAGTTTATTTCTGATGAATTCTTCCAACTTTGCAATGATCAGGGGTCTGGTCTTGTGAGATGTTGAAAAGCCGGGAACAGACCCAGTTCTTGTCTCGGCAGCAAAAGAATCAATGTATTCACCCGAACCTTTGATGGAAAAGTAAAGATTTGGATACCCTGCTTCGATTAGCTTCTCTAAAACTGCGTATCCAATGTTGTTGTTTTCCACAACCAAAAGAGGATTTCCATATTCCCTAGCAACATCTTGCAGAAAAGTGGCAAAAAGGTCAATTGAAGGTTTTCCACAATATTCTGCTACGATATCCATCTCTTCAACGTCAACAACATGAAAAGCAGAATGGTCTCTTCCGTCACCCCTAGCAACGTCTGCTGAAATAAGATAGTTTTTGCCTTTTTCTGCTTCTTTCCAGATCCAATAGTTTCTGTCAAACCCTGATTTGTACTTTGGGATCTCCACTTTCTTCTCATAAAAAGTAAGATCGTCAGCGTGAACAACAGTTTCACCGGAAGCGTTGAATGAACAAAGGTATTCCTGTGCAATCTTTCTTTGCGGGAGGTTGTTTGTTTCTTTTTTAAACCAGTTATCGTCCCTTTCAGGGTGAACATCCCAAGGTAAAGTGGTCAAAAAGAAGTCATTTTCGCTGTTTTCTGCTCCAACGCACATCTTGTGAAACCAGTTCCCAACGCCCATTGGAGAAGAAAGTGCAATAACACGACCACCGGTTGAAATTGTGGGATAAAGACCAGCCCAAAGCTCGTCCATGTTCTCAATATGAGCAGCTTCATCAATAACCAAAAGAGAAAGAGCTTCCGAACGACCTGCATCAGCGGAAGTGGCAGATGCTTTGATTTGCGAACCGTTTGAAAGTTCAAAAGAAGTTCGGTTATCAATCTTGATTGATGCAATCCTCATCCAACTGGGGAGAGAGTTCATCATTTGTTTGACTTTTCTAACCAAGTTCCCGGCTGTTTGGAGCTTTGTTGCAATAACAAGAATGTTTTTGTTTTGAGAAAACAACATCATCCAAAGAATATAAGACGCACTCAAGGTGGAGATACCCAACTGCCTTGCTTTAAGGATGATATTGTAGCGATTGTTTTGAAATTCTTTTAAAAGTTCTGTTTGGAAAGGGTAAGTCTTGAAAGGGACTGCTCCACGAACTGGGTGGACAGTTTTTACATAGTTATTGATAAAATAAACCGGATCTCTACCTGATTTGAGGATTTCCGCTTTAATTTGTTTCTTTGGAATTCTTGCAGCATTTTTAGACATTTCAATCCTTAAAACGGAGTGTTGTTTTTACCCATAGCGATAAATCTTTTGGTTGCGTCTCTTACGAGATCTTCACCATCATCGTAGGGGTTAGGCTCTCCCTTGATATTGTTAATCTTGTAATGCTTGACACACTGAACAAAGTTTCTTTTTCTAGAAACCGACTGCATAAGAATGTCACATTCGCCTTCTTCGGTCAAACGAAGGGAGCGACCAGTGTGTTTTTTGTATTCTGTTTGAAGATATTTGACGATATTAGCATAAATCTCTTCTACTTCTCGCTCATAATCCACCCTGTGAAGATGTTTCAGATCAACATCGGCCTGATAAGTGATAACAAGTTTGTTTCCGTGAAAACGAACTTTAAAGCCATCCAGAAGTTGATGCTCCGTATGGGGAACTTCTTCATCTCGTTTCAAACCCACTTTAATTTTTTCACCAGTTCTAGGATCGTAAGCGCCGTGATAGGTATTTGCCAATACTTGGGAAATTCCTCTAACTACTGCTAACATTTCTGACATATTTAAATCTCCAATAAAACAATTTGTTTGTAATAAATAGTAATTAGAAGGTTAAAAGACTATTTTTTGTCTGGTCTCCAACCTTCCTTCCATCTTTGCTCTCTACCTTCAATCCACTGCACATAGCAATCAAAACAACAAGAAAACTTTGTGAAATAAACATCGTGCCTTGAACTAATCTTGTCTTGTTCACAAATAGGACACGCTCTTGCCACTTTTGAAAGATTTTGTTTTGCTTTTTTCTCTAAATCTCTCTTTTTTCTTTCTTTTTCTTTCAACTGTTCAAGATATTCTTTTTCTTTTTCTTGATCCCATCCTGCTTTTGGGTTTTGAATTGCCTCTGCACCCCACTTTTCGGAGATTGCTTTCTCCATTTTCACAACATAATTCTGATCTTTCATTAAACCTCCTGAAGTTTCTTTTGAATCAATGGCCACAATTTTTTGTAAAGATGTTTTAAATAAGGTTGCTTATCTTTCATTGTGTGCTGATGCATTATAGATTTTATAAATCTGGGATCTTTGCCTATCGCTCCAAGCTGTTGACTAGTCTTTAATATAGCTTTAAATAATTGTAATTGTTTTATCGCACCATCTTTATAAAGATTAAGCAAAATATTCAAATAATCTTTGTCCTGCTCATCTTCCGAATTTAAAAAGTCAACAACCTGTTTATATATCTGACTAGAAAAAGCTAAAATTTCTTCTCGCCTAGCTAAGTAAGCTTTTTTCCTGTCTTTTCGTTTAAAATATTTTGAATCTATCAAGTGAATTAATTCATGATTAATCATGGTATCAATACCGTCCTCTATATCATAATCTTCCTTGTTTAACACACACATTGCTAAGTGGTAATAGCCAATACTGGGCCTAGCATCTAGATATGCAACAGCCCCTTCCATTCCTCTTGGTGGCCGACCAACGGAAAGCATCAAGTCAACAACCTCCTCCTCTCCGGCAACATTTATAAATTCAAATTTCTCAACATTCCAATAAAGGCTTTCTTCTCTATCGGAAGTTAAATATGTATTTAAAAGGTTGCGAAACGTATCTTCAATCAATTTCAAATTTTCATTTGAAATATAATCTTGAATCCTTAAAATACCTTCTTTCAAAAATTCTTTTTTGATCTCTTCTTTCAGAATTTTGAAGAGAAGATTCTTTTTAATTTTTATATTGCTATTATGACTTTTCATCTATAACTTCTCCATTGGCCTGTTGCTTTAAAATGTGCCGTAATCGCCATATGGATCACTTGGAACTGTCTGGATTCCTACTGCTTCTGCTCTTTCATTTTCTTGACTGTCATCGTCATGATGCAAAGTTACACCCAATTCTTTCAAAGTGGGGGCTTTCCAATCTCCGTCTGTGCAATAAATGCCGTCAACTTTTAATTTATATTTTTCGACAAAACCTTTAACTTGTCCCATGCCGCCCTGCTTTCTGCTTGTTACAATATAAACGGTAACTTCTGGATCTTCGATATAGCCTCTAATCTTTTTCATCATTTCCTCATGAGGCCCTTTGTAAACAGAATGTTCTTCTTCCGGATCAAAAGGAGCAAAGGTCAAGGTATCATCAAAATCAAAAGAAACAATCTTGTGCTTTTCTTCTTTTGAAAGTTCTCTTTCAATCTCTTCTTTGATGATCTTGAAAATGGTTTCTTTTTTGATCTTCACTTTTGAATTCCTTGTATTCCATAAAGAATTAAAATTGTTGTTCCTGCTCCTGCAACAAAGCCAATTGTGATCCAAAGAGGTGTCCAATTGTTTTGCGGCTTTGCAATCTTTCTTAATCTTGTAATCTCTTCTTGATCAATCTTTCTTAAGTTTTTTCTCAATTCTTTCTCAATTTTGAAATCTACTTTGCATTGATCAATCTTCAATTGAAGCTTTGCTTTTTCTTTTTGTCTTTGGTAAGAACAATCCAACTTCAAGCTTTTTTTCAAGTAATCTTGTTTTGCCAAAATCTTTGCTACCGCTTCATCATCCAAGAGCGTTCCAGAAAAGGGCGCTTTTGCCCCTTTTTGAAGCCTTGTGGACTTATTGGCATAGCAGGGCGAAATTGTGATGAAAGTGGCTAGAATGGTGCTTAAAACGCGTTTAAAGGTAATCATTTCTACTCCTGTCTTATGCTGGGGATATAATCAAAACTCCGGGAACGCCATCAAGCTCCCAAGATGCAAACTCGCCATTAAGCTCACTGTCTCTTGCCCACATAGCCCAATTGATTTCGATATCGATATAACGTTCTATGTCGGAGGGAAGTGGAAGCTCCTCAATCATGTCCCAAGTGTACTCTTCCCACCTATATTTAAGATAATCTTCGGGACTTTCGAAGATACCTTGGACATAGTTCGACAGAAAGTCATCAAAATCATGATCGTATTGCAGAAAGCCATATGCAATTAATTTTCTAAAATCGCTATCAGGCCAACTATTTAGCTTATCTTCATACGAATCATCTCCACTGTGCCTAACAAGATAATCAATTGCCATTTTGTGCTTTGGATCGTCTTCATCAATTTGCACCATGATTTGAGCATATGCCCTGTCATATTGGCCGGCATTGATAAGCTGTCTTATTGTTGCAAAAAGTTCTTGTATGTTTTCTTTTAAAAGCTCTTCTTTGATGATTTTTAAGAGTTGTTTTTTTTTAATTTTCATTATTATCTTCCTTGTAGTCAAGACCAAATTCATCTGCCAATCTTTTGGACAACTGAGAAGGATCTTTCTTTGTTTGTTTCAAGATCTTTTTAACCTTCTTGTCGTATTCTTTCTTGGCGTTTTCTTTTCCAATCTTGTATTCTTTTCCAATCTCTTCCAAAATCTTCTCATGTTTCTTTTTTAAATCTTTCTTTTCTTTTTCTTTTTGATTTTGTTTTTCTTGGATTTCGTACAATTCATCTTCTCTTCTTTTTTGCAAAGACCTTATGATTTGTCTCAATCTTTTTTGACCATCGCTGGTCGTCAAAAGAAAAATAGCAACTGTCAAGAAAACAAAAACAACTGCTATAAAATATTTGGACTCTGTCCACTTTCTTTTAACCTCTGCCCAAATCTCACTCATTTTGTCACCGTATCGCCTGTTGTATCAGAAAGGGGAACTTTCCCTTTCTCATCTTTCTTGTCTTTGTCGGACAAGATTGTCTTCACTGCTGTTTCAACTTTCGTTGTAACATTGGTCGAGCCTTTCATTGCTTTCACTGCGTCAATAACAGATTGCCCACCAATGTAAATAGCAGAGATCACAAGCCAATCTCCTGATTTAAGATTGCCAGTTGTCAAAAACACGACTGTTGCGACAATCCAAACCAATAACTTTTTTGAAATAAACGATGATAAATATTTATCAACAAAAGCTGTTCTTCTAGCCATTTTAAACTCCTATTTTTGAACTAATCTTGAAACAAAGAACTTTCTTTTAAATCCACTCTTTGTTACGTTTAAACGGTAATAATCAAAGCCGTTCCCTGTTGAGTAGGGATTTTCAACGCCCTTTTCTTTCATCCAAGTTTTATCATAATAAGTAGTTGAAGAATAAACGTTGACAACATCATTGCCTTTGTACTTGTCCAATCCCAACCCCACTGTAGCGTGGCCGGATGAATAATCTTCTGCAAACTGCATTGAAACCCAATCTCCAAATTGGATCTCATAAGGATTGTGTGTTGTGAAGGTTTCAATCCAATCAAAGCGTTCTGGTCTGTTTGCTAACCATTTAAACCAACCCATTGCTCCAAATTCGTCTGTTCGCATTCCGTCAATCTCTTCGTCTTTGTAAGCAAAGAAAAAGGCTCTTGCAACTTCCCAAGCTTCTTTGCCTGTAAAGTTGCCTTCTGGTGTTTCAAGGTAATCCCCTGTGAATTCTTTCCAAGCGCGGAAGAAGATTTCAGAAGTGCATCCAACACAGTAGGTTCCTTCGCCTTTTCTCAAGATCCTTCTTTTGTCATAATAAATGTCTTCGGTTGAACCACCCCAAGTGCCTCTTTTATAAGGCATTGCTTTGGCGTGAATATCAATGATTGCTTTTTTGATACACCATTGCCAATCTGAAATCTCTTCGTCGTGTGGAAGGAGAGGATATTTTTCGTCCATCTTCATGATTTCAAAATCCTTACAACAAATCTTCTTTTGCTTTCTTTGATGAAATAATCTTTGGAGGCTTTTGCTTCGGAGTCGAACCTGCCTAGAATATAATCAACAGCCTTTTCTTTAGAGAAATCATCACTCAAATACAAAAGAATTGAGTCGTGAAGGTTATTGAACTTTCCGGTTCGCATCTGAATGACTTCATTCATAACATAAAATGTTTTAAGTTCTCCATATTTTTCTGCGTCTTGATATCTTGTGTCCTTTGGCTTCTTCTTCTTTTCTTCCTTTTCTTTCTTCTCTTTCTTTGGTTTAAACTCTGGGCGAACAGGATTAAAGCGATCTGGTTCTTTCCCTTTCTTACCAGAGGCTGTGATAGAGCGCACACCGGGAACAACCGTTTTGTCTCCTTTTTTAATTCCTAAGATATAATCAGCAGCCTCATCAAAACCATCTGTTTCAATCTTATCCAAAATAACTTTAAGCCAGCTTTGATCTCCAAACTGTTCTGTATATTCTTTGTCCATATCCAACTCTTTAAGGTATGGTCCGACCAACTTCTTATTAATCCTTTCCTCTTCGTTGAATTGTTCTTTAATCTTTTCTAGGTTGACAATGGATTGTTTAATTTGATTGATTGCAAACTCAGTAGTGACACCAAGACCTTTCTCTCCAGTCTTTCTGATTTGAGAAGCAACCCACACAATAGCTTGAAGCTCATGAGGTAAGAGGCCTAGTTTTTTCGCTTCCTGTGCGACCAACCCTGCCATATACCGATAAGTAACAACGTTACCCATCATCTTGCCTTTGATCTTTTCCCATTCTTTTGCCGTTGTAACACCTCTGACATTTGGATAAAAAGCGTCAATCATCCAAGTGTCAATTGTGGAGTTCCACATATAAAGCTCATCATAGCTAATTTTCCCTTCTTTATCTCGCCCACCAGACAAATCTGGGGCGATCAGGTTCAGGGTGAAGTTTGGAACTTTGTGCGCCTTTGTAAACCCTCGAAATTCTCCCTGCTTTTTCTTTTTACCACCGGGAAAGATATTAATATATTCTCTCAAAAGCTCTTTGTTGTCCTTTGCATCCATTTCAACTGCTTTGAACATAAAAGCAGCTTCAGCCAAGTTCAGAGCAAACTTTGCTCTGGGGCTGTACGTTGCAATAAGAAGACCTAGCAAAGTAGCGTCTTGATCATTTCCAGTTTCTTCATCGAGGAGATCTCTAATTTTATGATACCAGTCCCTAGCTTTTTCAAAAAGGCTATCGACTTCACCACCTTCTTTCAATTCATTGACCATAGCCTGAAAATCTTCCAGAACTTCTGCGGAAACGGGAAGGACGTATCCCCCTTTTTCAAAGTCCTCTGGGCTCATACGTCCCAGACCTTTTTTCAAGCCACTAACGGCTCCAATGGTTTGCTTCATTTCGCCGCCCGAAGTGAAAAGCTCCAACCTTCTCATCACAAGATCTTTGTCTTCTTCGGGCAATTCGTTCCATGAATCGTATCCAAAATGTCGTAGAGCAATATAATCCTTTTCCTCTTCGGTGGGCTCCCCACCTTGTTCCGCCGATTCGTTCAAAGCTCCCGCAACAGGCTCTAGATCTTCTGCTTCAATCCTAGGGATATTTTCAGCAGTTCCTCCGGTTCTTTCTTCAAATGCTTTGTAGATCTTTTCGATTGCTTGGTTGATTTTTGACAAGTCTTCTTTTGAAACAACAAAGCCACCCAAAGAAGAATCATAAGACATTGTTTTGCCTTCTCTCTCTTTGAATTCTTTCATTGTTTTTCGAAAACTTTCCATGATTAATTTCATCTTCATTTAATCTCTTCCTTTTTTATTTTAACAATAAGATTGCCGCTGCCTTTGATCACTCTGTGGTAAACAAAAGCAGGAATATAATAAGTTTTTCCCTCTTCAAGGGTTTTTGGAATTTCATTGTCCATTTGAAGTTGCCATCCAGAAGATTGCAAGATTGTAACTTCTCTGTTTTCTCTATCTCTATGCCAGATAAGCTCTTCGGAATCAACATTTTCTTTGAACTCTCTGATCACGATATTGTTTTCTAACTTCTTTTCTTTGAAAGGAAATTCCATATTACCACCAAGTAAACCTTTTCTTTGAACCAGTTAGATGAGGGTAGCGCCCAATACGACAAGCCCAGTATCCTGCTTTTGTTTTGTCTTTTTTTTCCTTGCATTTATGTCGTGCTGCAAAAGACTTTCTTCTCTCTGGATCTGCCACCTTTACAGACATTCCTTTGTCTCCAAAAGAAACTTTGCGAATGTTTTTAGTTTTTGGATCTCTAACGTAAACATAAAACTTCTTGGAACCACCTCTTTGTGGCTTGTTAAGTTTAACATCCTTTCCTTTATACTTTGCTTCCAAAAGAGACTCCTCAACCATTGGAAAGTCCAATGGAACTCTTTTGCCCTCAAAGATGCCAAACTCTCCAATTTCAGTTTCAGAGATGTAATATCTTTCAGCTTCTGTTAAATTAACCAAACCTCTTTTCCAAAGATTTCTTGCTTCTTTGAAAAGAGAAAAGAAGTTGTCAGAGTGGATGCGATAAATATTTTTATCAATCGTAATATTGTTATCCATATGATATTTCATTCCTTCGGAAAGCCTTTCTTCAAGCATTCCCTGATCTCTGGCAATCTCACCAGCCATATATCTTTTAACAGAGGAAAGATAGTCTGTTGCTTTTGTGATCTTTGCGTCAACCCACTCTGGAAGATCATCTTTGTCATTAAGCATATCTAATAACTTTTCACAATACTTTTTGGTTTTCCAAAGATTGGTTCTTGCCATTGAACCTTCGTGATCGTGCTTATCAAAATCTCGACCGTGTTCACTCCTGCAATGGGAGCACCCGGAATGTGGGCATCTTTCATAAACACCACCGCACCCTTTCATCTCTTTCAAAATCTTTATTTTCATTTCTTTTTTCCTTTTTTAGCAGACTTTTTACCCCAAGACTTTCCTTTGCCAGCAGTCCCACAAGCAGCAGGGGTTGGACGGCAAGAGGGGTATTTTGCTCTTTTCTCGCCTTTTTGACGACCACAAGATTTACAAGTTTTCTTTCCTGTTTTCTTGTCTGTTCGGCAAGTATTACAATCAACCCAGCCTTTACTTTTTCCTTTACCACCTTGCCTTTCAAACCAACCGTGAAGGCCTTTGTCCTTTTCTTTGGAGAAGTCAGTTTTTACTTTTTTTTTAGACTTCTTTTTCTTCTTTTTTCTTTCTTGGATCATCTTTTCTAATTTGTCTGCTTGGCTAGAATGGGCTTCTGAACCTTTTTCAAGCTTTGCTGCACCATCTTCCAAATCTTTTGCCATTTGAGCGTGAGACTCCGATGCTGCTCTCAATTTGGCTACAATATCAGAAATTGTCTCTTTGTCTTCTGGGGTGATTTCCTTCTCTTCTGTTAGACCTTTCCAAATCTTTCCTCTGCGGCACTGAACAACTGCGCCGCTAGCGTAGGCTGACGGCCACACATCATACTTTCTTTTTGCAATACGAGTGCAGCGATCGTCTTTGCCCTTCTTCTTTTTAGATTTTTTCTTCTTCTTTTTCTTCTTTTTGGCTTCTTCCAGTGCAAGCTTAACTTCCTCTCGAATGATCGCACTTAGGTCTTCAATATTCATTTGTTTATTTTCCTTGTAAAGAACATAATCCATTTCATCGACATATTCAGGCGCATTTCTCAACATTTGAACTGCTTCTTCGAAAGGCACAATCCTAACATCGTAAATAGGAAGTCTTTCAACGTCCCATTTCACCTCTTCAACATAGCCATATTTTGGAGGCACATCAGTCTTGAAAATGATTGCTACAATGTCTTCGCCGCCTAGGTGATTGGTCTGCACTTTGGGGACAAAATCTCCCCAAATCAAAGAAACTGCGTCAATTGTATCTGTTCCAAACTTCTCTATACCTTCGGGCTGTCGAAGTAATTCTCCCATTTCTCTGATCTTATAAGCTCTATCTCGCAAGGTAAAGTGTAGAAACACGTCATCTTCTACGTTTTTATACAGCGTATCTTCCAAGATCAAAACTTCATTAACTTCTGCTGCATAAAGAGCTTTTTTGTAATCTTCTGGCTCATCTGTGCATCCGACACGCTTACCGCTTTTTTTATAAACAACGTGAGTTCCGGAAGAACCATCTGATTTTTTGCACTTTGTTTTCCTGATCTTATAGGGCATTATTTTTCACCCTTTTCTTGCCATTCAAGGGAAACTTTGTCTTCTTTGATTGGCCCACCTGCTGCCCATGTGTAGCATGTTCTCGCACTGTGGCATTTGAAGTGGTGCATCCAGCAGTAACCCAAACGGCCATCCTTATCGGACACAGGGCCGGGCATACAATCATCCATTCTAGGTGAAATATCAAAAGCAACACAATTGCCGCATTTGGACTTTTTAGCCACGGCAGGAGTGGTGTTCCAATGTTCTGCGGCTCTTTCCCAATAAGCCTCGTCAGATAGGTTTAAAGGGCCGTATTGGATGTGTTCTGCCTTAATTGAAGCGTTTCTATTTTTGGTGTTTAGTTTCAGATCTTGTGTGGCAGGAGGGCATTTGCCTCCTGAAACGGGGAGTTTTTTGAGGAACTTAATCTTGATCATTATTGGACACCTTTTACATATTTATATATAAATAGGTGCTTTTTACTGATTTACTCTCGCAAATCCGTCAACTCTGTCAATATCAATTGTCGAGTCAACAATGTCCTTGAGAGAATCCATATGACTTATGATCAAAACAGTTTTAAAGTAGTTTTTAATCATTTGAAGTATTCTGGTAAAGCCTTCCAGATTGCTTTCATCCAATGCTGTTCCCGGCTCGTCTAGAATGAAAATATCACTCTTTGGAAGAGAAGAGACATTCAATAGAGCCAGCCTTATAGCCATGGCGGCAATGGACTTTTCGGCTCCGGAGCCTAATTCTAGCGGTCTAGGATCGTGCCCTTGGTGTTGAATAAGAATATTCAATTTCTTTTCTTCTGTTTCAAAGAAAACTTCGAAATCAACAATTCCTGTCAGGATCTTTTGAACCTCTTCGTTGATCTTTGGGAGCCTTTTCTTGATAATCTCATATGAGATGCCAGAGTTATGATAGCAAGTCATGAACAAATGATATGCTGCGAACTTCTTTTTATTTTCTTCATATTCTTCTGCCTCTTTTTTGACAGTTTCCAGCTTTTGCTCAATTTGTCCCTTAACAGTATGAAGGTGAATATATTCTGCTTCACAGGTGTTATATTCGTTTTCTTTTTGTTTAAGGTCTTTTTTAAGTTGCTTTTTTTCTTTTGCTAGGGCTTCCAAGTTTTCAATTGCTTCTCTGTTATCTTCGTATTCTTTAATGTCGGACTTCAATTCAGAAATAATGCTTTCAGTGGATGAAACCTTAGTTTGACCCTGAAGCACTTTGTTCTTCAACTTAAGCAATTCAGAGTTAACTTTGTTCTTTTTCTCAACTAATTTTTCGTAGTTTTGAACATACTCTTCTGCCTTCTTGTATTCGTCGCTGTCAATATAGTTCTGTGCTTCTTCTTTTTCCTTCTGAAGTCCTTTTAGTGCCAATTCCAACTCTGAAACTGTTGTTTTTGCCACAAAAGCGTCTTTAATGAATTTGCAAGTTTTGAACTGATCTCCACAAGGAACTTGATCAAGAAGAGAGATCTTTTTCTCTTCCATCTTCTTCTTGATTTCCTCTTGTTTTACCTCATTTAAGATCAATTTAACTTGCTTGGCTTTTTCTTTACCGACCTCGTAAGATTGGTAATATTCTTCCGGATCAAAAGTAGAAAGGAACTCTTTGATTTTATTCAAATAAGCACTTTTCTCTTCTTTCTGGCTTTCCAACGCAGCTTGGCTTGACTTCAAGGTTTCCAAGATTTGATTTGAGTTTTTCAACTCTTTTCTACACTTTTCAACGTTGATGATTTTTGCTGGAACTGACTTGATTTTGTGCTCTAAAAGAGAAAGTTCTTTTTCCATTTCTTTCTTCTCTTCTTTCAGAAGATCACAGCATTCTTTCTTCTCATCCAAATCTAATTGATTATAGATTAAGGCGCTTTCTTGTTCAAAAATCTCGTCTTTAAAGTTTCTTTCTTCTTCTTTTTTGATCAGAGCTTTAAGGTCTCTGGAGTCTTCTTTTGCTGCTTTGAATTTTTCTTCAAAAAACACCAAATCTAGGAATTTTGCCAAGATTTCCTTACGCTTGGTGGAGCCTTCGTTCACAAATTGCAATGCTCCATGCTGTGCCGACATTGATGTGATCAGAAAATCTTCAATTGAACCAATATATTTGCGAATATTTCTATCTGTCTCTGCTCTTGTGTTTCCGTTCAATTCTACAACTTTCTTCGCAGCAGGGTCAAAATAAGAGAAATCAACATTCACTTTTGCTTCGTCTGTTGTCTTTCCTTTCAGTTTTTTAACGTATTTTTCAATACTTCTGGAAATAGTGTACTCTTCTCCTCCAATGTCAAATTTAAGCTCGATGCTAGCATCTTCCTTGTTTTGATTAATAAAGGAAATATTCTTCTTTGCCGGCTTTGAAGTGGTGTTAAACGCTCCTAGGAGAAAAGAGTCAATAATGCTGGATTTTCCGGAGTAGTTTTTCCCAAAGATCCCGATGATTCCTTTCATTTTTTCAAAGTCTAGCGAGTTATCACCCCCATAGTTGAAAAGGTTTTCCCACTCCATGGATTTCATTTTCCAGTTTAAATTGCGAAACTGATCATCATTACCTTCAACCAGTGAATTGTACTTTGCATTAAGTTCTACAATCTTGTCCATAATGTCATCTTCAACTTCAAATTCTTCTAGATACTCTTTCATCAGTTTTTTCTGGACTTCTACATCTCGAAGGTTCTCAATCTCGTTGTCTTTCAGTTCAACGCTCTTTTTAGCCAATTCTGCTTTGCTCAAGTGAGTGACAGACTCTGCTTTAAAGTCAATTTTAGCGTCTTCAATGGCTTTTTTAAGGACATCGAGCGTGATGTTGCTTTCAGACACCAACCTGATCCTAGAGCCGGGCTTTGGCTTGGCGGATTTTGGAATTTTGCCTTTCTTTGTTAGCTTAATTGTAACAAAAGGTTTTGGGTTTTCCAAAAGAATATGCCGAACAGAAAACTTGTCCTTATCTTCAATCTCCCAAATCAAAAAACCCTTGTCATCTGTCTCGCCAAAGTTCTGTTGTACAGTCGAACCAGCATATCTGATCTTCCCTTTGCGATCGATCTTCTGATTTGTCTTGTGAATGTCTCCCAAAAAACCATAATCAAACTTTTTAAGATCTTTGATCTCAACATCACCGTGTTCGATCACATACCCAACGTCGGTTTTCGACCCTTTGACTGCTCCATGGTAAAGAGCAATGTTGATGCGATCGAGATCTTGTGTTAGATCCCAATTGTCTTCGTCAAAGATGCTCAACACATTCAGCGTAAAAGGCTCTGGAAGCCTTATTTTAGCCGCGTTCTTGATCAAATGGAGGTTAGCTATACCTAGGGCATCTACAATGGGAGAAATGGCATCCTGACGGCTTTTATTGCGTAGGTTTCCGTCGTGGTTCCCCAAGATAATATAAGTTGGTGCAATTTCTGCCAAGTTCTTGAAGAAATCAGAGCAGATTTCAACAAATTCTGGTGAGATTTGGGTCTTGGTGTGGGCAATATCACCACAATGAATGATATAATCTGGCTTTTCTTTTTTCAATTCTTTGTAAAGTTGCTTGAAAACTAGATCATACTCGTAGTGATATTTAAGGTTTTTGATATGGGTATCTGCGATGTGAGCGAACTTAGTCATTAAGACCTCCCTTTTTAACTTCTTCTATTTTTTCATTAATTTCACTTCTTACAGCATTAAACACTACCGGAGATAATCCGTGCAATTCTTTGAATGCCTTGTCTCTCCAGAGATCAACGTCTTTCTCTCTTTTATCAAACTCTTTTTCTAGAGCATAGTCTGTGTAATCTGGATTCATTCTTTTGAAGCTTTCTTTTTGCTCTTGGATTTCTTGTCTAGTGTCGACATAAACCTGCAAAAGAAAAGAAAGAGATAGATACATTGCAGACCTCATAAGCTTGAATGCTTGTGTTACACCTACAACAAATTGCAGAGTCATGTAAGCTAGAATACCACCTAAAAACCAAACCAGTTCATAAACGCCTTGTTGCTTCAAAAATTCAATCATTTGTGTCTCCTATATGTTAATCATTGAAAATAAAGTATCAAATCTAACTTCAACTGCTGTCATTTTTAGTCTTTGATATTCATATTTTGAAATGTCGTTCAAATCTTTCCCTTCTGGAACTTCTATTTTCCAAACGTCTACTCCATATTTGATCAAACTTGAGATAATGTCAAGCTCTTTTTTGTAAGCATCTGGATCTAAAGCAATAAAAACCTTCTTGGCTTTTTCAACAATCTTTTGAAAAAGGTCTGATCTTTCTGAGAGGGTTGATCCCAAGATCGGGATCATATTCTTTTCATGGATCGCATCAAAAACACCTTCAACCAAGATGATTGGTTTTTCCCAATCAATCAAAAGGTCATTGAATACAATATCTTTTGATGCTTTTGGGTTTTTGTACTTTTTCCAATCTTTTTCGTATGTTCTAGAGATAAAATAACTAACATCTCCCTCATCATCAAAAGAAGGAATGATTACTCTTCCTTTGTACTCTCCTGATGGGCAATATCCAACCTTCCATTCTAGGATCTTTTCTTGCGAAAAACCCCTTGATTTAAGATAATTCAGGGGCTTTTGAGAATAAAGGTCAATTGAACCTGTAAAAAGAGGCTTGTATTCTTTTGGTAGATCGATCTTTTGTTTGATCTTTTCTTGGACTGTCGAACCTGTTATGATCAGTTCAAAATCGCGAACATCGATCTGATTTGTGATCTTCAGCCATTCTTGTTGATTATCAAATGAGCCAAATCTTTTTAGAAGGTAATAGACGTTTTTACCGCTTGTGTCACAAACCCAGCACTTGAATACGTTTTTAGAGATGTTAACAGACATTTTTGGTTTGTGATGCTTGCAGAAAGGACAATAGAAAAGATGCTCGCTCCCTTTGGAGTAAGCATAATCTAATGTGTTTTTAAGGATGGATAGTTCTTTCATGTGTGGTTTCCTTTGAAAAAGTTACACACATTATATCAAGAATGGGGGGTGTTGTCAAGTGATTTGTTTTATTATGCCAGAGGGTAGTCTTCCAAGCTTCCCTTGTCTGCGTGGACCGCACCGGGATTGGGACCGTTGGCTAGGACTTTAAGTTGCTCAAGCCGGCTTAGGCTCTCGTAGCCCTTTACGCGAGGCTTCATATACACTCTTCTTAACCATTGATTATGCATTTTCAAGAAATGAATCTGTTGTTCATAGGGGCCGTCAAAACTGACCATTCTTCCTTTTTCCAGATCTTGCTCTGTCGCAGGTGGAAGGGGAGGGGGGTTTTCGAGTTTGGGCTCGGGAGGCGGGACATATCCATCAGGAGGGATACTATTGGAAATGTCGTAATTGGCCTTTAGCGGGGGCAAACCTCGTTCTCTTCGGTCGTGTGCCTGCCAATCGCTCATACTTTCTCTAACCAATTCTTCTTTGATGATCTTCATCAAAAGCTTTTTAGTGATTTTCATTTATTTGCTCTCCTTTTTAAAAATCCTGATTTTGCAATGACAATCGCATCTGACATATCGTAATAAATAGGTTTTGGATTTCCTTTTTTCGTGTATTCTGGATTTATTAGACCTTCTTTCACCAGAACTCCTAAAACAAAGGGCTTTGCCTTTTGGCCTTTTGGAACTTTGATACCGCAATCTTTTCTTGCGGAGGAAGCCGAAATGTATTCTGGTGAAATTCCATAGATCTCATAACAGAACCAAGATACAATCCCGTTGAAAGCAGATAATGTTGAAAGAACTTTCGCAGAGGAGAAGCCTGATCTAAAAGATTGCAAAGACTTTTCAATATAAATGCTATTAATATCATATTCTTTTTTTAATTCTTTAAGCTTTTCTTTTACTTTTTCTGCTTTTTCGTACATATTTTTGTATTTTCTAGTATCCACAGCAGAATTATAAACTATATTTTCTTCTTTGTCAAGTACACAAATTCCAGTTATGCTTGTGCTAACATCTAAACCTAATATCATTTAAACCTCCAAAGATACATTATACCACATTATAAATCCATTTTTAACTTAAATGTGAATGAATCTTTTTCTCTTTTTCTAACAGGGTTTGCCAAGTTAGCAACTGCGATCAGGTTCTTATATTCATCATAAATACCAATTTTGGTGATGTAAGTGATCTTTTCAAACGAACCGGTGGTTTGTGTGAAAGAAGAAGACACAATGTTCTTGATTGCTCTTTCTGGGTTTTCTTTATAATAAAGAGAACCTGTTGTAATCGTCGGCAACGTTGAACTAGAAGAGATAAAAGTTGGATTATTTGAATAATTCAACTCCCCTCTATTAGCGTGAGCTAACATAGTTAAGTTTGGAATCTTTTCTGTTGCTTGAAAGTCAAAAGTATAACTGGAAGATGGCGTTGAGATACCTGTAAAGGTCTCTGATAAGGCACTTCCATAGTAAATCCACTTGGGATTGTCATTTCCATCGCCAATGTAATCTTCTTGGTGGCTGGTATCCAAAGCCCAAGCCCCCGTAAGAAGGATAAATCCTTCATTATAAAGAACCAACCCTGCTACTTTGCCATCATTTGCTGCAATTGCTCCGGAAACTTGAACCAATTCGCCTCTTTCGTTCTTGTAATCTGTCAATTCCGCAACCATTGTGCCGGAAACATAATATTTCAAAGAAACAGAGCCTTTTTTAATGTTATTTCCAGTGATAATTGCAGGAATATTGATCAAATTAATGTTTTCTTCGTCCAAATTCCTTGTTCTATAGGTCGAGCCGGCAGGGATCTGACCTGAATAGTTGAAATGTGGGCTCATAGGGCGATAATAATTGATCGTATTCTTCAAAGAAAGCAGCTTGTGCTTTACAGTTGCATCAGTACTAGCAAAATAAAACAAACTGATCGACGAAGAAAGTGGATAAGACCCCGAAATAGAACCTGTGATCTGCTGAACTTGAGAAGAAGTCGGCAAACTGGACAAGGCAAATGTTTGATCGTACCTAGGATAAACAAAAGGATAGATTAAATTGCTAGAAGATCGGTTGACGTTTAGTTCATAAAGGTTGACATAGCCCGGTGGAACATTTGTAACGCTAGACGAGTAAGCTCCAGACATTGGCTCATGTTCATTAAGGTAGAGATCATTCTGATAAATGAAAAAATTATAGGAAGGTCTCGCTACCAAAGTATTAAGCAGGGTGTCGCCCTTGTTAAATTTATACAAAGACACTTTTTACCTCCTTAATAATTTAGTAGTCAAGGCGCACTTTGATTTTCAAGGCTTGTGCGGGGTTATTTTCAATTGGTTTGGAAAGTTTTGCAACTGCAAGAAGCTGATCTGCTCCGTTGTAAAGGCCAACAGTGGTGATATAAGCCTTGGGAGGAGATTGTGGGTCGTTTCCTTTAACTCTAATCTTGCTTCCCGTCAGGTAAGTCGGGTTGGCACTGAAGTTGAAATCTTCCGGCTCAATATCGCAGAAGTACATTGTTGAAACCAAGTTCGTAGTGTTGTTGAATGTCATATTGTACATTCTTCTGCGAAGTCCAGTTGCAACTTCTTCAATCGAGCCTGAAGTCAAAATCTCGTGAATATCTTCTTGTCTAGACGAAGAAGAAAGCCAAAGCAAGTTGTTGGTAGACGCACTCATAATCCCACCATTGGCAGATGGCATAAACATCGAAGCAGAAAGGACTGCCACGCCGGCTTGGTAGTAAATCAAACCACAAGGAGCAGTTTTATCTGTTGGATCAATACCAACACCATCCAAAGGAGTACCTGTGGAGTTGTTTGCGTAAAGAATACCGTACTCTCCCTTGGGGGAGTTTACTTTGTAAGAAGAAGTCCCATTAAGGTCTTTAATCTTAATTCTTTGAGTAAACGGAGCAGCATACCCAGCGTCCGATCCAGAAACGCCAAGCTCCAACTCAAACGTTCCTTTCTGAATTCCATCTTTTGCCAAAAGACGAGCAACGTTGATTGTGATTACTTCATCAAACTTTGCACCACCAGTAAGGTCTCCATCTTTATCGAAGCGATGAATGTTGTTGTTGATGTCAAAACCAACAAGAACTTGTGCCATTTCGTTGTAAATGTTGTTCTTTTTGGAGCCAGACACCTCTCCAGTGACACCATCCAAGTCGGAATTCGTACTATACCCAGCGGTCAAATCAAAAAGATGGTTTGCCGAGGAGGAAGCATAAGGATAGTCGTAAACAGATTGGAACATCTCGTGAGTATACTCTTTAATGTTCGAGGTTGTTCCTGCACCGTTCGGTTCTGCGTATGTCCCAGACACAATTGAACCGGTAATAGGGATAGATTCCCTTAATTTGGTTGTAATTGGTTGAGTTTTGGTAATTTTTTTAGTCGTACCAGCCATTTTTTATCCCTTTGAATTAAATTTCTTTGATAAATCTTAATGGAATATCCAATTGATATCCTGTAACTTTTGCTCGAACTCGAATGATAGCATCAATAAAGTAAAGATCGTCTGTCCCAGATGCTCCAAAAGTTGTTGAACTCATTGTTCCGCCAAGTTCCGTAAAGATTGTAGTGGAAGTAGTGAGAAGTTCGGAAGCTTTAATTTTGAATTGCAGGAAAGTTCCCCTTGGTCCCAAGATTGTCATAAATTTCGAATCAGTGTCGTTGCTGATTGGCTGAACGAAAACTGTTTCTCCACCATCAGACTCCAAAGACATATCATAAAATGCAACATTATCATCGTCAATAAAAGTCAGAGGAGCATTGACAGCGGTAGTTCCAACTGAAACTACGGAGCCAAAACGATTGTCCAGTTCAGCAACATAGCCAGTTTCAAAAAACTCTGGGCTCAAAGATTGCTTTGGTGAGATAAGGTCTGTATCTAAACCTTGATGCAAAAGAACAAAAGTGTCTTGTTCGGTTGGGTTTGCACCGGCCAGAACACCCTGAACAGTGGTGTTGTTGGTGAAGATCAAATCTTCTGTATTCTTATCAACGCAAACAGCAAAATACCCACCAGATGCTTTTTGAGTATTTCTTTGAAGTTCGTTCAGCTTCACAATCGGCATAAACAAAGTATTGTTGTTTGTCATTGAAACCAAACGGTACTTCAAGCCAATTGAACTTTCAGTAGATGCTTCAAAAACAGGCAACTGACGTAAAGAAGTAGACTCGGTTCCAGTGCTAGCAGTAGCATCATAAAGACTGTAATCAATCTCGTCATCGCCCAAAGCAAAATGCGTAATCTTATAACTTCCGTCTGCTCTTGAAAGCAGGTCTCTCCCTAGGTCTGTAAGGACTGCATCTAAAATAATGTCCCCACTGTTGTCAATAAAACCCATTTTTAGTCTCCTAATTTATAAAACTTAAAATAAATAGTCTTTTATTCTTCTTTTCGTTTAAAGAAGTCACTATCTTCTAGGATTGTTGTTTGTCCTAACTCTTGTGTTGGTGGTCTTTGACTTTCTGGTAGTGTGACCATGTTTTTCCTGTCTTCTTCATCCAACTTTCCATATCCAGCAACATCAGAGGTTGTCACAATATCACCAACGTATTTCTTTGTAAAGTCAAAATTAACATCGATCTTTTTACCACTTGATTTCGATGTAATCCTAACTTTAAACTTTTTACCCCAAGCATTATCCACTCCAGAACCCAAAGGCGCAACACCTCCAAGCCCCAAGCCATATGCTGATTTAAAGTTGTCAGTTATTTCTGTATCTATGATTGTATTTTCGAAGCTTGGTTTGATTTCCAAGTATTTTCTGAAAGATTGTGTGTACTGGTAGTAATCTTTGTCTTCCAATTGAACTACTTTAAACTCTGGGAATATAAACCCAGCTTGATCATTGACGACAACTTCATAAACCGGCGATGGATTTGAAAGGTTGTCGTGGACATCCATCGATCTAAAAGTGTAATAATACTTTTTATTTGGAAGCAAGCGGTCTTTATAGGTTGCTCCGGCATACTTTCCTTGAAGATTGATCTCTCTTCTTATTTTTTGATCAAAGTCTTTGTAGGACTTTGGCTTTTCTTCCAATCTAAATATTTGGAACTTTCTATTTTCATCGTCTGTTTTAAAAAGCAACCTTCCGTTCCGATCAGTTCCCTTGCTTTTGATCAGATTATTAAAATAATCTTCTTCAATGTCATTAAAAGGGATAGGCTTTTCATACATTCTTGTAGTTTGCGTTTTCAAACTAATAAAGATTTGATTGTTCTTTCCTTTCACACCAGAAAAATTGACTTCCGGATAGATTGGGGGATTTTCCAAAACCCTCCCTTCAATAGAGAATAATGGAACCTCCATAAGAACAATGTAATCTTCTACTTTAATCTCTAAAACATCAAAGGTAGTTTGATTCAAGTTCGCATTTTTGTACAAAGATAATTCTTTTTCTAATTTTGTAAAATCTTTTGATATCGCCAAAAGCTTCGTTTCAGACGTTTTAAGCTTGACACCTTGCAGGTTTATTGCTCCGGGCGTGAACTTGTCTAAAAATAGCTGCGCGAGGCTATTATCGTATTTAAAACTTCCCAAAAGAGAGAGCAGTTTTTTGCCCACTTGTGAGTCTCTGGGTATAGCTGCTGTCTTTCTATAGCTAAAAATACTCTGATTGTAGTAATGTTTTGCAACAACTGTCTTGATTGTGTTTAATTCTGTTACAGAAATCTTACTAGCAGAGTTAATCTTACTGAAGTCTAAAGAATTTTCTATCTTTTTTAACAAATTGTCAAAATCCAATTGAATATCTGCCAAAATTTCAAAAAAGATAATCTTGGATTTTGCATTTTGGAACGCCATTTTTGATTTCTTGGGAAAGTTATTGATGTAATCTTTTATAACTTGTGAAATAACTTTAAAATCATATTTTAATTTTTTACCTACAACTACAATCTTAAATTTCATAGTCTTAATAAAATCAATTACAAAATAACTCATAAACTTAAAAAATATACTAAATCTCAATTCGTCCGTTGTTTGAATTATATTACTATCTAGATAAGAATACTTCTTTGCTAATACAAGAGGATAAGCATTGATCTCGTACTCGTATTGTTTATCATACTTAACTTGTGCATCGAAAAAGTTCAACAACTTTCTTCTTGTTTTGCTTTCTTCTGCCGGTGATGGTAATATAAATGTTTGAAGTTGATTACCATTTCGATCTTTTTTAGTGATCTTATAAAACAAAATTTCGTGAGGGGTCTCGCTAGAGTCAATAAAGCACTGCTTTGCTGTTAAGCTGTTTTTATTGACCAAATTACTGAAACCTATATTTGCCGTCTCTGTCATAAGTTTTTGAAAAAAGCTGTATGTTGGATTTGTTTGATATTTTTGTATCGCTTCGCTTGACTCACCTAGAACAGTGACATCTTCATTGGAAGAGATGTTTAAGATATCGGATAATACAGCATTGTTTTGAACTTTATTGACTATCTTGCCATATTTTAAGAAAAACTCTGTCAAATCCCAAGTTTTATACTTCGTTTTATCCAAGGAGAAATCTAAAGGTAATTTTGCTTTCCCTAAATTTCCGAACTCAACAAAAGAAAGTTGAGAAATATACTCGAAGCTTGAAGGGTTTGCATTATTGATAAAATCGGACACTTCCTGATCGATAGACTGCCCCGGAGGAATGCCAAAAGCAGTTCTGGCCGGCAAATCTTTATCAGTTTTGATCACCAAGTCATACAAATTTAAATCAGTGTTTGTTTTTTTGAAAAGGTTTTTAAAGTCATCCAGATCATCTTCTTTCCCAGTAAGAGTTGGGGGTTCATATGGAAACTCCAAATAGAAACCAAAGTTTGCACCACCTCTATATTGTTCTGCCAATTGATTATATTCAATAACATCATCTTGGGTTACAACATAGTTTTTTGCTTTGTTTTTTGTAGTTTGTGGAGCACTTTTAAAGTAATTTTCTTTTGCCGGAAGATAACCATTTTGATATTCTTGAAAGCTAAAGTTTTTGGCAGTCATTCTACCTTTCAGTTCGTCCTCATTCCCGCCATACGACATAAGTTCCAAATATTCTTTATCAAAGTTTTTAACATCTTGATCTGTCAAACTTTCCTTCAAGAAAGAAAACATATGTGCATTTGGAATAATCCATTCTTCTTGATTTGTTCTTTCGATCAGCTTTTCATAATCTCTCAAATAAAGGTTATAAACAAATTCAGATTGAAAAGTAGAAATCCTAGGATCATTGTCAACAAACCCTGATTGATGGTCTGGTCTTCCAGAAGAGATTTGGTTTTGTCTCACCTCCTCTTGAGAGAAAGGCACATCTAAAACAAAGTTCAAATAAACAAATTCTTTTCCTTTAACGTATTTTTCAAAGTCTAGGAGAGCCTTACCTTCCGCAGTCGAGGGAACATCATATGATATAGTATTTTTATTAATTTCAAGCGTATAAAACTCTACCTGACTGGGTGCTGTCCTCTTTCTTAAAGAGAGTGTACCGTTATCTCTAGAGGTGTCAAATCCACCAAATCCATATTCCGAAGAGCGAAAGATATCAACACTGCTACCCAAAGAACCAAAATAAATGTCTTTGGAAATAATTCTCAAATGCTTTGAACGAAGGTTCTTGCCTTTTATAATATTCGGCTGTGATTCAACCAGTGTAAATGGCAAGAAAGTGCTCGGGCCGGTTGGAGACAAATCCAAGAAAAAGTCGGACTCTTCTTGGCAAATATTAGTAATTTTTGTATCAGCCATTTTTATTCTCTAGACCTCTCTTCTCTAATGAAGTATTCATTATAAATAGCAAATTGAGAATCTTTCTGGATCGGCTTTGCTCTAAATAAGTAAGTCTTTCCTTCTTCCAGAGGCTCGCTGTACTCTAGGAAGATGGGCGATCTCATAATATTTTCTTTGTTTGGGCTCTTTTGATACCCTGAAAGGTATTCCAATCTGACTGTTGCAGTCGGAACTTTTGCACCAACTTTAGAAAGTGCATCATTAAATGCAACATTCTCAAAAGACATTCCCAAATTATCAGAGAAAATAAACTTTTTGTCTCCTTCATCCAATCTTTCTAACTGTTTCAGTTTTTTATCCGGCTGTTCACCGGTGGTTGCCGATGGAATAAAGTTATATACGACACCTTGTGGGAAAGTCAACACCTCTTCTTTCTCTATTGTTTCTTGTTCACCAGAGAAAAGAACTTCCTCGCTATATTCAAACGCTTCATTGTAGCTAGCAGGAACAAAAATGTTTTTAAATACAAATTTAATTGGATCTAGCCTAACTTGTCTGGCTTTATTTTGATTTGATTGGTTTTTCACATTTTTAGTTTCTAAATCTTTTGCATTTGTCAACTGCTGCAAAGAAACGACAAAGTCTTCGATATTCTTTTGAAGATTTTTAAACTGCTCAACGTCTGTGTTATTCAGATTGTAGCTTTGCATAAACTCTTCCCTAGTGTAGGAAAGGCTTGGGCTATAAGTAACTTCTTCAAAAGAAAACATTTGTATTTCACCGGCTGAAATAACATCTGTAAAAAGAGTTATGGGTGTGGTATAACTTAAAACAACGTCTTCACCGGTGAATTGGTCTTCTTCTTTTTTGAAGATCTCTTCTTTTACTCTTTTTCTCTTCAAAGTAAGAGAGCCAATCGCAAAATCAGCTAAAAAGTTGGTAGTTAAAGCATCATAAACTTCATTTGCAACCTGATCAATGTCATTTTGCATACCATTTCCGCCAGTTTCAGCGAAACTTCTAGAAAACTCTTTTGTTACTTCATCATAATTTTCTTCTTTTTTGGCCTCTTCAAAGGCATTATTCAACAATCTTTGAGAATTTGTCAACCTTTTGATCAAAGTTTCCACATTCTGCCTGAATGTTTCTGAAATTTTAACTTCCAGCGAGTATTGATGACGACCAGAAGCTACTGTTGCGGCTCCCCTGTCATATATTTCAAATGTTTTTACTGTATTCCCTGTCAACCCTTTTTGAACAAAATCTAAAAGGCTTTCTGGAAGTTCTGAATGTTGTTTAATAAGCTCGAACAGATCCAAAGAAAACAAAACCTTTACATCTCCGCTCTTTTCCTTTGATAAATAAATATCAGAATTTGGAGTTGGGATTTGAATTGTTTGTATTTTCTTGTTTAAACCAATGTCCAGTTTTTTATCTACTGTTTTTAAATTACTTACAACCGGCTTCAACAGATCATCAGAGAGATCTTGTTTTGAGAACAAAACATCCATAAAGAAAAGCTGTCTGGGTGAGAGATTGTTTCTAACATCATCACTGACATCACCACTTGCATAGTATTTCTGATTTTGAGAGAAAAAAGAGAATGCACCGTTCCAAAACTCTTGGGAGCCATCATTAATATAGTAAGCTCTAATCCTTTTATAAGAAACAACTTCGGAACTAGATGTTTTCTCAATCTTTATTGCATCCCATAGTCCATTGTTTTCACTATTCAACATATCTAATACTTGATTTTTCGTATTGTTCAAAAAATCTCTGGAAAAGTCAGGCTGGCTGAAAAAAGTGCGAACTACGACATAATGCTCGTATTGGTCTGTTAAGAGCCTCTCTGGGATTTCAATCTGTGCTTCGAAGAAATACTTATTTTCTAATTTATTGCTCTTATTTTCAAGATCAGTTATGCTTAAAAGTGATTTCTTCTCTCTTTTAAAGTCGATTTGACCTGTATAGCCGACATAATCATCAAAAAGAGAAGTCCTTGTAATACTTTCATTCTCTAATTTGTCTGTGTTTGGTACCAAATAAGCTTTGAGTTTGAAATATTCTAGAAAATCTTCCCAAAACCACTCATCTGATAAGAAATCTCCGGAAACTTTAACTTTGATTGACAAAGTTTTGTTTAAAAGAGGGCCACGGTCATTCAACTTAAGATCAATAATCTCTGGCATAGGAAAAGAAGCGTGAATAGTCTTCAAAAAAGGGTGTATGTCCCCACCACCACTTGAAACTGGCATCGGAACTGGGTCAGCATCTTCCGCAGCGGGGATAAATCCTGCATTTTCTGCCGGAGATGGAGTAATAGATGGATCTTCTCCGGGTGAGAAAGTTGGAGTTCCAACAGATGGGGTTGGAGCGTTACTTGGCCCGACCCCGTCTGTTGAGGGAATCTGTATTGCGTCCATATAGTCATCAAATATCGACATTATTCACACTCCTCGTCCAACGTTGAAATAAACAAATCAATTCCGCCTTCTCCTAGGTTGTTATCATAAACAGACTCTGCTCCTTGTCGAGAAATTACTTCCTCACAGTTGATTGGATTTTTAAAGAAAAGTGTTGTGTCGTCTTTTTCTTCGTTTTTACAAACCAAAACCTCATCAACGTCTGCATCATATGATATATCTAAATAATAAGAAACAAATCCATTGTTAACTTTGTCTAATGAATCTAGAATTTCCGTATCAGGTTCAACCAAAAGATTGTTTTGAATTTGTTTTTCTTCTTTGAGAAACTTTAATGGTACTAAAAATTCAGTATTTGTCGCAGATACAGGAGTTTCTTTCAAATCAACAACTTCAAACACTTCAATTTCAAAGTTATCTTTCAAAGAGAGGGTGTTTTTCTCCTCCACCTTCAATAAAATCTTGCCTTCTTTGATTTCCAAAGTTGTTCCATCTCCAAAAACAACCTCTGAATTAAAGAAAGCACTTTCCTCTCTCTCGCAAGGCTCCAATTCATTAAATTGATCAACGTTTTCAGAACTTGGTCTAACTTCATATTGAATGCTTTCTCGATCAATATTGATCTGCGGGATTGGAATGTCTCTGCTTTCTGCTGATGCTGTTAGGAAATTGTTAGATCCTGTAATCTCTGCTGAAAAACAAGAAACAGCCCAAGCAGGGGCGTTGTTATTTGTATTTCTAGATGCCCCAAGTTGGTTTTCAAACGTTGAGTTGAAATCCATAAGTGGCAAAACGTTTTTTTCAAATTCATCTGGAATAAGAATGGGATTTTTTGCAAAACGATCTGCTTGTTCATAATCGTCAACATCTTTCATAAAGATTGTTTCGTTTTTAACACGATATTGAACATCGTTTTGAACTTCTGTTAAGCCACCTTTCGCACCATCATACATAATTCCATCATCAAAAAAAGCATAATAAGCTGGTTTCATCATTCCTTTGGAAAGTAATTGACGACCATAGGAAGTTAATTGAATTTCCATAACTTCTTCTTTTTTATCAAAAAATTCCATTATTCTTCACCTTCCAAAATCTTTCCAAGTTTGACACCTGCTTCTTCTGTTGTATCTTTTGGCACAATTTTAAGAGTTGCTTCCACTTTTGCCATCTCAACAATGGAGCAGTAGTCGTATGGCCAGTTGTAACCATAATCGTCAATTGCTGTCTCTCTCAAATTAACTACATCTAAATAATCTTTTCTTGCTTTTTGTTTAACTTTAAAGATCAACCAACGAACATCTGATGGGATCTCTTTTCCATGGAAGAATTCATCTTTTCCAGTCATATGCTTGATTGTAACTTCGTCAAATTCTTCATTTCCAGTCAAGGAAGCGTCTGGCATAACACCTTGCCACATATAGGCTAGGTCTTGTTGGTCGAATTCAACATCAAATTCAAAAAGATACATAACAAAAGGATTGATATCTCTATACTTAACAAAGTTGTAGTTAGGCGGAATAACATAGTTTTGCATTCTTCTATACATTCTTGTTAGCGTAGTGTCTTTATTGTCTTTTATCTGCTGCTCCAAGACATCACGGTCAACAGAGAAGAAGTTTTGCTTTTCAATAACAGTCAAATCCGCTTCTTCTTGTGAGATATTTTCTCTTTCCAAGAAAGGAATAGCAACAATTGCTTCTTTGATAACAGTTTTTTCTGCGATTGCTCCAATTCTTTTCTTTTCTGGTTTAAAACCCAATTGATCCGCCAAAGAGCCGGTATTGTTTACTGCAAAGTAAGAACCGGAAAAACTTGGCAAAACAGAAAGGAAGATACCTTCTTTTTCGTTGGTTGGCAATTCACCCAAGCCACTCCACATCCCACGAGAGTGGAAAGCAACCGCTTCTTGTTCGTAGAAGTTCAAAACGGGGCATTCATATTTAGTAGAAATTCTCCAAGATGCCTTGTTCGTATTCAAAGGTTCGCCAAGCTCAATTGATACATCGGCTTGTGGTTGAAATACGTTGTTAATATTTAAAAGGTTGTCCGTTAAGACATTTGTCGTCTCAATTGATAGATCGGACGTTGAAGAAAGTTCTTTTTGCCGAACAACTGACTGTAAATCTCTTGTCACAACCTTGATATCTGGCTGTGTTATTTTACCCAGTAAATTGACACTCGAAGAGAGAAGCATTTGATAATCAATAGCCGCACCATTGTAAGTTGCAGTTCCCTCAATTGGATCTCCATCCAACCCTTCGTTAAAGTAGGTGATACTAGAACTTCTTTGAACTTCTTCTAATGTATATCTTCTAGTTTCTGTCGGTGTAAATGCAACCCTAGCCACACTCTTCCCATAAAAATAAGGCGGAGTATAAGGCGCATAAGATGGATCAGAAGCTATGTAGGAAGCAGAAATGTCCAACCCAGCATTACCACCTGCATACCATTCGCCATCGGTGCGATCGACACCAAAAGGAGGACCGAATGCTCTTCCTTTTCTTCCCGGATCTGTAAAAATTGTCTGTAAAAGGTTAGAGCCTGTTCCTTCGTTTTCAACCCAAATCTCGTTAAACATGACATGGTTGGAAGTTTGTTGCAAAGCGATATCCATATAATAAGTTTTACCGGTCTCAAACAATTTAAAGTTTTCTTCGACATCGGACACAAAAGAAGTAAAGCTTTTTTCTCTCAAAAAGAAGTTGGCAGACTCTGCCAAGTAATTGTTCATTGCCTTTTCATAAAGATTAGAAGCCTTTGTCCCATCCCATTTAAAAGTCACAAAAGGTCTAGATTGACCTCCAAACTCTAGTGTGCCAGTGACGAAACTAGGGCACAAATAAGGAATGTCCAAATTAGTTGGAAACTTGTTCAAATCTGTCAATGCTTCAAATGGAACTCGAATTGGATCACCCATTCCAGTAATCACGTTTGAAGAAGATGGAAAATGGTCAAAGTTTCCTTTTATAAAGCTAGTGTATGAATCTGTTGCCCACCCTTGCTGGCTTTCCAAGAGAAAGTCAACAGCGATACCGGACTTGATAGTATTAAAGAAAATGCCGGGGGCGAAGAAAGGTTGCAGCGCGGCTTGAAGCATTGCCGGCCTCATATTGGCATTGATTTGCTCTTCATTATATAATGACGTTCCGTATAGCTCGCCATCTGTGGTGCTGGTCTTGAATATCCCTTTTGCCGAGTTTTGGTTTGTCTCAACCGCGCCATGCTCTGTGCTGGTATATGCGGTTAAGTTTGGCCCAACTGATTGAGAAAACAGTGTTCCAAGCTGAACCGAACGGTTCATCGGATAAAAACCTTGCTTTGGGAGAAACTTTTTCACGCCCTTACAAGTAAGGGTTACCTCGCCTGTTTTTCCTATCTTATCGTGATCTTCTTTAACTACTTTAAAACCTTGCAAAAATTCAGTATTAACATAATCTTTATAAAAATCTGCGCTGTAATTGGAAGTTTCAGTTTCAGCACTTGAAGTGGTGTTGATTGCACCTTTTAAATCCAAAAACTTTTTGTTTGTTGCTCTAAAGTTTGCACCTTTCTGATCAACATAGTAAGGCATATGCTCTGAAATGTTGAATTCTGGTACAATAGCGTAGTCATCCGTGAGAAACTTAATACTCTCATTATACTCTGCAAAAGAAGCAAAGAAAGGCTCTCTCTCACTCAAAGCAGGCACTCTGTATGTGTGCCCGTGGTAGGGAGTAATCTCCCTCAACTGATAAACCGAGCCCGTTCCAACCGGCGATTTAACCTTATTAACATAAGATAAAGATGCAGTTGGCAAGTAGTGATTATAGATGCCATCGGCAAACAAAGAAGAGGAAACAGACGCTGTAATTGTAATACCCGCGACTGCTAACTCGTCTAATCCAAAGTCCACAAGGTATTGTGCGTTTTTCATTGCTCGCCCAGAGCCAAAAATACCTTCGTTTTTAAAGCCACGGTTGTTCAAAGGAGCAGCGTGTCCAAATTCTTTTGTTTGATAAAAATAATTTTCTTTATACTTCACAGGAGTATAGAAAGCATAAAAAGAAGAGTTTAACTCTCCATCTTCTTTTGAATAGACAGTGCGAACATTAGGGCCAGACGTCTCTACCCAAGCACCCTCCTCGCTGGAGCTAACCTCGACAGAGATATTGTTGCCTCCATTGGGGGTGGTCAAATAAAGACCCAACTTATGAGAGTCTGCCGGCGAAGAAGAGCTAATAATCAGATGCCCAGCAAGAACGTGTTGCGAAACGATCGGGTGTTGGTTGATCGTATTTGCCAAATATTGTAAACTTTGACCATACTCTGTATGCCTAAACCAACTATTATAACCATCATTATCTGTTGCTGACGCTGTTAATTCGTATGCTGTTTCATTAATGGTAAAAGTTACTTTATCACCAACAGTGAATGTAGCCGGTAACCCGCCCAGTCCTGAAGTTCCAGCGTTTGCAGATGCTATATAGAACTCTTCGCCATCGAAGTAGCGATCTTCTTCCGGTGTAACCGCATAATCTGACAATGGAAACACATTTTCAGAATAAATTGATTTATGACCCATTGAGTTTTTAGCATTAGTATAAACTGGTGCTTTTCGCACTTCAGCATCCAAACGACCGCCACGTTTTCTTATGGTTTGCTCACCCTCTTTTTGCCAGAATGTATTAGCAGTTCCCAAAATGTCTAGCAATTGCTCACTGGTTGAATCATAGTTTGGCTTATCTCTGTGAGAACTCACGCCTTCAAACTTTTCTTTTGGCCAAACTCTTTCTGAATATTCGACAGAAGTCCATCCTTTGATTGGGTTTCCATCAATCTTTGCATTGTTAAGATAAAGTTGTTTTACTTTTTCATATCCAGTATCAACTTTCACATTGTCTAAATTGAACTTCGCATTCAATTCTCGGTTAGAGAATGAAGCCAACTTTCCGGCATACGAACTTTGAACTTCAATAAATTCTTCTGCCTCTGTGTTCAAAACAAAGACGTGACGAATTGGTTTGTACTTTTTGATCACTAGGGGCTCGGTATAATTTGTGAACGAATTGGCAACCAAACCTTTTTCAACAACTCTCTGACCATTGGAGTTTTCCAACTGCAAAATCGGAAGTCTATCATCAACAGATAATGTATTATTCTTTTTGTGTGTCCGTACAACTAAACTATCACCATTTCTAGTCTGAAGCCAAGTGTTGTAACCAAACTTTCCAATAGAACTAAAATAGTTGTTACTGGCAGAAGGCGTTTCTAGTACCACTGTTGATGTGTTTGTGTTAGAATTAACCTCTGCTCCATAAATGTTTGTTGCCGAACCGGGACTTGCAACCCAAGAAAAGAAAGTTTCCGGCTTGAATGTAATCTCTTCCGAACCAGTCTGGTTCAAAAGAAACTCCAAGTTTGAAGAAGAGTAGCTTTTTTCAATCCAATCATACTGCAAATCAGACGCTGGGATGGGGTATTGAACAAATCCATTATCAAAGAAAGATTGCGTTACAAATCCGGCTGCTGATGTGACGTATTCTTTTCTTGGGTTGCGATAGACACCCAAAAAGTAAGAACCATCTTCGGGATTTGCCAAGATTGTTGGATCATCATCTGGCGCACTGTAAATCTCATCCAAAGCTTTGCGAACAATAGCGTTTCTATAGTTCATATTGTTATAGACAGAGTATTGACTTGTCTCAAAATCCAAATAACCCAAGGAAGTTACTTCATAACCGCCGGGAGCAGCAAATCTAGTTCTTATAAACTGGGGCTGCGATAGTCTTGTTGGCAAAGTATAATCAACAACTCCGGAGATTTGAATGGAGTCCGTTGTTGTAACAACGGAAGCAAAAGGATCTAGGAAGTAATCGTCGTTTCCTTTGATCTCTGTGATCATTACCGAATGGAAACCATCAGAAGCGACACTTCCTTTTTGGTCTTTCAGGAGGGTTCTAGGAACGCCAATTGTATTCAATTGATCCGAGCCAGAGATATAAAGTTTTCTGTTTACATTGTTGGTGTTTATGCTCGCAATGTTCTTCACCGTTCCCGAAAGGAAAAACGTTGATTGAGCCCCCACAGATGCAGACAAAAATGAACTAGCAGTCAGCGGATTAGCATTTTGCAAGTTCAACGCCTTGTTGCCTTTTGTTGAAAAAGGATAAGAGTTTGGCGCAGCTTGTATTGTCGTCTCATAAACAGTCTGTGGCTTGATTACAGGCAGTTTATGTTGGAACTTGTTTCTTTCCAAAACGTGACTTTCAATAACATTCCAAACTGTGCTTGAAAACTCGGCAGTCGCAGGGATCAATTGCTCGATCACCATTGCAATACTGGTATCAACCCACTTGTAGTAATCTAAAAATCTTTCAAAGTCCAATTCGTTCTGGACTTTGTTGAAGAAATATTGCCTATACTTCTTCAATTGTTTATATTCTGGCCTATATCTGTTTGCAGTTTCACCAACCAAGTTGTTGAAGTCTTTCAAGGTCGAGAAGTATTCCAAAATACGATCATCAACTGCTTTGTAAAAGCTTTTTTCTGCTGCAAAGTAATAGTTGATGGGTCTTTTATCCAAAGAAAACACATCATCGTCTTGCGACAAGATGGAAATCATCTCATTGGAAGATACTGTATCATAAGGTGCTAACTTGTAGGTTGCAACCTTTTCTTTCTTAACAACATCTGTAGAAGATGCTTCGAAACCAAAGCCTTTTCCACTGTGGTAATACTGATTTTCTGTATCTCCTTGGAAGTTTCCAAGATCATTTACAGTAAAGTTTCCGGAGGAGTCTGAACCTGTTACGGTCTCAAAATCCCAACGCAACATCAAAGTATCAATGTTCTTAACTTTCGTTGGATAGTTTGAATCCAAGAGATAAGCGTCTCTTTCGCTGTTCGTTATCCCGTAATTGTGAAGATCTCTTAAATGAGATTTCAAGTCATTATCAGAAAGGTAGTTATACCAGAAATTGATATTTGAAATCTTCGCAAAAGAGTATCCGTTTTGATAAACAGAGCCAGTAAAGTTCTCTCTGTGTGCTCCAACATAAAGTCTTTTTGATGCTTCGGAAAAAAGAAGGCCTTGTACTTCGCTTACTGATGCTGTTACTTTAAATTCATTTTCAATGTAGTTTGTTGAAGCATTATAGCCGGAAAACTCCAAGAGATAAGCATCTGCGTCAACATCAAAAGCGCCCGACACCCTTTGTGTCAGAGGGTAATTGATATGTTTAAAGCGAACTGACACGTTCCAGTTTGTATTTGTGAAAAGATCTTTCACAGTGCTGCTGGTTAATTCAATATTTGCACCACCAACTGAACCAGTCAACAAGAAATAACCATCTGGTGTCTTCAAAGTTGGTCTAATAGCGTGTGCTTGAACTTGATTTTGATCACTTGCCAACCAAGTTAAATCTGTCTCGGCCTGTGTTTCGTCAACATCGTGAAAGCCAAACAAAGAACAAGTCAAGTAAGAATTTGTTATCGCTTGATAATAAAAGTTTGCTCCAATCTTATCAGAAGGTAGCGTCAAACAAGAATCAATTGTAATCGGGGTGTAGTAATATTTACCAACCCCAGAGCCTGAAATAAATGATTTGCTTGGCTCTGCCGATGAACTAAACTGATGAATGGTTGCCGAGTTGTTGTCTGGATCTTTAAAGTTGATTTTCTTTTTGTTGTCCATAATCAACTTTGTATTGTCTAAAATCTCGTACTGTGCGTTGTTCGAGTAGAGATTAATATCCACAATCTTTTGTGAGATGCCAAGACTATTCAGGGTATTTCTAAAAGAGTCATAAGTCCCTTTGGACTTGTAGATGTGAGTTAAGTTATTGTAAAGGTTTTCGTAGATCTTGTTTTTGATCTTTGTTAGATCAGTTTGATAATCTGTTTTTTCGTTTCTGTTGTAAAGCTGTTCGACAATATCCATATCAACGAACAGTTCCGGAACCAACATACCTTTGTCAGAAAGAAGCCTGTCCCCAAACGGAAGAGGCTTGACAGAGCCGGAAGTATATTCAACAGACTTAATGTCTTTCAACTCTTCAATTTGAAGATAAAGTGTATCCAGATAGCTTCCCATTATTTGAGTTAAATGACGAAGGTTCTCTCCACCATAAGACTCATCTTCTTCAATAATCCAAGAAGGAAGCGAGAAGAAAAGGGCTGATGTGTTTAGGTTGTCGTGAACCGAGCCGCTATTTTCCAAGTTTGACTTCAAAGTCGAAACATCAGGGTGGAAAGAATAGATGATTGGATCTTTGTATTCGTACGAAGATGCGCTTGCTGAAACGATTGCAGAGCCAACGTTGCGATCGCCTGCTTCATATCCTGTCCAAGAACCGTTGGAAACACGCCCAGAATAGTCCAAAACGGTCTTATCCGTGTCTGTACCTGTCACACCCTCGTTAAACTTAAAATAGACCCCTAGGAGCGTGTTTGCGTCATCAGTGTTTGTCCCGCCACCAACTTGATTGTTGTAGTTTTGGAAAATTTGCTTTGCATTTCTTTCTGTTTTCCAATATCGGAACTCGTCAAACGAAGAAGAAAGAACTTTACCGTAGCCAAGCATCTCTTCGCCGTGATAAACATTACCAGAAGGCGCATTGACAAGAGCACCAATGTTAGCAGACATCTTTGCGGCTGTTGCATCGCTAAATGCTGTTCCTAAAACCTTCTCTTCGACGTACTGGCCATCTCTATAAAACTTTGTACTGACACCGCTGGATGCAGAAGCAAAAGAAACAGCGTAATGGTGCCAATTGTCGTCTGCAATGGCCGCTGTTGTTAAATTTCCAATCTCTTCTTGGAAATATCCGACTGTTCCGGACTGGCAAGTGACCAAAAAGACGGGATCAGACGGTACTGCGGAGGCTGAAAGCTCGATTGTGAGCCTTCCATAGTCCGCAGAGGACGACAAATTGTTGTTCCAAAGATCAAAAAGCACTTCTTTTTTGGTCAAAGCGTTGTTAAAAGCACCTTTTTTCAACCAAAATTCAACAGTTACGCCATCTTCAAGGTCTAATTTAAGGTTGTTTTCTCTGTTTTTTGACGCTTTAAACAAGTTTGCTTTGGATTTTGCTCGATCACCGTCAGGGTCAAAGCCCAAATGCGGCCCGCCGGTAAATCCAATGTATTCTGACTGTGTTGATAAAGAATAATCACCTACAGTAGCGTCTTGCGTACCCCAGCCATCACCCAAGACAACGTATCCGTTTGTTCTAGGATAGAGATTTTCAAAAATGTATTGATCTAAATAAGTTCCCCTGTTGTACCAATCTTCTCTTTCGTACAGAGAACCATCATAAGGATAAGAATTGTAGATATATTCAACAGAAGTTCGATAATATTCTTCTGCCAACCCATACCTAGCAAAGTTTTCTGGCTTTGAAAAGTCCGTTCTTGGTGTGAAAGATTTTTGAGTTTTAATCTTTTCTTTGATGAAGTCTTTGGATTCCACTTCTTCTTTCAATTTGTCATAATTGGCAGACGAAATGAACTTATTTGGATTTTGTTTTTTGAAAAGGTCTTTTTTACTCATTATTGTCTTCTTCTACTCTAAATTTGAAGATGCCTTTTTGCTCTTGGTAATCACCAACAGCATCATTGTAAAAGGCAAATTTTAAACCGTACATATATCCGGGTTCTAACATTGACATGTCCAAGTCAAAGTAGTTGCCTTCTGAATCATAGGACATAAGAGTGTGATTTGTAGTGGAGCCGGTGCCGTGACCAATAACCTCATAGTTGTCTGCTACTCTTATCACTTTGTAAGAGGCACTAACAATCGGTAAAGTTGATTGGGCGGCAACCGCTCTAGTATAAATATTTGGGTTCCAGTTTTTTTCACGAACAAAAAGTCTAAATTTTCCAGTTTCTGATGTATCATATGACTTTTTAAGATTGGTAACATTGATAACGTATTTTCTATTGTCGTTGTAGCCAAGCGCATCAAAGGTTTGAGGTGAAATTGACCCTGTTTTGAACTCCACCCCGCCAGAGTGCCAAACATCATACAAAGTGGCGACAGGCGTAGAGGCTGCTGTAACGGCGAATGAGGCACTATAAATCCCAGTTGATACCCAGCCCCCAGTTACATTGAGATCATTCGTAGAAACCACTCCTCCGCCCGCTGGAAGCAATAATTTTGAACCAGACGGGGCAGTGTCATTGGAAGAGCCTGAATAAAGACTGACAAGAATGGCTCCTTGGCCAACAGATGGAATATTTGCCAAGCGCCCTCTAACGTAGTTGTAGAGGTAGATCGTATTAAGGTTGTCAGCAGCAGGTGCTAGCGAAGACGAATAAAAGAAATAATTGCGATCATCTTCAATTCTGGAGTCCCACCTTGCTTCAAGGATTGGCCTTCTATAAAAGAATTCGGACTCTCTTGCAAAAAACTTTTTTGTGTAGTAAGATCTTTGAGCGCCATCCGTATTATGTATAAAAGAACTTGAGTTCTGCCCAGTTGAGGAGGAATAGTAAGCTTCATAAGAAGAACTTAATCTTACCCCAACTCCATAGTTTGTTTTTGTCCCATCTAGCCACTGTTCTACTAAACTTGTAATGTCAACTTCAATGTTTTCTGTTCCTTTTCTGCCAAAAGAAGCAGTGTAAGAAGGCGAAGCGTGATAATCGCCACCAACAGAAGTCCAAGCAGTTCCCAGAGAAGCAGAAATCCAGTTTGAACCTTCCAATTTGTTGTAAGTTTGGTCTGTATAGTTATCCATATCCAAACCTTCACCCTCTTCCCAAGATCTAGAAACCGCTTGAATGGTCATTTTATAGTCTCTTGGAAGAGTTTCAGAGTGCTCTGCGTTAAACATACGAAGATAAAAAGAAACAGAGCCGGCTGCTGGAATTTTTCCTGCTGTTCTGTCTGCCGAAACAGTTGTGATAGGGAAGTTAACCAAAACTCTTGATAATTCTTGACTTTCTCCAAAATCTGAGCCTGAAATTTGATCATAAATTGAAAAAACTTCAAGAATGTCGGCTCTACCCATGTTAGAGACAGTGCCCCTATTAGCTAAAATCAAGCTTGAATCAAAAGCATTTGTAATTGTATTGTCGGCATCTGCTAAATATCTTTTAATGGCCATTACTTCACAGTTCCTTTAATATCAGATTCAGGGAATTTAATTTCAAAAACAGCATTATCAGGACAAACCACCACCCTACCGTCAGAAGTGAGAGCCTCATCAATGCTTAAGAATAAGTCAGTGTAAGGAGAGCCAAACTTTGAGACAATTTCAACATCTAAAACGTCTACCACTTCTTCCAACTCTTTTAAGCTCTTGTATACTTCAATAATATTGAAATTTTCTCCAATATCGAACTTTCTTTCGGTTAAATCTTCTGTTAATTTGTCGATGCAAAGCTGTAAAACATCAAATTTGTTTGTGTCTTCCTCTGCCAATACAGAAAAATTAATACCCAAGTTTATAATCTTCGCATCAAAAACATCAACAGTGTCATTGATCATTTTGTATCTGGACAACCAAGTGCGAAGATTGTTTTTCAAAACAGAAGAGGCTGTTGAAAAATTGCCTTCTGTATCTTCTGATAAGATGTATAAGTTTAAATTTCTTTTTTGAGAGTCTGAGTCTCTCACTGCATTTGCTCTTTTCACAGCACCCAAAGAAGCCGGCATTAAATAAGAAAGATAGATATAATCTTCTCTTGTTACCGCTCTGTTCTGAGTTGAAAAGGAGCCAATAACTCGCTGCCTTAATTCATCTGCTGTAGGCGCTGAAACGTCACCTGAGATTGCTTTTTCGTTGTCCACCTCGACCCCGCCGCGAACATCTGAAACTTTTGTTTCGTCCAACGTTTCTTCGTCATTAAACTCCAAAGTGGTAGACAAAACTTGATTTACTGCTCCAACAGAGGCGTTTGAAAGAACTTCGTTGTTCACAAGGTAAGTAATATCCAGTGTGGTGTTTGATGGTCCAATTCCCAACTTATCATGATAAGACAAAACATTTGGATCAAAATAAGTTGAAGAAATGTAATTCTTTCCTCTTTGTTGAAGAGCAACAGAAGAAGGATCAGAAATCTGATCATTCAACGTATCCGATTCACTTCCGCCTCCAAATTGTAAAAATACCTGACCAGTGGATGTTCTTTCAACCGTAAATCTTCTGGGTACAACCAATGGCTTTAAAATGTTTGGAACCATGCTGTTTGTAGATGTATCTTTATTTGAAAATGCTTTGTAAATAATATCTTGTGAAAGAGAATCAACCTCAAAATACTCATTCCCCTCGGTGTCAAAAACTGAGATGATTTCAATTATTTCACCTTCAACATTTTCCCCAACTTCAATTTTATTGAACGCCTCAAAGCCTTCAATCAGAGCCGCCTCAGACTGTTCCGTCCCCGAGACGACTTCGCCGGCTTTTCTTAGAACATAAAAAGTTGGAACACCAGTTGTCTCATCAACCTTGGAAAGAAGAATATCTGCGTTTGTATCATTGAAGTTAACATCATCAGTTAGAGTAAAAACACCGCCATCGACAGACGCAAAGGTGGAGCCTTTCTTGACAATCGGAAGATAGTTTGTATTTGGAGTTCCATCTGTATTTGCTGGAATTTCAACATAAATTTCAACCAACCCAGTGGAGACCCCAGAAGCAGAATAGCGATAACCCATTTGCTTTCCAATTTTAAGAATGCTTTCTTCTTCCAAAGCTGTTTCCAAGAACGTTTCATTCGCTTGGTAATCCAAAAAGAAAGAAAGAGTGTCACCAATATAAGAAACTGTATCAATCATCAAAGAGCCGAAACCAGAAGTGTCGAAATCCTGAAAAGTATCTGGATAATATCTTCTTGCGTGGTCAACTAAAGCTTCTCTAATTGATTGAAAATCTCTTGCTGTGTAGTCAATTGGTGGTCTTTTATTTTTAAAAGCCATTTTTTGTTTCCTTATTCTTCTGCTAATCCAATAGAGACAGAATCCACCAGATCAATCTCTGGAATGGAATATGTAACTTGAACAAAAATCTTATTTCTATCTGTTTCAACCAAGTCAAAACTAACTTCTTCCAAATCAACATAAGGAAGATAGCTATTAACTTGTTCTATTATCCTTCCTTCAAAATCTAAGAGCATATCTTTGTCAGAAAAGTTCTCAAACAACATACCAGATAAGCCAACCCCAAACTCTGGAATCATAACTCTTTCTCCGGGATTTGTTAGCAAAACCATTTTTAGATTTTGCCTTGCTAAATCTCTGATTTCTTCAATGTGTTCAAACCCCGGCTGTGTTTTATCAGGCAGTAGAGGTAGTTTTGGAGTGTATTTAGGCATCTTCTATATCGTCCCTTTTCACAACTTTTGTCAGAACAATGTTTTCTTCGACTTCTTTGTGATCTTTTCCAACCATCACAGTGCCATCTTTGTGTATGTGGTATTCACCCCTATAGTTTTTACCATCAGGTGTTATATATTCACCGCCTTTGGTGACCCCGTCTGACACTCTTGGGTTCTTTAATAAATACTTTCCTAAAAGATCTTTACACGCTTTTTGGAAATTTTCTTCTGGCGCTTTCAAAAATGAAATCTGCCCTTCTGGGATGTCGAACAATTGGTTTTTAAGTTTCTCTACCTGCTCCTGTGTTAGATCTAGGCCAATCAAAATCGATTCAAATATAATATATAGAACAAAATCAACCACATTCAAAGGAGGTGGTCCCAAAGCTGCGTTTGTAATCGCAAAAGGAGCTACCGGCGGGTTGAACAGGTATTTAAATGCTTTATTTTTAGAGATTAATTGTTGTTGAGTTGGTACTCTATCTGGTATATCTGCTCCGAAAAGAGAACCAACTTTCCTAACACCCGATTCTATTTGATTGGCTGCTTGAAAATATTTTCTCACTACCAACCCAAGATCGCGAGCGGTCTTTGCTCCAAAAGCGACATGTTGCTCTTTCATTTCAACATCATTCATAAATGATTTAATTTTACTTTTCAAAGTAAAAAGAGCAAAGTCAAACAATTGTTTACCCACTTCTACTCCGACTTGATCCCAATTGACTGACTTGATATATTGTATATCGCGGTCTGTTAGGTAGTTAATTTGGCCCACTTTTAAATCAATAATGTTATTTGCTCTTTGCAAGGGATCAACATAGTTCAGACTAAACACATCGGAGTTTAAATCTTTTATAACATTGTTGATATGATCTGTGTGTAGGTTTAAATTCACAGCAATGTGTGAAAGGTATTTCCTAATTGGTAACGCTTCTTCAAACACATAACCATATTGATTCGTGAATATGTCTTTCTTTATGTCTTTCAAAAATTCTTCTTTAACACAGTAGTGAAAGTAATCTTCAATATTCAAATTGTTTCGAACTTTTCCATACTTTTTTTCATAATTCCTTCTCAAAGTTCCATTTTGGAGAATGTCAGAATCATATTCTTTTTGATAAATCGGCTTCTTTTCAATTATGAAACTTCTAGAATTAGAAATATTATTTAATTTCGCAACATATTCCAAAGATTTATCCGCTTTTTTGGCAAGGAATTGCTCCAATTGCTCCTCAGATTCTTTCTTATCTTTGGGATAATTTGCCTTTAAAACAATAGGCGGCTGGTATTCGTAATTTGTTGTTGGATTGTTGCTTTCCCCTAATTCAAAAGATTGTTTGTACGACCGCGACCTAAAGAAAGAGCCAAAGAAAGAAACATCAGTGCCTTCTAGGTTTTTCCACTTTTCAAAAAAACCACCAACACTGCTGTTTGGATATTCAGAGAATGTGTAAAACACATCTTCGAACTTTTTGTTCGAACCTTTATCAAAGGTTTTTCTTTTAAGTTTAAAATAAGAATTCTTTCCAAAAACATCTTCAATTAAAAGATTTTCTTCTAAATCGTGTGCATTGTATGGTTGATTGTCTGAGTCTTTATTAATATCTAGCGGTACCACAAATCTGAACCCGTCCACATCTTTAAAGCCAGATTGGTTAAAAGTTGTTTCTTCAAACGGGAAAGCCTTCCGGACAGAAACTTTAAACTTTCCTGCTGTCTTTTGACTATAACTGATCGTTGTGACAAGAAAATAGTTTCTTCCTAATTGACTGTCGATGTTTCTTTTCAATTCCTCTTTAACATACTTTTCAGCAGTATCTAAATTCTCAAAATAAGGAAACTGATAAGAAACCGCTTCTTTTAAAAACTCTGTCAAGCCCCGCTTAAGCATTAGTTCGTAGCTTTCCCGATTGTTGTAATCTAATTTAATGAAATTCAACTTTTCTTCTAAAAATCTCTCATCAATTGAAAACACAGAGCGATCTTTAATCTCTTCCGGGTATATAATCTCTTTAAGTCGCTTGGAAATTCTTGAAATTTCTACTGCTATAAGATTTCTTATAGCAATGCAGAAATTAGTTTCTTGCGTTAGCTTTTCAACTTTATTGTGATGGTGCAAAAGAACTTTTGTGATGTCATACGCATCATTCACAATTAGCTTTTCACCATTGTTTGTTCCAGATATTGAAATCTTGGAAACATCAAGTTGCTTAAACCTTTCAGCCAAAGCATTTAAAAAATCCTCTTGCTGAAAAAGATTTTGCCGTTCTCTTTCTTTTAAATTCAAATTAGATAAAGAGCTTTTAGCATTTTCAAAGCTTTGATTGATTAGCTCAAATAATCTTATTATTGCCGGCCTATTAGGCGTCTCTCCGCGGAGAGAGGGATATTTTTTCCGAAAGCTATAATTTGCGTCTGCTATTGTTCCGTTATATCTAGGCGATATAATGGCGATAGTACCTACTGCTCTCGGATCTGGATTTCGATATCTAAAAACTTTTGATTTATCAGAGATTTTAAATTCTTCAAACGGGTTGTCGAAGTACCCTTCTTTTTCCGCTATCTTGTACAGATAATTGTTTTGTGTGATAGCTTCCCCTAATTGTTTTCTAGCTTTTTCTTGATCGATAAAAGCTTGACCGGATATTTTTTGTTTTATATCATCAATTTCTTTTTCAATCTTGTCGACAAACTCTGGTGCAAAATCAAAATATCTTATCTTTTTTAGAAACTCTTGCTTTTCAGGTTGTGTCAATCTTAAATAATCAAAACTTTTTTGCGATCCCAGTGCATCTTTGAAGATTAAATTTCTGAACATTTGAATGTAAATGAAATCTTTCATCATATCATCTACATCAACTTCTTCAAAATTAAACTGGGAAAAGACGTGAATTGACTTTAAAACAAAACTAGCCACCTGAAGCTTGAACTTCAACAAAAGGTCTAAATACCTTTCTCTTTCCAACTCTTCATCAATAATTTCATTTGCTGCTGGTTTGTAGTAATCAAAAATGTCAACCCCAGCAACAATTCTAGCTTCTTCTTTGAAGTTCACCAACTCTTTATATTTCAAAGAGCCGGATGGTGATGAAAACAATCTCCCACAGAAGCTTCCATCATCTGCCGGATAGTAAGGTGGAATAACATCATATGACGAAATCTTCGACGAATCAAAGGAATTGTTTGATGCGGCAACAGGAACTTTTCTAGAATAAACACTGTTGTAACAAATCTTTGCCAACTGATTATATGTCGTGTGCAATTCTCTTTTGTATTTTTCATCTCTCAAAGAGTTTGGATCATCTCTCCCTACCTTACCATAGTCAATACCAAGAGAGTTGTACAAGTAATTTGTAAATGAATTTCCTTCCTTGATATCATCTTTTTTCTGCTCTAGCATAACTTCATTTTTAAACCCGAAGGGAATTGGACTGTATGGTTTATTTTTATCATTGATTGCAATTAAGCTGCTAATTTCAGTAAACCGGCTCCTATTTCTTCTCTTTTTTTCAAACGGAGTGTAAGAGTAGGCATACTCCTTTCCATAGTATGGAACTTTTAAATCCGGATTGTAAAAATATCTTTTCGGATCTGCTCCTTTGTCGACCGCTTTAAACACATCAACATAATATAATAATGCTCTAGAGCTTTCTGCAAAGTTTCCATATTTCTTCAACACGGCGTATTCATATTGCCCATCGGATGATAATCCGATGCCAATCTCACCTTCGCTTAAAAGAATGTTCTTTTCCAACTGCGGATTGATTTGCTTGCTTATCTTAGAAATGCCTTTTTCATAAGACTTAATTAAAGAATTCTTTATCCTATTGATATCCTCTTGAGCAGCATCATCAGAACCAGTTAACTGCCTAAATATTGAATTTAAAAAAGGCTCTGCATCTTCGTTGTAGTTGAAATTAAAGTTATAATACTTTTTATAGCTATCTATTCCGTCTCTATAGTAGGTTTCATAACCATCCACAATCGAAAGCAAGTTTCTTTCTTTTCTTCTTTGTTCTTCTCTTTCCAAAAGCTTTTGGATTTCTTGCTGATTTGCTCTCATTTCTTTTGGGAAATAGGCAATCTCAATTGCCCTTGCTAAACCCTCTTTTTTATTTTTTATGTAATCTTTTCTAAGAGATTTAAGTTTGTTTTTATCCCTTTGAAAAACGCAAGGTCGCAATTTTCCAGCGTAACTGTCAGGGTCCAGACAAGGATCATCCCCAAGCGATGCAACTGCCACATCGGCACACAACTCCTCTCTTTCTGGTAAGATATTTCCTAAATATACAAAAAGGTTTTTAACTTTTTCTTCTGTGTTTAAATACAAAGCAATGTTTGGATAAAATGCTTCAATATAAAAGATAACAGACTCTACTACTTGCTCTTCTGCCGCTCCTTCAAACAGGGAGCAAATCTCAATCTTTGTTAAAAATGAAGAAAGATCTGCCAAAAGACCTATAAAATCATCCAAAGTATCCGAATCTAGCCCGAACTGTCTTCTTAATTCTTCTTTGAGTTCAGGGATATCATCAAAAGAGAACGTACCAACTTCATCTTCGTCACAGACATTGTTAACAATAACATCGATTGTCTTAGTTGCTGCTGTCACTATGATTGGAACAATTGCATTTAAAAATTGATTTCTTTTTCTATTGACGCGAACATCATTTATTGTTCTAATTGGAGCCATTCTTAAAGTTTTTTTAGAATTTGAATAATTGACAATATATTTGCTAGCAAAATCAAAACCCTCTTCTGTGATGCCCAAGGCTTTATCTGCTATATTCAAGCTTTCAGTTATAAGTTGATCTGTGTTTTTTATAAAATCATTAATTTCTTTCTGTTTTTGTTCAAAAACTTCTTTAATCTCACTGAAAGCAATGTTTTTTGTCAAACATCTGATGGCATCACCTGCCAAATTATCAATATTGAACTTTCTTACATAATCACCATAAAAAGCATTTACTTGTTTATAACCAGAAGAGGACATAACTTCTCTTGTGAAGTCTGATTTCAAATTTTTATAATTTGAAGTAAAGAAGTTGCCAACTTTTTGATTGTTATTTTTAAATCTTAAAGATGCTTTATAAAATTGATCAATATAGGTATTGATATAGTTGTTGATCTCATCTTTTTCTTGCCTTGCTATCTCTGCTGTTTTTAAAATTTTGTTATTTTGCTTTTTCTGGATCTTTTTAAGCTCTTTAATAGCTTTCTTTTCACCTCTCGTTTGAGCATCAATCTCGTCTAATTCATTATATGCATCTTTAATCTTTCTTTCTTTTTCTCTTTTTTGTCTTTCTTGGACTTTTTTAGACAAAAAATTATCTAGATATTTAATATATTCTCTGAAAATTGATCTGTCTGGGCCAGTAAGATTGTATGAGAAAGAACTCAAAGACTTCAAAAGCGAAATATACTTCGAAAGATCAGCTTCCTTTTCAAAAAGAGAGCGAACATATTCTTTGTTATTAGCAGGATCGCCAATAGTATTATATATTTTTCTCCAATCGGCCTCTTTACTGCTGTCTGTCAAATAATATACGAAGGAAGAAATCTTTTCAATATTATCTATTGCCAAGCGATCAAATTCTTGAAAACTGTAATTTGCCATTAGTTTGTCCCATTAAACCTTGAAAGCAAGAATGTCTCTTCTTTCGGATTTGTCCAGATTTGTTCCCAATTGGTTAGGTTATCAACTTGCTGTTCCAACCTTGTTCCTATATTTTCTATTTGTTTATTCAACCTTAACGACAAGTTAACAAAAGCCTCAATCGTCATAACACCGGGAGGCGTAGTTGGAGCACCCGGAGCGCTTGAAAAGTGGGTATGATTTGAAACTATCCTATTAAATGAAATTTGATAATTAACAAACTCTTGCAAAAGCCCATTTAATATTAGAACATTCTTATACATTTGATAATAACTTTGGAGAAAGTTCTTGCCTTTAACAAACGGCTGCACCTCTAAAACTCCCTTGTCTGCATTTTGAGCAATCAGTTGAATGCCTGCCGGTGTTTTATCACCTTTGTTGTATACACCCGTGACTAGCTTGATTCCTTCGTCGCCAACAATTCGAACCAAATCCGCTTTCATACCGATAGCGGGACGGCCTGTAATGCTAGGTGCTGTGTTAAAATTATCAGTCTTTACTATCCCAAAGTTTTGATCAATATCTGTCTTCTCTGATATATAAATCCTAGAAGCATCATACCGAAAGTTAGGGTCTGCAAACACTCTTCTTTCGGGGCCACCACCTTGTCTAATTGTTGTTTTAGCAAATTGAGATATCCTGCCTGCGACAATGTCAATTGTAGAAGATTTTTGATGTCCTAAGCCTCCATACCCTGATGTTAGCCCAGAGGGTCTATCTTTCCCTACCACTATTGAGGCATTAGAGTTCTTACTGTCTAGTATAATATCCCCATCTGCCTTGATATACTCTGGTTTTGGGACAAGCATTTGAGAGCCGCCCACACCTAGCATTCTAGCTTTTCGCAAACTTGGATTCAGATTATTCATCTCTTTTAACTGATCCGTACTCAAAGCATCTTTATCTGTATTTAATCTTTTTGCACCTTGTGAAGGTTTACTTGCGCTGATTGTCATTTTTATCTATCCCAAAATCCAAACTGATCTGCTAAAGCAAATGTGATTGGTATGCCAAAAACCACTACGTCTTTTCTGTGTTTTGCTCGTGTTCCTCTCTTGTTCAAAGAGTAAAAAGTTCTTGTTGCTAATTTTGTTTTATATTGGAAGAACATTGCTTCATATGTTTCTATTTTGTATTTAGTTCCTGATTTTTTAAATCCTTTGCCAGCCGACACAGCAACATGTCCATATTTTCCCCGACTACTATTTCTAACATAAAAAACACAAGCGCCGGGGGTGTATGCGAACTGCTCAATGGTGATATCCAAGCCAAAATTTAGTGCGTATAGGGTTTGAGAATGAGAACCCCTTCCGTATTCCCAAGCAACTTTATCATAAGTTTTTGGACTTCTTTTTGCGTCATAACTCCTTAACCCAAGAATAAAACCCAACTCAAAAGCAAGCCAAGCAGGAATTCCAGAGCAATCAAATGTACCATCTTTGAAAATACCTGTTCCATCAGTTGTCATTAAATTGGAATAGTTGTTGAAATATCCGTCTTTTGTAAAACCTTTTCCTGTCGCTTTTAAAATTCCAGAAATATTGTTAGGTTGCTTATATCTTCCGGGGTTTGTGTACTTTTGAACCCCGCCAAACATATAAGGATAAAACTTTCCACCACCAAAACCAGAGTCCATTATTGATCTAATTCTTTGCTCAAATTGTTTGTCTTTCCAAAGAGATTTATTTTTTGTCCTTGCGATCCTGTTCCGCATAGAAATAGCAGCTTCTCTTATTTTCTGGTTGCAAGGCTTGCAAGAATAATCAAAGTGTCTAATCTCTCCATCGTAATTAAAAATGTAAGAGTTAATCTGATCTCCTTTTCTAATGGAATTTTTTTCACAGTCATCACTGCTAGTTTTTAACGAGGAGAGCCTTGTTTTTTGTCTTGTTTTTTGCGCCAATGCACGAACGTCAACCGTTGTACTAAAAGACAAAGCGCCTTGCGCTCCGGGAGGAACACCAGTTCCAACAACAGAAACAACCCTACCTTGACTTGGGACACCTCCAACAACTGCATCGTACTTTATCTCAACAACATCGCCTTTGTTAAGCGGTGTCTTGGAAGGGTTGAAAACATAACTCTGTGAATCATTAAACTCAGAAGAAATCAAAAGAGCGGTGATCTTCTCTATTTGATCTTTTGAAAGATCTTTGTTTACCTCGATTTCTAGAGGATTTCTTTTGTTTGCGTGGATATCGTGAACATAAACGTGATAATATTCGGTTGCTTCTGCGCCGTCCCCATTAATATCTGGAGCTAACACAATAGCAGAATATCTGTTATTTGAGGAAATTATGCCCTTTGGTTTATAAACAGCTTCTCTGATGAACTTACGCATCTCAACAAATGCTTGATTGTCATCATAGTAAAGATCATTAAAACCTAGAGTGTCAAACTCAGAGCCTTTGTCATAAAAATCATCAGCCACAACAAGCCCCCTTATTTTTCGCTTTCCAACATATCATAAAGCTCTTCGGAGGAAAGATCGTCGTTTTCATGACGCAGCTTTTTTTCTTGGAGTGTCAAAACTTTGATCAACTGCTCGTTAGACCTTTGAAGTGCTTCAAAATACTTTGCAACAACCATACCTGCTCGGCTATGATTTTCTTCGTTCTTTTTCAAGTAAACCATTGCATCAATCAAAACAGAATTAATTGCTGCTCTGTCAGTTTTAACGTTATCAAGGACTTCTTCTAGCTTTTGATCGTAATCCATTTTAGAGTTCTCCGTTATCCCACCTTTGTTTAAAGTCTTTATACCTTCTTCTAATCTTGGTTAAGCTGGAAGTTAACTGCTTTGTGTTCATTCCAGTGATTTCTCGAAGGTATAGATAAATAGCTTTCTTATTAAAAATTGGGATTGAATCAATGTCTCGGAAAATAATCTCAATAGCTTTGACAAGTTGTTCTTCTTGCTCTTTTAGATCCATTTTTTTCCATTCTTGGATTTCTTTTTCTAAAAGGAGCATAAATTCAGAGGTTTCTCTTTTTTTATGATATTGATTTTCAACGATCAGTTGGTCTTTAACTTCATAAATATCTTCAATGACAATATGTTTTTTAAGTTTTTTCTTGTGCTTCTTGGTTTCGTGAATGAACCAGTTTTTGGTGATCACAGAAAAGTAAGAAAAAGCTTTGTGGCCCTTTTCAGGTTGGAACTTTTCTAAAATAGTGACCAACCAGACTTTGCACTCTTCTCGGAGAGAATCAATGTTGGGGAGGGTTGTGAATCGGTAGGTATAAACAATTTTATCAACCATTTCAGAGAAAACTGGCTTGATATCTTGCTTGTAAATGCGGCTTCGAACGTTGATATCTTCTGTATTGTTGTACTTTATGATTTGCTGTTCGTGAAACTTGGTAAAGTACATGTTCTCTTTTTTTCTTTTTCTACCTCTCTTCTTTGGTTGATTTTGTTGTTTGTTCGGCTGGGGCATATTCATCCTTTATATTTTCCTCTAATTCTTGCAGCAGTTCTTTTTCTTCTTCATACTCTTCCTCTTCATACAAGAGAGAATAAAAGTCTTCAAAGTTTTCTATCTTGTCTTTTAAATGCTTTGTATGCGTTATTAGAGCCTTTAAAGTTTCATCCCCATAGAACATTTCCATTGAATAAAGAGCTTTAAGGTGCTCTAAGAATTCCAACACCTCTTCTCTTAATTCAGCGACGTTCTCAGCAAAAAAGAAAAGTTTTCGAAGAAGGGCAACCACATAAAATGTTCCTCCTATAACTAGGAGAGTTAGCAAAGTTGCATAAATAGTTAACATTTATTTTTCCCATTCTTTTTGAAGATTTAATTTTTGCTGTTTGATTTCTTCTTTTGTCTCTTCAATGTGTTTTTTCACTAAATCTCCCGGTTTTCTACCTTTTTTGTCTTGAATTTTGATAAAATGCCTATGAAAAGAAGGCACTTTTTCTACCTGACATTCTTCTTGTTTACAGTCCGGATGTCTTTCAAGAGTTTCGCTCATTTGATGACGATACTCAAAAACAAATCCACAGATCTTGCAACAATAATCGTACTTAGGCATCCAATTCTTCCGTTTTTCCAACATTTGAAAATTCCTCCAAGGTTTTACCTTTTGGAGGATTACTAACGATCAAAAGTTCATTTTGATCTAGTTGGAAATCAAAATCTTGCAAAACTGGAACAATGTCTGATTGTTCCAAGATTGAATTTTGAAGAGCCAGCATCAAGGCTCCCATTGCTTGCGGTGATAATTTCATTTTACTTCTCCTTTTAATTTTTTAAGATCTTCTTCATACATCATAATTGCCAATTCATTAAATCTAACTTTTGGCTTCCATCCTAATTTCTTCTCTGCCTTGGTAGCATCGCCCAAAAGCAGAGGCACTTCGTGGGGTCTAAAAAGCCGCTCATCAACCTCTACATACTTTTTGGTGTCTAGACCCGCATATTCAAAAACAACGTCTAAAAACTGCCTTACAGTGTGTGTTTCACCTGTTGCAACAACATAGTCATCTGGCTGCTCTTGTTGTAGCATCATCCACATTGCTTCAACGTAATCCCCTGCGAAACCCCAATCTCTTTTTGCGTCTAGATTTCCTAGATATAGCTTTTGTTGCAAGCCCAATTTAATCCTTACTGCTGCCATTGTGATCTTTCTTGTCACAAAAGTTTCGCCTCTTCTAGGAGATTCATGGTTGAATAAAATCCCCGAAGAGAGATGGAGCCCATATGATTCTCTATAATTTCTAATCAAATTGTGAGCAAACACCTTTGCACAGGCATATGGTGATGCAGGCATCAAAGCCGTCTCTTCATTTTGTGGATTTTCAGGATTGTCCCCAAACATTTCTGAAGAGCTAGCCTGATAGAAACGGCACGTTGGGAGAACATTCTTAATCGCCTCTAGAATTCTCAAAGTTCCCATTGCCACTCCATCGACTGTATGTTCTGGAATATCAAAAGAAACTCGAACGTGAGATTGTGCTGCTAAATTATAGAACTCATCCGGCTTATATTTCATCAAAAGGCGATAAATGTTACCAACATCATTTAAATCAAAATATTCTAATTTAAAGTTTGGATGATCATAAATGTGATCCAATCTTTCTGTACAGATAATGGATGTTCTTCTCTTACATCCAACAACAAAATACCCCTTATCTAAAAGAAGCTCTACAAGATAAGAGCCATCTTGACCAGTCGCGCCAGTAATAATAGCTGTCTTATTGTTTTTCATAGTTTTTTTCATACCATTCATATGTTTTCATAACCCCTTCTTTAAAAGTGGTAAAGTTATAATCACCTACTACGCCTAGAAGACGCTTGTTATCTCCATCTTTTCTGAATTGTCCATCCAATTCATTATTAAACACAATATTAAAATCTCTATCCAATTGCTCAATTAAAAGATTAGCCAACTCTCTGATCGAATAATTCTCATTAGGAGCCACTATCAATGGGGAATCCCCTTTGTGCTTTTTTATTAAAACGGGAATAAGCTGAACCAAATCGTCAACATACAATTGTTGCCTCAAAGGCTTACCGGTCCCCCACAGTTCAATATTCTTTTTCATACCTGATTCAAAAACTTTTCGAATTAAATTCGGCACAAAATGACCACTCTCTAAATCAAAATTATCATCAGGCCCATATAGATTTGAGGGGCAAAAACAATTATAATTTACACCATACTGGCGTGAATATGATAATGACTGCACAAACAAGCTCCTCTTTGCATATCCATAAGAAAAGTTTGTTACAGCCGGTGGTCCTATTAACAGATCTTCTTCTGTAAATGGGTATTTGTCTAGCTTATCTGGGAAAGCACATGTGCTTAAAGAAGACAGAACCCTTCCCACCCCTGCACGATACGATTCTTCTAAAATATTGGTATTAATCATGGTGTTGGTATAATAAAAGTCTGCTTGTTTTTTATTATTTTCTTTTATTCCACCAACTTTACCAGCCAAATGAAGAACAACATCAGGTTTTATATCTAAAAGCATTTGCCGGCAATGATCTTTGACCGTCAAATCATAATCTTTAGAAGAAATATATGTCCAATTTTTCTGCTTTTTTTGCAATCTGGTTCCAACAAATCCTGAACCGCCAGTTACCAATACTTCCATTTATATTTCCACTATCTTTGTTAAGATTTTTGACAATCTAATTTTAGATTCGTGCTCTTTGCAGAATCTTTTGTATCCGTTATTTGCAATCTTTTCTGTTAATTTGGGGTTTTTTAACAGAAAAATAACTTTTTTATTGAACTCATCGACTGTTTCAAACGTTATGATTTCTTTATCGATTGTAAAAAACTCTTCGATTCCTTTATGATATTCAGTCACGACTAGCCCACCTGAAGCGGCTATTTCAAATATTCTTTGTTTCATTTGCGTTTTCCGCAAAGGATCATTATCGTTCCTGCTTAAATTAATTCCGATCTTTGTTCTACCGTGTGTGTTGAAAAGTTGCTCGTTTGTTAAACCAAAAAAGTTGCTAACCTCGATGTCAACATTATCAAAAAAATTCTTTCTTTGTTTGGTCATATTGCCTATGAAAGAAATGTCAATGTCTTTCTGTTCAAAGTCTACTCTTTTGATGTATTTGTTATTTATATGCCAGTTTCCTAAAAGTATATTATCATACCCTATTTGCTTATATTTCTCTAAATAAAGCGGCTCTGGAGTGGAGCAGCAAGTAAAAAAATTACACACTTTTTTGGAAAACGTTTCAAATCTCCAAGTATCATCGCAAAACCAATTGAATGTCTTGATTCTACCTCTCTTTGTTTCTCTTTTAATCTCTCTTGTTGGTTCATATGGGGCGATGTTGGCATCACCCGTCAAACAAGACCATATAACATCTGGCTTAAAGGATTCTATAACTTTAGAATAACTTACTTCATCTGGTTTGACCGTATCATAAAAATAAACATCGTGCCCTAACTCCTCTAATGCCGAGAAGAAATGGTAATAACCACCATCTAAAAAGCCTCTGTATGTTTTGTTTGTTGTAAGTAAAATTCTCATATATTAAAAAGCAAACTCTCTTTTGAAAAAGTCTCCACAATCACAGCATTCTTCAAAGAACTCTTTTGTCTCTTTATTAAACCAATCATTAATATAATGATTCATTGTGCCCATAAATACTGCATCAGTTTGAACTCCCAAGCCATCACAATAATGCCAAACTTTAATTTGCTTATTATCGCCGGTATACAACTTTTGATCTTTCACATAGAATTTATTAGTATGCTCTCCCCAAGGTTTTGTGTTCGGCTTGGCTACGATATTTCCTTTTGCGCGAGCATTGTATACAACCTCGCTAGTCTTGTATGGGCCATCAACAATTGAACACGAATAGTTATAATCTTCAGACCATACAACATAATTCAACCCAGCCTGCTCCACATACTCTGGGAATGATTTAGCAATTCTAACAATATCGACTATAGCAGAAGGATTATTGAAACAAACCACATCTGCATTAAGATGTGTTTCAGAATCTGGTGATAAAAACATATTACGATGTCTAGAATATAGCCTGTATGGATAATCCAACGTGGCTAATATATCATCTTCATCGTTATCAATAAATTCTGTCAATCTAGAACAAGTTATGGTATCTGCACCTAGGACGATGATTTTATCATACTTAAATCTCATCATAATTTCAGCAGCTAGCATATATTTGTATATGCCATGGCCAACTAATTTAAGTTTCTCTGTTGAACGATATTGTTCAGCATTTTCTTTGTTAACATGAATCAAATCAACATCCGGATGATATTTTTTAAAACTATCAACAGCGCATTTTCCTATTCTTTCGTACCTTTTGCCAAAAAAATAGATCAAACAAGCAATTTTTTTCTCTTGCTTTACCATCTCCAGTTGTTCCTTACTTCTTTTACAATCTCGACAATCTCTTCATCGAATTCCTTCAAGGGTTTCCATCCTAGTTCTTTCAATCTTGTGTCATCAATTGCATATCTAACATCTTGACCCTCTCTAACTTCTGAAAAGTCTACATGTTCTCTCCAATTCTCTTCCGAACCAAAGAAAGCTTTGATAATTTTCCTTACTGTATCCACATTTGCCTGCTCAAAGCCACCGGCAACGTTGTATACTTGATTAACTTCGCCTGATTCTACAATCTTAATAACAGCTTCTGCCGTATCCTCTACATGTAGCCAGTTCCTTACTGGAGTGCCTTCGTTGTGTAGTTTGATCTTTTTCTTTCGCATCAAATTCTTGACAGAAATCGGAATTAATTTCTCTGGATATTGGCCGGGGCCGTAGTTGTTTGTCGGTCTCAAGATAAGATACTTAATTCCATATGTTCGAGCCCACGCTGTGATCAGCATATCAGCAGCCGCTTTTGATGCTGAATATGGGTTACTTGGGTTCAAGATGGACTCTTCATTGTGCGCACCTTCTTCAATGTCTCCATACACCTCATCTGTGCTAATATGAAACAAAATCGGCCTATCATTACAGTTGTGAGGTTTCCTCCGAACCAGTTCTAGCAAGTTTTTAACACCAACAATGTTACTGGTAATAAACTCATCACTATCAATAATACTGTTTCCAACGTGAGACTCGGCTGCGAAGTTGATAACATAATCGCAATCATAAAGCGATTTCAAATCTTTGATATCTGAATTAATGAATTTAAAATTTGGATATTTATTGAATTCTTCCAGATAATCCGGATTGGCTGCATAGGTCAACTTATCCACTCCACACACTTCCCAGCCCATCTCAAGCACCTTTCTAGTGGTATGTGAGCCCATAAACCCCAAGCAGCCAGTAATATAAACTATTTTCATATCTATGCTCCCAATTCTTTAAAAAAGGCATCTACCTTTTCTTTAATATAATTCATTTTCTCTTCAGTCAAGCCAGAATAAGTTCCCAAAAACAAAGTGCTGGTTGTTGCCAAGTGAGCATTTGGAAATACTTTTTTAAGCTCTCCGTACTCTTTAGCCAAATGTCGATATCCGGGGTGATACATAACATTGCCGGTAAAGTAAGCTCTAGTTTGAACTTTTTGCTTTTCCATATATGTTTGGAATTGATGTCGACTAAAGGGCGCTCCTTCTTTGACAGTCAAAAGAAATCCAAACCAGCTAGGATCTGCTTTTTCTGTTGCCTTTGGTAGATGAAAATATTCTCCATATGGCTTGAAGATTTCATACAATCTTTCAAAGTTATCTTTTCTGTCTTGATGAAACTTTTCCAATTTCTTCAACTGCTCCAGCCCCATTGCGGCTTGAAGATCCAGTGGCTTAATGTTGTACCCAATCTCATCAAAAACATAACGATGATCATATGTAACTTCTGGCAAATCTGGAAACCAATTCTTAAATCGATCTCCGCAAGCAGTTGCACATGTGACATCTCCGGGAGACTTTTCATTGCAATAGCAAGCCCTACCCCAGTCTCTAAAACTAGCCAATCCCCTTCGAAGTTGGTTTTGGTTAGTCGCAACAAAACCACCCTCTCCCATCGTCATATGGTGGGCTGGAAAGAAAGAGCAAGTCGACATCAAACCAAAAGAGCCCAGCAACTTACCATCGTATGTTGAACCTAGAGCATCACAAGCATCCTCCAAAAACACTAGTTCATATTTTTCCACAAGGGCCATCAGTCTATCCATATCTGGTGGATTGCCTAGGACGTGAGCAAAAATAATTCCTTTAATTTCAGGATCTTCTTCTAGTTTTTTCTCCACTTGATCCAAATCCAGATTCAAATCAGGGAGCGTAACATCAACAAAAACTGGCTCATATCCATTCTGAATGATGGGGTTGAGAGTTGTTGGGAAACACACCACAGGAGTAATAAACTTACTACCACGAGGAAGATGGTATTTTGCCAATCTTTTATCTTTCGATGTTAGTGTGGACACCATCAGAAGGTTAGCAGAACTTCCAGAGTTTGTCAAAACTCCAAACTTCTTGCCAAGCTCTTTTGCAAATTCTAATTCAAACTTTCTTGCATTCTCGCCATAAATGAGCCAACCGCTCAAGAGAGTTCTGATTGCTTCTTTGTATTCGCGTTCATCCAAAACTGGTCCTGAATATTTAACCCAATCGCCCTCTTTCCAGTCATTTTCTTCTTTGTTCTTTTGTTTAACATACTCACTAACCAAGTTTAAAATCTCATTAAGAAGCTGTTTTTGCATATTTTTTAATCTCCCGATAATACTCTTTAATTGCTTCGTCAAAACCTATGAATTCTAATCCCAAAGAGCCTAGCCTTGCGCCGTTTCCAGAATAGCTATTATCCATTTCCTCATCCAACAAGGAAATATCTACATCGTGGTTGTCTAGGTTGTTGATCTTGTTTGCCACATCCAATAAAGTTTGTTTTTCCATATAACAAGCATTAAATTGCTTAAATTTATGACCACCTTCGGACATCAAGCGATCTATAATTCTATACAAATCCTTCACATAGAAAAAATCCATCTCTTTGTTCTTGTGTACTATTATACCACACTTTTCAATATATTTTAAGATAGAATTTTTAATCATTCTTTGAGGTTCTTCGTTCACTCCAAAGCAATTAAAAATACGAATATTGTATATGTTGTCGTTTATATTGATAACGCTTTTTGTTATTTCTTGCTTTGCTCTTCCATAATGATTAAGAGGTTCTTTATTATCAAACTTTTCTTCATCTACGTTTTCAATGTTTTCTTCTTTGCAATATTCCGCTCCGGAACCAAAAACAATCATCAACTTGAACTTATCTCTATGTTTTTTCAAGTTTTCATACATTTTCAAATTTTCATAGAAATATCTTTCTTCGTTTTTATGAATTCTTTTTCCGCCGGAAGCCGCCGTATGTACCACGTAGTCAACTTTATTAGCTTGAAAAAAGTTGTCTACCTCGGTCTCATCTAAAACATCCAAAGTAGCTCTATTTGTAGAAATAACTTTATATTTTTTCTCCAATTCTGGAATGATGCTTTTTGCAATAAAACCATTTGCACCGGTGACAAGCACGGTATTATTCATTTTACTTTCCTACTCATCTTTTAAGGTTCAAATAATAGGGGCCTTTGTTGTACAGCATATCACGAAAAGATTCTTCTAATTCTTTTTCACTCTTTGGGTGGTTAGTCTCTATATTCTTAAAGCACTTCATAATTTTCACATCGTCCTCTGCCCAGTGAGAAAATCCCAAGTATCCATAATCCTTTCCTCGGCCTCCGCCCACTAACTTGACAGGCACTTTTTCATGATCTACATAATTTCGTATAAATTCGAATGGCCGATACAGCAAAAATGGAGTAATCGAATAAACAACTGGAATTTTTCCTTCCATCGCCATTCCACTAGCCATCCCCATCATAAATTGTTCCGCTGCTCCGACATTATGAAAACGGTCTTCGTAATCAATCTTGATCCGATCCCACAATCCATAACCAAGGTCTCCCGTGATCAGAACAATATCTTTATTTTGCCCCATTTCTCTATGAAGCAGTTCACTAAAGTATCTTCTCATTCGAACCTCTCCTTTGCGGATTGATAATCTTCTTCGCTCATAATGTGATAATGTGCGTTCAATCCGGATAGAAATGGATATTCACCAACATCGGTATAGTGAATCTGAATGTCCGGAAGGAAAGTTTTAAGTCTTTCAACTAATTTTCTAGAATCAACGCATTTATAACCAGCATACCCATTAACATTTACGTGTACTGTTATATTCTTGATGTTCTTCTCTTCAATGTACCTCAAGGACTCCCAAATAGACCCTTCATATGCTTCTCCATCGCTTACCAAACAATGAATGTGGATGTCTTTATTCGCCAAGGCTCTGCCTACAGCCACCGTCAACCCCATTCCCAAACTTCCTGTCGAGCAATAGATAAAATCACTCTCACATCGATGTGGGTGGCCTCCGTGTTTTTTAAACAACTTTTCTGCATCTAGATCGTGATATTTTTCCAGAACAACATACAAAGCCAAAGCTGCGTGTCCGGATGACAAAATAAAAATATCTGTCTTTTTCTTTTCTTTATAGATTTCATCAATGATACCAACACTTGAGAAGTAACTTCCCAAATGCGATAGATTGTTTTTATATGCTATTTCTAGAATTCTTTTTTTTAGATTCTCCACTTTTCCCTCCAAAATCTCTGGATTTTCTTGTCATAATTCGTTTGTTGTTTTTTCATCTTCCAAGTTGCCTGTTCCGGGTGCCAACGATAATTGAACCCAAGCCAAGAACTCACAGGGAAAATGAATTCTCCTTTATCAACCAACTGGCAATAAAAATCATAATCTGCGGCTCCTCCATATTGGCTTGGTTTTGTCTTTGTCTCTAATAAAACATCTTTCTTGTACAAAACCGTTGGGGTGTTGACCACGCATCTCTTCACCAACTCCTGTTTAAGTTGTTCTTTGTTATTGTAAAAATAAGATACGAACCCAACATCTCCCTCTTCTTGCCCCTTGATGCCTCTAATTGGGCTTTGAAGCACCCTTATTTTATCCGGCACCTTCATTACAATGCTCATACAATTTGAAATAAAATTGTTCTCCAAAAAGTCATCAGAACCCATAATCAAAATGTACTCACCGGTAGACATTCTAATACCTTCTTCTCTAGCCTCATCCCAACAATGTGGGTATATGTTCGGAGCAGAAGACATAATAAGCTTATCACTTTGGATCTTGCTAACAATATCAACGCTACTGTCTGTACTTTCATTGTCAACAAAGATAACTTCTACGTTGTCGTAATCTTGATCCAAAGCAGTTCTAACACTCTGTTCAATCCATTTTTCAGAATTATAACAAGGTATTACGATTGTAACTTTCGGTTTGTTATCCAAAGCTCAACATCTCCTCAACTCTTTTAATATAAGTGTGGTTTTTTAATACATTATTTCTATTATAATTTTTCATTTCTTTAATTTGTTCTTTGTCTTTCAGCAGTAAATCGCCTACAATCTGAACCATTTCTTTGGGATCTTTTGCCAGTTGTACATTGGGAAAGATTGTATTAACTTGTCTTACAGAGTCTGACACTAAAATACCAGTTAACCCAAGAGATTTAAATGTTCTTTCGTTTGTATCCAAACCCAGCATTTGTTGATATGCATCGTGAATGTTAATTGCAATCTTACTACTAGATAAGATCAGATTCTCTTTCTCGTGAGAGATATTACGATTGATAAAAAATCCACACTTAAGATTGCTATTTTTAAACTCTCCTAGATAATCTAATAAAATCTTTCTTTTTTCATTGAAGCCGTTGTTTGCCCAAGTGCCAATAAAACAGCAATCAAAGTTGTATTTATCGTCTTCTTCAATCTGATATGAGATAGAGTCAAAAGCCAATGGAAGCTTTTTAATCCCTTTCCATTTTGTATGGTATTCAAAACTGTCTGCCCAGTGCCATAGAACAACATTGTCCAAAACATTAAGCTCTTTAATTGTATCGTCTGGGCACAATGATACAAAATTGGGATGCGTTCCCCACTTCATTGGAAATGTGTTTGGCTGGACGTATACGTAAGCCTTTATTGCTTTTTTAACAACGTGAATGTTTGTGGAGTTGATTTCTGCATCCACTGCCATCAAATAAAAACCTTCATCATTTGAAATATCTAAAAGGTTTTTATAATTCACAACTTCATAACCTAGTGCCTCCCAAGCTTTGAAGTAGCCGCGATAAATGTATTTTCCAGCGTTTTCTTCGTGAGATTTAATATATACTTTTCTCATTCAAACACCTCAATAATCAACTTTGGAATGCTTTCTCTCATTTTATACATTTCTTCCAATAAGGGCTCTCCCTTCAAGGAAAACCATTCTTCAGATGTAGCTCCAACTTTCTTGTTTGTTACAACTTTACAGTTCATTGCTTTAGCTTCCACGCAAACCCTATTTAATGTCTCAACAACTCCGGGAAAGAAGACCAGCCCTTCATTTTTAGATAATTCAGTTAAAAACTGCTGTCTAGGCATTTTTGATATCAGCTTAAATGGAATCTGCTTATGCCGGCAGTATTTAATACAAATATTTGTGTTTTTTATTGGATTGATGGAATTTATAATTGAATAAAAATTACTTTTTTTGTTTTCTGAAAGCTTTCTCATCAATTTCAGATCCTCTTCGGACCACAAATTGCCAGATAAACTTATAGCATTTATTTTCTTTAAGTTTTTGTTAATAATTTCTGCGTGTAACAAAGATTGACATAAAATGGCTTTTGCATTTTGATAAAAACCTATATTTATTAATTCTTGTTTTTTGCATATATAATCTTCACACTTGGAGGGGTCTCTATTGATTAGGTATTTGTGATCGTGTTCGTATATCGCATAATTTAACCCTGATTGAATGAACTTTTTACACTCTTCTTTTAAGAATATAAAATTGGAAATAATAAAGTTATTTCCAATATTTTCTTTTAAAAATCTCAAATCAACTTCAGAAGTGTTCTTTTTCTTTACTTTATAGCCTTTATTGGATAATATTTTTAAAAGCTCATAATCATTCAGTTCACCTCCGCCGATCACACCCTGCTCTAAAAAGAAGTCGGACAAAAAGATATACATTAATCATAAACCTCTTCTCCCAAAGAGGCTAGCCACGAATCAACATCAAAATCTTTCTCCTTCACGCTTTCCAAAACTTTTTGATATTTGCTATCTGCTTCAAACTCTTTCAAAAGCCACTTTCTTAATCTCTTCGCTTTGGCGTGATAAATGCCATACATTTTCACGACATCTCGCAGTCGTGAAACATAAGAAAACCTTTTTGGGAAAGCCCAAAGAGAGTCCCTAATCAAAACTGGCTCCCAGACAGCCTCTTCTTGGACTGGTTTGAGATCATAATCGACCTTCAAGAAATGAGCTTTTTTCTTTCCCTTATCATCTGGGGCATAAAGAAAATCAACCACGCCGCCCCAATCAGGGGCAATTACTGGAAGTCCATAGTAAGCCGCTTCAAAAACAGGAAGGCCGAACCCTTCACCATGAGCCAAATTGATAAAGCATTTAACTTTTTGATGCTGATAAAGGGCTGAGAGTTCCTCTTCTGTCATGTCTCCGTGTAGGTAATAAACAGAACATTCTCGGTCTTCAAAGTCTTTAAGAATGTGATTGATTCTTTGCTCAAACTTTTCTCGATCCATCACACAGTTCTTGGCAAAGTTTCCTTTTAGAATTAGGCCATAAGGTTTGTCCTGAAATTCTTCAAGCCACCAACGAACAGTGTTTTCCAAGTTCTTTCTTGGGGACCATTGAGCATTGCAAAGAAAGTTGAAATCATGCTTGAAATCAAGTTCCAAAAACTCTGGACAAGGAGCAACTTTACGAACTGGATAATGCGTCACTTCCACAGGAGTTTCATTTCTAAAAACGATCTCTTGTCCAGTTTGTGGATGCTGAAATTTATAAACTGTGTTATCAAAAGCATATTTTGTATGTTCTGAAACAACCAGAATCTTGTCCATCAGGTTGCTTTTTTCAACCCATTGCGGGGACATTTTAGTTGTTTCTGTTCCGGCTGTACAGCCAATGTTAACGGCAGCTAGCTTCTCCCATTCTTGCGGGATGGTAACTTGAAGCGAAACATCAAAATGAACTTGTTGCCCTGCTTTTTTAGCACCTTCAAGTGTCAAAACAGTTTTTTTGATTGCTTCATCAATAAACTGCCTTTCTTCATTGTCTTCCCAGATCCAGCCGGTTTCGCCCCAGCGAATATTCAAGATATAAATGTCGAAAAGCTCTTCTCTACTCCGCAAAGCACGGAGAACAAAACGAGCGTGTTCTCCATATCCAGAGCGACTCAACATTGGAGCTTTAATCAAAACCTTCTTTTTCATTAAATAACCTCTATTTTTTAATAACTAAAACTTGACCTTTATAGTAAACATTGCATGGAGTTTTAGAATTTTTTGAAAATTCATTCCATTTTTCAACAACTTCGCTATAAGTTCCTTTTTTAATCAACTTGATAGGAAACACTTCATTACCCAAGGAAGAAACTTGCCACAATTCATAACTCCCGCTAGTCATTTCAAACAACCTCTTTCAAAACCCAAGTTTTATGATTTTTTCTATTTTCCCAAGAACCGTGCTTTTCCACTGTTTTATCGATCAGATCAACCCACGTTTCACAAAACTTTTCATAATTGTAGTTTTCTTGAACATGCTCCATTCCCATTTGGGACATTGCTTCAAATTCAGGATCTTTGTTTTTCCAAAGCTCATACATATCACGCAAAGCATTAACAACATCTTCTTGATTTAGGCGGTCTTCATAGATGTAAGGTACTGGTTGTGAGCCAATAACAGACTTTGAACAAGGGAACAAACCCATTCCAAACCAATCTGTGCCATTTGTTACCTGCTCTTGAAGTCCTCCAGTCATATTCACGATGATTGGTGTCCCACAAGAAAGAGATTCCAAAGTAGCCAATCCAAACCCTTCTGCATCTGAAATGTTCACGGTGCAGTCAACGGCATTGTATACCTTTCCAAGAGTTGGAATATCCAACTTTGTTGTTGAAAAGATCACCTCTCCATTGACAAGACCCAATTCGTGAATAATCGCTTCAAGATCTTGACCGTGCGGGTCTTTTGGTTCAGTGTGCATCATCAAGATTGCTTTGTCATGACCCACTTCATTCAAAAATTCTTTGAAACACCAAAGAAGGTATCCAGATTGCTTTCTTCTTGCATTTCTGTTATTCCAGAAAAAGACCATCTTTTCATTTCCTTCTTTATCAAGAAGGTTGTCTTTGAAGATTTTCTTTCTGTGTTCTTTGATCTCTGCCTCTGGAAGCTTTTTGAAAGCCGTAGAGTCTACAGCATGGGGGATGTAATGACACTCCACATCAGAAAGAGTTCTTACAATGTCGTCTGTGACCTTTGAAATCGTAGCAATAACATCATTTGAATCATAATACTTTTTGTTGTATTTTGGATAAGGGTAGTTGTCCCAGACGTGGTAGTAAACCATCGGCATAAGTGGTCTGATTTCGTTTTCAATTTCCCACAGCCAACCATAAAATCTGGGATCTGTCATAAACCAAAGAAGATCTGGTTTTTCATTTCTGATAATAGACCTGATTGAATCTTGATCTCCATATCCATCAACAGGATAAATAATAAGATCGTCTCCCCACTCTTCTGTTTTTTGAGGAGTATAGTTCTCGTGCTTAATAGCACCTGCTAAAGCTCGGATCTCATATCTTCCAGTCTTAAGAAGAGCTTCAATAACATATTTTGTTTGAGTTCCTACTCCAGAAGGAGAATAAGGATGATCAGAAATGGTTAAGATCTTTGTTTTCTTCATATTAAAACCTTATTTGAAATATTAATTTATAGCTTAAAAAGAATATCTTTAAAATTCTTAAAAAAGATTATAACATACATTTTTATATTTTTTAACCTAATTTGAAAAATAATTTAATTTATTTTTTTATTGAAATAATAAGATCTTTATGTTATACTGTTTAAAGCTTAAAAAGAAAAAGGAAATATTAGTATGAATTATTGGGATGAATTTGAAAAACTTAAAACAAAAAGACCTTATAAGTCTTATTCTATCATAAATGAATTAAAAAGTCAAGGAAAAATAGATAATAATTTTCTTTCTAAGATAGATCAAATAACATTAGAAGATCTTATAGCAATAAAGCTGGAATCAGCTACCATAGCAGCAGGAGGAAAGCTATATGGTTTGAGGATCTTTTACAACATAGACAAAATAATTAAAGAAGCAATAGTAAAAACGGCTATTTCAGCCGCTGTAGATATAAGAGGGGCAGCGTCTTTCCTAGGTGTAACAACAGAAAGATTCGGAGAGCTTTTAACTAGATTTGATTTAAGACAGAAGAATAAGTGATTATTTATACATTGCAGAGCGAATGGCTGAAAGAGGCACACCAAAGCTGATATGATGGAACCTTCTATGAACAGAAGAAACAATGCCGATCACCTCTCCGCATTTATTCAGGATCGGAGAACCAGATGAACCACCAATCACAGGAATCGTGTAAACAGCCATTAAAGATTTATATCCTTTGATAGGCACAATCTTTTTACCCAGATAACGCCCTTCATATAGCCCTAGAACGTTTCCTGAAAAGAAACCTAGGGGTGAGGCTGTATTATAAACTTTCTCGCCTTTTTGGGGCATTTCCGTGGCGATCCTGTAAGTAGGCAGGTCTTCGACCAACTTGACTCTTACAATGCCCAGATCAGCTTTTTTCACCATTTTGAAGCCAACGATCTTGTGTTTTCTTTTGTGCCAATCGATCAAGTAGGAATGGTCATTAGACACAGAGATCTTGTATTTCATTGCACTTAACATTCTTCTGTGCATTGGATGTACCGGATCAAGGTATATGTTGTGAGCAGCAGTCAAAGCATAACTCCACTTACCTTCTTTGTGGACATGGAAAGCTGAACCTTCATATCTTACTTGTCTAGACCTGCAAGCAATGTGAAATCTTTCTGGCTTACAGATTTGAATTGTTGCTACTCGAACAAATTTGAAAAAGGCTCTTTGTTTGAATGGGTTTTTCTTTGCGAACGAGCGGAAATAAGTGAGGTGGGAACATCCAGCAAAATGGAAGCAGAGAGGGATAAAAAAAAGATAAAAGTAAATTAAACGTTTCCTCATTGCTTTTCCTCGCAAATTAGGGTTACAATTTTAACTAGTTTTCTAATTTGTTTAAAGTATCAAAACTATTTAATCATAGAGTTTTAACTCTAAACCACTGCAAGGAAAGCATTATGAGAAAGAAAACTTACATCCTAGATACTTCAGTTTATCTCACAGACGCAAACTCAATCAAAGAATTCAAAAAGAACGACATTATCATCCCCCTGAAGGTTCTAGAGGAAATCGATAAACACAAAACAAGACAAGACGGAGTTGGAGCACAGGCAAGACAGATTATCAGAATTTTAGATGAGTTAAGAACAAAAGGTTCACTTCAAAAAGGTGTTCGAATTGAAAAAGGAAAAGGCTTAATTTATACCAAAGGGTATAATATCGAGTATCTTCCAGAAGGCTTTGACCCTAAACACCCCGACAATCAGATTATCTGCGTAGCTCTCACCGAAAAAAGAGAAAATCCCAAAAAGAAAGTTGTTGTTGTTTCTCGTGATATCAATATGCGAGTTAAATGTGACGCTATTGGTATTGAATGTGAAGAATACGTTGCCTCCAAGGTTGTAAAAGACTCTTCCGAGCTTTACACCGGCCTAAAGCAAATCCTTGTAGATGAAGAGATTGTGGATCAGTTTTATGCAAAGAAAGATGTCTTTGTTGAAAAAGAAGAGCACAATCTCCATCCAAACCAGTTTGTGATGCTGGTTTCCTCTTCAAATGAAAAGAAGACTGCGTTAGCGCGCTTTTTAAGCCATTCTATGCCCCTTAAACACATTTTTGATAGCAAGGGTCACGAATGGTTAATCAAGCCCCGTAATAAGGAGCAGAGGTTCTCTATTGACCTTCTAATGAACCCTGACGTTCCTGTGGTTACTTTGATTGGGAAAGCAGGGTCTGGTAAGACGCTTGCTGCTATTTCTGCTGGGATGGAGCAGGTCTTAAACACAGAAAGGTACAAAACCCTTGTTGTTTCCAGACCCGTTCAGCCTCTTGGAAAGGACATTGGCTTTCTTCCGGGCTCAATGGAAGAGAAAATGAGACCATGGTTAGCTCCGATCAGAGACAACTTGCAGTATCTTATGGGCAATGATAAGATTCTAATGGAAGAATACCTTTCAAACGGCTTGATTGAAGTAGAGGCTCTCACTTACATAAGGGGTCGTTCTATTTCTGATGCTTATATTATTATTGATGAAGCTCAAAACTTGTCTAGACATGAGTTGAAAACGATCATCACTCGTGTGGGTGAGAACACAAAGATTGTTCTAACAGGAGATATTGAGCAGATTGACAATGCTTACATTGATGAAACAACCAACGGGCTGACATATGCAGTTGAAAGTTTCAAAGAAACTGAATTAGCTGGTCATATCACCCTACAAAAAGGCGAAAGATCGAAAGTCGCCAGTTTAGCAGCGAGGATTTTGTAAATGTCAAAAGAAGAGTATATCCAATTTGGTTGGGGCAAGTTTATTAGAGAAAGTCTGAGAAACGAAGATTCTCAAGATGAAGGCGCTGGCTTTTTTATTTACTGCCCTCAAAAAGATAGCGTCTTGCTCCTAAGAAGGGCAGATGGTTCTGAAACAGGCCATCTTGCTTCTCCCGGCGGACACGCCAAAGTAGGCGAAAAACCAGAGAAAACAGCACAAAGAGAAACCCTAGAGGAAATTGGAAAAGATCTTTCTGGTCGTGATTATATGGACAAGTTTGTCAATGAAAGGGACGACTTTAAATATACCACTTTCTTGGTTGAAGTTGTTGATGAGTTTGAGCCTAGGCTGAACTCCGAGCACGATGCTTGGTGCTGGGTAGATCTGGACGAGATCAAAATGTGCATTAAAAAAGATTGCAAACTTAAGTCTTCCAAGTTTAAATTTCCCGGAAGCAGAAAAAGAAGCGTAAATGCCCCAATTCACTTTGGAATAAAAAATTGCATAAAACACTTTAAATTGTAATCAAACTGTGTTATAATGTAAAAAAGAAAACGAGGTGTAAAATGGATTTAAAACAATATTTGATTGATTATGCTGGAGAGAAGCTCCTCCTCGATAAGGAAACAGAAGAAGTAACAGTTGAAAACATTGTTGAAGTTGTTGCTGATGAGTTTCCTGAATTTGTTATTGCTATTGCGGAAGAGAACTTTTTTCGAGGATATGAACAAGCAGCACAAGATTTTGACTTTGCAAAGGAATTTATTGAAAATGAGCGTGAGGCAACTTTTAATGGAACGACACAAAACAAATAACTATTCAAACAAAAGAATGAAAGAATATTCTATCCACGGAGTTCCTTTCGTTATTGTTCACGAACCTGACTATTCAAAGGTGAACCCTGAAGAAGTCATTCAAAGGGTAGAAGACATGATCCCTGCGCGACTGGTTGATGGTTTGGATGGTTTTTATATGGCTCATCTAAAAGAATTTGATGAGTTGAACAGAAACGCAGTGTTCAAAGACAACACAATCTACATTACAAACGAGCAAGATGACTTTAAAGATATGTTGGATGATATTGTTCATGAACTGGCTCACTTCACTGAAGTGAAGTTTCAAGATCATATCTATGGCGATGGAGAGATCCGAGATCACTTTATCAACAAAAGATACAATCTTTACAACAATTTGACAAGCGCTGGCTACGACTGTGACAAGAAAGCTTTCTTGAAGGTGGATTTCAATCCAAACTTGGATGTGTTTTTCCACGAAGAGGTTGGATATTCTAAATTGAGGGGTCACTTGGGAGGCTTTCCCTCCCCTTATTCAACGGCTTCCTTGAGGGAGTATTATGCGGTTGTTTTCACTGATTATTTTTGTTATGATAGGGAAGAAGTTTGCAGGAAATGTCCAGAGGTTTGTGATAAGATCCATTCTTTGTTGAATTAAAGTTCCAACTCCAATTCTTCCTCTTCACCGCCTTCTGGCCCCTCCTCTCCCAGATCAAGTTCAATTTCCTCTTCACCGCCTTCTTCAGGTCCGGTTAACTCAATATTATCTGAAGCGGTTGCAATTTCTGCACCAGCTTCTTTTTCGCCCGTCGCTTGCTTCAAGACATCTTGAAAGAAGTCTTGCGAGATTGAAACTTCAGAGTTGAAGTATTTGTTCTCTAGGCGATCAAAGTGAAGAGCGATATTGGTGAACAAAAAGTCCAAGAATTCAACTTGAGGTTCATCTTTTCCGGGACTTTCTCTTTTGAAAACTTCCAATTCTTCCGGTGTCATTTGAAGGTCTTTCAAAGCATTCTCGATGGTTGCTTTTTGGGTAGAGATGAACCGATAAGCTGCTTTTCGACCAATTGAGTTCTCGCCAGAGATAGGTTCTGGAAAGTCATCTTCCGGGCCACGGTCAGTAACCCGACCGGTTGTCAAGCTGTCTGATGCTGCTAGTTCATCTTCTTCTACTTCTTTTTCGGTTTTTGGTAACCCTTCAGCATCCAAAGTGATTTTGATATCTTCTTGCTCCATGAGGGGTTTTTGATCTTTCTGTAAGAAAGATTCTTTTCTTCTCTCAAATCGAGAAATAAGTCCATCCAAAGACATTTCAGGTGCAATCTCGTCGTAAAGACCTTGAATAACGTGCTTGATAAAAGACCTACGCTCTGCCGCTGTAGAAAGCGCGCTATACTCTGGTTCCAACTGGGAACCGCCCACTTTCCCGGGAATGATCATTTTCAGAACTTTTTCAAGATAGTTGATAGCAGTCGATCTTTCTCCTGCTTTCATTTCTTCTTGTTCCATAAGTGTTTTGTATTTCTTTACAACCAAAGCTTGAACAATCTGTCGAAACTTTGCTTCTTCTATTCTTTTTTGCTCTTTCACGGTTTTTATCCCTTTGTTAATGAGTTTTTTCAATTCTTTTTTCTTTTCATCATCTTCGTCCTTTTTAAAAGGACGACCAGAATGCCCAGCAACATTTCCAGCGGCCATTGAAGAGGCTTCTTCAAGTCTTTCAGTGTCATAGATTTCTATAAAACGATCAACATCAATGTTATCCGGAATCATTGTTTTAATAGCTTCTTTGTCTCTAGAACTAATCGCATTTCGAAGCTTTGTGGCGCTGACTGGAGTAGCATCTGGACCCACACAAGGTTGTGTTTCGCAAGGCGAGATAACATCGACCGAAAAGCCTTCCGGAAGTTTGTCCGGGTTTTTAACTTCAAAATAGTTTTTAAACTCTTCGATTCTTCTTGCATCGGCGTCTTTTGAGCCAGCACCCATTGTGAAAGCTAAATCTTTGTAAGCTTCCCTTCTTTCATCACTGATCAAAAACTCATAAGCAGCCATAATGGGAGAGTTGTAATCAGTCTCCAACACTTCTACTTTCCCATCTAAATTATAAAGATCAAAAACTTTCATTGATTGTTCTCTAGAAAACCCTTCTCTAGCCTTGGGGCCGATCAGGACCAAAATCTTCTCAACATCGGGCAGACTAGCATAGTAGTCAATCATTGCTTTGTGAGCTTTGGTAGGTGGCTTGAAACCGCCGGGAAGGAGAACCAGCTTTTTATTTTCTTTCAAAAGGCTTTGCAAAGCTGGGATCTTTCCTCTGCCATACTTAAACAACCCTAGGAGTTGGTTAGCAGGAGCAAAGTTACCGGTGAACTTGTATGTTTTTCCATCGTAATCAAAAACAAAACCTTCAGCAGCAGTGGAAACACCCTCTGCATCGACAAGTTTTTCCAACTGCGTGTTCAAGATCCCAATAGCTTCTTCAACGCCGGAGCTTCGGATAGCAGAGATAGCATCAGAAACTTCTTTTTGCAGTCTTTGGACTTCTTCTTTGTTATCTAAAACAAAAGCACTTTGAAAGTTTTTAAGAATTTCAACAGCGAACTGGTGGATGATCATTTCCAAAGGCTTGACTGCCTTTTTAAAGTATTTTCCCAGCTTTTTAGATGCTGCTGAAACTTGCTGCTGGGCTTCCCTTGGAAGACCTTCCTTGATATCATTGAGCTTAACAGAAGTTCCTTCGAAAAGCCTTTTCATCAGGAGTGTCAGCTTTTCCTCCGGAATTAAAGGAAAATCTTCAACAATCATTGGAACAATCTTTAAAGTAAGATAATCTCCAACGGTGTTTGAATCAGAAAGGCCAGCGGCAGAAGTTAAACTTTCTAATCTATTAATGAATTCATTTGCAATGTTTTCATTGTCAAGGCTTTCCAATCTTCGAATAGCATTGACTTGAATTCTAAAATTATCTAAAACATCTTTTTCTTTGATCTTTTCAATTGCATTTTCCAATTTTGCAACCAAGCCTGAAGATACATCATCTGTGGCAACAGGTTTTCCATTTTCAACTTTAACATGACCAACACGATGAATATTCAAAGTTGGAATAGAGTATTGAATAACGTTGGGGTTTCTTGGATCTTGGATCTCAGCATTGTAGAAAATATCTGCGCTTTCTCCAAAGAGGTCTAAAATTTCTTCGTCAGAGAGGGCTTGAACTGCTTTCTCAAAGGCGCTGAAAGCTTCCGTGAAAGCAATTTCCAAAGAACCACGCCCACCAAACTTTTGAGCTAATTCAGCAGCGTTCATCCCGCCTTTAGCAATATTCCCTTTGTTTCTAGCGGCTCTTGCTTCGCCAGATGCTAGATCATATGAAATAAAAAGGTTCTGGCCATCTGTTTTTTCAGTCCCTTCTAGCTCTCCAACACCAGCTTTCCGGAAAATCTCTTTAATGTCGGAAAACTTAAGTTTTGGATTTTCATAAAGGTGGGACATGTGGCCGGCCAAGCCGCCCTCTAGAAGAAGTTCTTCTTGCATGTTGTTAGTTATCCTTGGTTAAAATTCTTGCTTTTCTTTTAGCACTCTTGATGTGCTCTTTAACTTGCTCTTTTTTCCATCCGGAAGGTAGCTGCTCAACTTGTTTTTCGATCTCTTGAAGGTGCTCCAAGAGGGTATACTCTTGTTTTGTTTTTCCTTCAAGAAACTCGCGGGTCATTTTGCGATGATCAGTCATCTTTTTTAACTACCTTTTTCTTGGTGGTTTTTTTGGGTTTTGCTTCGGTTTTTTTCTTTGCTTCAGCTTCTGCTTTCTTTTTTGCTTCGGCTTCTGCTTTCTTTTTCGCTTCGGCTTCTGCTGCCGCTCTCTTTTCAACTTCAGCTTTCAAAGCAAGTTCTTTTTCCAATTCAAGAGCTTCCAATGCTTTTTTAGCATCAAGCTGCCTTTTCAAAATTCGAAGTCTTTTCTTTTTTCTACCCATTTTTACAAATCCTTTTTATTTTTTAGAAAACCAACGTTTCATTAATTCATTTCCAACGATTTCAGAACGAGTGATGTAATGTTCTTTGACATTTTCTTTCTCATCTTCTTTCTCATCTTTTTTGCCACCGGCATCTTTATCTTTGTCAATAATTGCTTTTTGAAGGTGATCAGGCAATTCCGTTGCCTGTTTACCCTCTAGTTCCGGAGCGTCATTATATTTTTCTGTTTTGGCTTCTTTCAAAAGTTTTTTCTTTTCTTTATTTTTCCATTCCATAAGAACTTGGTCTCCTAATTTGATTGAATCTTCGAAATCTCTTACAAGAAATCCGTTTCCTAGTAAATAGGCTTCAGCTTCCAATTCTCTTAATTTTTGGTTGTTTTGGGCGTATCCGGGCTTTGTTTCAAACTGAAAATCAAAGTCTCCTCTACAATTTTGTGCATGATGAACCAATTCGTGCGAGATAGAGCGAAGCATATCTTTTGGATGTCTTCCATCCACATAAATTACAATTTCCATATTGGAGGGATCATAATAAGCAGTTTTGCCAAAGTCCATTTTTGAGTTTTCAATATCTGAAACAAAGTTGACACAGCAAGGCTTGTCGTAACCCAATCTTTCTTTTGCATAAGGAAGAAAGGAAGTTAAAATGTTTTGAAGAGAAGAAAGATCTCGATCTGTATTGTTATTGATTTCTTGCATTATAAAACTAATTCCTATTAATCTTTAAAGTACTAGTAGTACTTTCTCTCAATCGAGCCTCACGAACACGAGGTTTTCTTCTGCTTTTCGGGGAGTACTTCTCCCAATCGAATCTGGAGTCCGATGAGGTCTTCCTCTGCTTTCTCGGGGCTGTAGCCCTAGGTGTTCCAAAATAATCGTCCGAGGCTATAGGTCTTTTTGGTTTTCTATTTGGTTGCATATGAAGACTATCTTCAGCCTCTGTTTTGTCTACATCGATGCCTAAGTTTTTTTTGATAAGATCTTTAAATTGTTCATCATGGTTCAGGTCAGAAGAGATTTTTTCAATCGTGGTATCTAAATTGCTAATACTAGCTTTGATAATCTTTTTTATAAACAATTCCAAAGATTCCTTTTCCAAATCAGAGAAATCAGATGGCTCTTTCTTTTCGAAAACCCTAGCAAGAGCTTGATAATCATCATCCAAGTCAAACAGGCCAATCAAAGGAGCCTCTCCGCTTTTACCTTTTCCGGTATCTGGCCAGCCTATTAATTGAGCTAGCACTTCTTTGTTCTCACCTACCAATACCTTCAAACCAGAATCAAACAGGAAATCAGTGATCTTACCAAAACCTCCACCACCAGCTTGATTAAGAACAGCTAACCCAATAAAAGACAGGCCACCGGTGGGGACTGATGCTGCGGCTATAGTCTCCGCATCAACCCCCGCTGCAGATAAAATAGTGGCAACAGCCGCTGTGCCTAAACCCGCCACAATTCCACTACTAAGAAAGTCAGCTAACTTTCCAAAGCGCGTCTCTCTAAGGCTTTCCAATTTTTTCGCTATATCGAGTTTGACTTTATCCCATTGTGAAGGTTTAAGAACGCCTTTGGCGGTTAAATAATACAACAATTCGCCAACGTTTTTTATATCTCCAATTCCTTCCACCGCCGCGTATTTTTCACCAATCTGTAATTCTTGCAGAGTTTTTGCCGCATCTTCGGTAAGCTCCAAATCTTCGTCAATCTCCGCTTGTTCTCTAATTACAAATTGTCGCCAATTATCAAATATTTTTTTATCTTTTTCATATGAACTAAAAGTAGACATATATAAACTCCCTTTCATTTAACTTAATTAGTTATTTTAAAACTAAAAAAAAGTAAAATTGAATAATTAAAGCCCAATAAAATCCAAAAACAAAATAAGCTCCCAACTGAGCGATCAACATATCTCTTCTTTTCCAGATAATATAAGATCCAGAACAGATCAAGAACATTTTTGCAAAAACAAAGGGCATAATTGAATCAAACTTCAAAAAGAAGTCCATTATTGGATTTGATTCTTTTAAATGCCCAAACTTGATAACATAAATTGAGACAACTGTATCGATCAGATTAAAGATGATGGTTGCCCAAAGAAAGAGTTTGATTTGTTTTTCATTAAACATAGTAAGGCCTTATAGGTTTGAATAAACTAAAGTTCCTTGATCTACGGGGTGTTCTCCCGGTGTATTACCAGATGCATCAACAGACATCATCTTGTCGTATGCTTCGTGTTTAAGATCAAAGATCTCTTCAATAACTCCGACTTTTCGAAGTGCTTTGTAAGTTAGATTTTCAACAGAAAACTCGCCTCCCTTCACAAGGCCAGCAGTTCTCATATTTTTTAACTTGTCCATTAAATTTTCTGCGTAAATAAAAGAAGACTTGTATTGTCCTTTTGCAAAAAGGTCTTTTAAATGATCCAGCTTTTGCTGAAAGCCATTGATTTTGACCATGATCTGTTGGTCGTCAATGTTCGGCTTTGCAGGAGAAGGTTTCACAATCCACTCGTTGTTTAAAAGAGAATAAACACCGGTTGAATAATGCTTTTCATTTAAATTTTCAACATAAATTTCAACTTCGTGACCTTTCATCATAATATCGTGTTGTTCATTCCAAAGGTTCTTTTTAGAATTAACATAATCACGAATCAGTTTGGGATCAGCCCCAGTTTTCTTGAAGTCAATCACAAGATGAAGATCAATATCAGAATTATCAGTCCAGTTGTAATTTGCCAAAGATCCTGTGAACTTGATATCGATCAATTCAACATTTTTTGGAAATTTAAGATTATTTTCAAAAAAGTCTCTTCCAATTTGAATCAATTTGTTTGCAACTTCTGCTTTAAGGACATCCCTTTCACCCCAAAAGGCTGGATTGAGAGAATCTCGAACATTGAAAGAAGAATAATCAAACATTGAGATAAACTCTTTCAAAATAACCTTAATCTTTGCTTCTCCAATAGGAGGAGCAGACTTTGACCTTTTCATTGAAGGCTTTTTGGTATAAGGTTTGGACTTGTACTTGTTTCCACCCTTTCCAATAAGATCTTTCTTCTTTTTTGGATGATTTTTGAACATTTTCTTTTGAAAAGGAGACTTTGGCAAAGGATCTTTCTTGTTTTCCAAGAAAAACTTCCATTCTTCCATAAAATCAGACATTTATTTTCCCTTTTTTAGCAAGATAACATAATTTTGTTTAAATTTTCGTTTGAAAACAAAGTTTTGAAGCGAGCAACTGTATCATCGTCACATTTTAGATGAATAATATCAAAAACGGCTCTTTGTTCTTTCAAAGTTTTCAAATCAGCAACAAAAACAGCAATGTAATAGATTTCTTCGTCATTCATGTTCGTGTTTCCAGCTTCAGATTCAAAATCATTGACAACCCAAGGATTTTTTAAGCCTAGAATGTCTTTTGCCGACTCCACCGAGGCAGAAAGAAACTTTGAATGGTTTTTTGATTTATTATTTGACATGTAAACTACCTTTATGTTATAGTATCACATAAATAAATAGTTTAAGAGAAGATGATTTCTTTAACCTTTCTTTGTTCCGGCGAAAGGTCGTCGTTTTTGATTTTTTCCATTTGTTTTTCGAACATTTTGCGAACAATGCCTTTGAAAGGCCACATAAAGTAATACCATTGACCAACAAATTGCCTTTCAATCCAATAATAGTTAATTTCATTACCAGTCAACCACCATTTGCAAGCCATTGTCATTGAATAACCACGAAACTCCAACCAAGCACGGGTCGGAGAAGGTATCGGAAGCAGAAACAGCAAACAAAGAAGCCACCAGACACTCAAGAAGGGGGCTAGGAGGCTCAAGAAGGCTAGGCATTGTGGAAAAAGGTATCCAATGTCGAATAGGAGCCCAAAACGCTTCCTATCGCTTAAATGGACCCATTCGTGAGCAAGCACCAAAATGGCTGAATAATGATCGTTTTCTTTCCAAGGCAATTTTGGAACATACATTCGGGGATAAATCACAGAAATGTACGAAGTCATAAAGGATTTGTTGAAAAAAAGAATAACAGAAAGAACTTTCATCAAAAAAGAAGTTGTTTTTGACACGATCTCAAAGTTTGGAATGTCATCAAGGATCATGTTTTCCAATTTCCATCGGATTCTTGTAAGGTTGAAGATTTTTTCAGACATTTTTTATCCTCCCACGAGAAAAAGGTTGACTTTGACACCGATAACTAGTATAATAGAGGTCAACAAACACAAAGGAGACCAAAATGGTTCAGCATATTTCATTTTCAGGGTTCAAAATTTGGGATGAGTGCCCTCATCGCTTCAAGATCGAATACATTGACGGAAAAAAAGGCTTCACGGGCAACATTTTCACTGCTTTTGGAACAGCAATCCACGAAGTTTGTGAAAAAACGCTTCTAAATGAGTGGAAAACTGGCGAAGAAGCTCAAAATTTCTCACAATCCTTTCAAAAAGAGTGGGAAAGTCTTGACGAAGACCTAAAAGTTGAAAAAGATTTGGATGTTTTCATGGAACAAGGCAAAAAATTAGCTCCAATTTGCATTCCAGAACTTAAAAAAGTCTTTGAAGGCTGCGAAGTTGTTCAAACAGAGATGGATCTTTATGAAAACATTGAAGGTTCTAACTTAAAGTTCAAAGGATTTGTGGATCTGATCTTAAAAAATCCAAAAACTGGTAAATATTACATCATTGATTGGAAAACATGTTCTTGGGGATGGGATGCTAGAAGAAAATCTGACAAGATCACAGGCTATCAGTTGGTTTTTTACAAAAAGTTCATTGCTGAAAAGCTTAAAGTCGAACCAAAAATGATTGAATGCTTCTTTGCCCTCTTAAAAAGAACTGCAAAGAAAGACCAAGTAGAATTTGTAAGAATAACAACTGGCAATAGGAAGATGAAGAATGCGGAAGAAGCTTTGAGCAAAGCTGTTCATTTTATTGATAAAGGATTTTATCCAAAGAAAAAGACTTCTTGTTCAAAATGCCCTTTTAAAAGAACCGAGTGGTGTCCTTGAGGTTTCGTTATCTGTAGTAGTTTCTCAGATAACTTTCTAAGTCCAAGTCTATATTATCGCTGCCAATGGTTACTTGAGCGCTCTCCCATAGAGAAGGAGTAGACTTCCATTATGGCTTCTTCTAGGATTAGATGGCTCAACTCTTCGTTGGAAATCTTGTATTCCCTAAGACCGACTGCGTTCTTTGCCATTTTTAAAATATCAGAGGGTCTTTTTGTGATTACATCATAAAGACCAAATTGGTTGGCCATCCAGTTGAAAAATTGTAACTTTTGACCGATCGAAAGCGTTTTAACTTTTCTTCTGATTTTGGGCATAATTACTTCTAATTCGTCTTGTTCGAAAGTTGTTCTTATCAAACTTTGAAGTTGTGTTGGGACTTCTTCTGATTTTTTTGGTTCTTCTTCAATTTCTTGTGAAGTTTTTGGGATTGCCATTGACGTACTATTTTCATTGTAGTATTTATCAATTACGCCATTTAATTTTACCAAGTTTTTTTCCATTTCCTTCGAAGGAATATCTTTATATACTTTGAAGAACAATTCACCTCTAAGATCTAGAAAATCATTGAAACTCATTTTGCCTTTTTTGAAATCTTCCTCAAGTCCAAATCTAAGAGGATTAGATGCAGCCACTGGGTTTTTTGCCTTTGTACCTGATCCTCTTTGAGTTAGTTTATCAAATTCCACCCTGAGACCTTGCAATTTGTCGTCTTTTGGATCACCATATTTTCCAATAAAATCAGACAATGCCTTAAAGTAATCGCCTCCGGAGCTTTGGATCATTTTTTTAAAATCTTTTGCTGCTTTTTGAACGTCAATGTTTGACAATCCAAGTTCTTGACCAGCAGCTTTTGCTCCTTTTTTGAGAGCGGAGCCTACGCTTTTTGCTCCTTTTTTGAGAGCACCGGCCATCTTTTCAAGTCGGCTTTGCTCTAGAAGCTGCTCTCGCAGTTCTTCTAGAATAAGTTGTTCTAATTGGTTTTTTGAGATTTTCATGTTAATTTCCTTTTTGTTTTATATATTAAATAGTTTTTCAACTTCTTCGGAAAGTATTTTGTTTACTTTTCTTTTGGAAATTCTGATTTTAGATTCAGACAAGGTTTTTTTATTAATATTAAACATTGGATGTTTTAGAGGTTGAAACCTTGGTGTTTTTTTATTAATATTAAATATTGGATGTTTTAGAGGTTGAAACCTCGGTTTTCCTTCTCCTTCTGGTTTGATGGTTTTTGCCGCCATTTTCCTAATCTCTTCTTCGTCTTTTTCTCCTTTAACAATTTCTATTAAGATTTCAATTGCTTGAACCACTTTTGTGTCGTTTTTGTAACTTTTACCAGTTTTTACAAGTTGAGTTAATATTTTATTTTTATTTTCTTCTTGTTTTAGATTGTTATTTTCTAAATTTTGAGTTATGAAAAATAAAATGTTTCTTTCATTTCCTTTTTCAAGAAGACCAGTGAGTTGTTTTACTAAATCGATTAAAAGTTTGCTAATGTTGGAAGAAGCTCCGCCTCCTTGTTTTTTTCCACCTTTGAAGGCTTGAAGCGCGGAATTGTATGACTTTGGAGTTTTTTGTTTAAACCAATTTGCAATTTTGCTTTTCTTCTCCGAGAGTAGAAAATAAATAAATGCTTCAACATATTCGTTGTCATCTACTGGATTGGATTTATCAATTTTTCCGTTAAAAGCAAACTCAAAAGGATCTTTCTCCTTTTCATTGTGCTGTCCCATAACTGTTTTAAGAGTGGAAAAAACACCTTTAAAAGCAGCGTTCATTTTTTCTCTTTTAGGATCAACATTAACGGCTTGGCCTTCAAGAAAATTAATAAAAAAACTTTGAACAATCACATCAGGAGTGAAAACCTTTTGTTGCTCTTGCAAAACACGACAAGAATCAGAGTAAGAAAGGGAAGAAATCATTTCTTCCATAATAATGTTTGAAAAAACATTTTTTTCAATTTCAAAAGCAGTAAACATATTAAATCTAAACCTTTCTTAATAAATCAAAGACGATTGATTAATTGTGGATAATTAACAGAAAGCTCACGATGGAACTTTTTGAGGAGTTGCTTCACAACATCTTCAATGATTTCTTTTGAGATCTTGGAGCGAAGGTTTTTTTCAAAGCTTTTTTCAATCTCTTTTTTGATTTTCTTTGCTTCTTTTTTAGAGATCTTTTTCACTTCGGATTTTGTGATCTCTTCAAAAAGAATTTGAGTTATTTGATCTTTTGTGATTTTCATTTGCATTTGTCCTTTTTGCTTACAATAAATAGATCAAAAAGGTTCAAATTTGAGGATTTTTTTTTGAAGGGTTTTTCACTTTTGAACAAAGTGAGGGCAATCTAGTTGGGGCTCAAACTCATAAGAATTTTCATAACCAGAGCATAATCTTCCGGCCTTTCCATTTCCAGTCTTGCCAGTTTTTCTTCCAGAGACTCTTCCCGTGGGGTGGGCTCTTCAACTTCTCTGGCTTGCAGATAAGATGGGGGCATCTCCACAACTTCTTCTTGAAGTGCTTCCAAGATCATTCTTTTCAGAATTTTCTTTGTAATTTTCATTTATATATTTTCCTTAAATGAGACCCTGAGCCAACCTTTCTTCATACTCGTCGTCTTCTCTTCTTATTTGTTCGTGTCGATCCAAGATGTGTTGGAGGACTAGGTTTAAAATTTTCTCTGCGACGGGATTTCCAGTGTCTCTAACAAATGCCTTAAGTGGGTCATCATACTCGGCTGACAATATATCTTCGAAGTAGTCCTCGCCAACGGGATCGTGAGCATAAGCAACCATATATACAAGGCCCTGCGGCTGGGTATTCCAATCCACCGCGAAGTGCTCCAGTGCGCCAGCATCAAGAAGCGCTTCAAGATCTTTTTGAGCTTCTGGCTTCATCATTCTTGCGGTCTTCAAGGCTTCATCCATAAAGTCCTCCCGATCTTCTGGTTTAATCTTTTCACGATTTGCGATTTCGCCAAGCTTTGCTTTAAGCTTTGCGACGACCCCAGATCCACGCTCCTCTTCTTCCATTGCTTCCAAGATCAGCTTTTTCAGCAGTTTCTTTGTAATTTTCATTTATATATTCTCCTTTTATGAAAATTCTTTCGTTATTATAAATAGTGATGATTTGGTGAACTTCAAAGCTCTTCTCCGTATCTATCTTCATTCCACTGATAGTTGGTGTAAGGAATGACTTGAATTTTTGCTGGTCTTTTCCTAGGGTTGGTATACTTTTGAACGTAGTCGCGTATTTTTTCTTCCAATTCAGGCAAGAGACCACTCTTTTCAATGTGTTCATAAAGATAATCGCCACCAGCGCGCCTGATCGTGCCAAGAACCAATTGATTATGGGCATCGAAATAATGAGTGGTATAATCGTGGTCCTCAAATCCATCTTTGAACTGGGGGTCTTCATTCAAGCCATTCTCTGCAACAAAGTCTTCAAAAGCTGCAATAATTGCGTCACCGGTTCCCAAGGGGAACTTGTCTCTGTCGTCTTGAAGTTTTTTTCGAATTCCCGGAGTATCTCCAAGAAAATTCAGGATATAGTCTTTTTCCATATCTGTTAGATTTTTGAGGGGGTGGATTTTTGTTCCGCTCATAAAAAGTCGAATTTGCTGAAGGCGATCATCATCAATCCCAACGTTGTGAAAGCCTCGTGGGCTGAGGGGTTCTCTTTCCATGTATCCACTTTCTCGAAGGATTTCTTCTTTGATGATTTTGGTTAAAATTGATTTAGTGATTTTCATTTATATATTCTCCTTTTATTTTAAAGATCGCTCAAAAGAACCGCATCGTCAGGAGCGCCCATTGGACCTACTTCGTCCGTTTGAACCAACTCGTTTTCGTCCCTGAATCGTGCAGCCTGTGGTCTGACATAAGTGCTGCCGAACCAAAAATTGTTAATCATGGTTTTAGAATTCCATTTAGCCCCTTTAAAAATGCTTCCTGCGAGATCTCCAGAGGCAAATGGGAGCAAGCGAACATTTGCTAGATTTGCATTTGTAAAATTAGTCTTATCTAATCTAACATTTGTCATGAATGAGTTTGTCAAATCAGCACCGGTGAGATCAGTTTCAAACAAAAAACAGTTAATAAGGTCTGCACCGGTAAGGCTAGCACCGCTCAAGTTTGCACCGTTCAAGGTTGCACTTCTCAGATATGCACCGCTCAAGTTTGCACCGCTCAAGTTTGCACCGCTCAAGTTTGCGCGGCTCAAGTTTACACCTGAGAGTTCCCCCCCAGAAAGGTCCACCCCGGATAAGTCAAGTATTTCCTTACTTTCGGGGTTATGATTAATAAGGCGCTCTACCTTTTCAAAAGCGTCCTTTCCAAAGTGTTTCATGAAATAGTCTTGTGCCAGACTTTTCATATTAGCATCTTCTATTGAGGCCACTAGCCTGTATGCTTTCAAGGCGTTGGAAAGCCTTTTATTTCCCGGAGGGCTTGCTAAGTGTCTGATTTGGGTCAACTCTTCGCGACCATATGCTTCTCGAAGGATTTCTTCTTTGATGATTCTTTTCAAGATTAATTTGCTGATTTTCATTAGGGGTACCTTTTTGTTTATTATAAATAGGTCAAAGGATCGGACATTTTTTTCAATTTTGGGATTTTTTTTTGGATTCAAGATGTTGTCAAGGCTTTTATGCCATGAGGGGTTAGGTAGGTGTCCAATTTGTTCCAATCACTCACCAGTCATTCATTTCTTTTAAAATCTCTTCTTTGATCATTTTAAATAATTTTGATTTAGTAAACTTTTCTTCAAATCCTACTGGAAATGTTGTTTCAGAGTTGTATTTGGCTCCTTTAAGGTTAACCCCTTCAAGGTTGACCCCTACAAGATAGGCACCTTTAAGGCTAGCCCCTTCAAGGTTGGCCCCTCGAAGATCAGCCTGCCAAAGGTTGGCCTTGTTGAGATAGGCCCCTTCAAGGTTGCATTTTTCAAGGTTGCATTTTTCAAGGTTGGCACTGCCAAGGTAGCCCCCTTTAAGGTTAGCTCCTTTAAGCTTGGCTTCTAGAAGAAAGGCCTTTCGAAGGTTGCATTTTTCAAGGTTACATTTTTCAAAGTTGGCGAGGGGGGCAGATGCCCTTTCAAGATCAGCCCCGCTAAAATCAGCCTCGCTCAAATTTGAACGGTAAAGCTTCGCCCCTTGAAGCTTCGCCCCTTGAAGCTTCGCCCTTACAAACTTAGCAATAGAAAGGTCAGCTTCTTCAAAATCAACCTCTCGAAGATCTGCCGCTTCAAAATCGGCATCCGGAAGAGAACAAAAATTAAATTTAACCTTTTGAAGTTTAGCTCCTTTAAAATTAGCATATGACAGTTGTGATCTAGAAAAATTAATCCCTTCTAGGTTGACCCCTTCAAAGTTGGGATGATCAAGCTTTCTTCCGCTAAAATCTATACCTTTAAGTTCAACCCCTCGAAAATCAACATTACGAAACCACGTCCACTTTAATTTTTCTTTCAAATTATCCTTTTTGATCACTTTAATCATTTTATCATTTATAGCTTTTTCTACTTCTGTGGACAACCCTTTCTCTTTTTTTGCAAGTCGTCGTATCTCTGCAATTATATCGAAGGTAACTTGAAAGCTTTGGCCTCTTGTAAACATGGAATGAAAAGTATTCAAGTCTTGACCTGCTTTTCTGAGCAATTCTTTTGCTGGGTGCTCTTCAAAGTTTTGAAATATTTTTTCGATGATTTGATAAACTTCTTTGCTTTCCTCCGCTCCCACAATAGCTTCAAATTGTTCTGGATCGATTCCTTTGTTGTCAGAGTTGATGTTGGTTTGACCATCAGAATATACCTCTATCTTAGAGCCATCTTCTTTATAACCCAAGCTTAGATAATCATTTGGATGTTCGTCCGGAGGAGTGCCGGCATTTTTTTTGATCACATAAAACAAAACAATAGATCGAGATATGTAATTGTAAAAAAGGTTGTCTCCTCTCGTTCGAGCAGTACACCAAGTGGTTCCTTTGCCAAGCTCACAAGAGGAATCTACTCTGGTGGGCATGAAAACTTCCCAGTTTTGAGTTTCACCTATTTTGTCACCTTGAGCTAGCTCTTTGTTTCCTTCGATATCCCCGACTTTTTTCTCAAGGGCATCTTCAAGACCTTCCATGTTAATTGCAGAAAAAAGATTGATTTGAGGTGGTTTTCCTTTGGTTAGTTTGTTAACTTTTTCTTTGAATTCTGGATTGTCTTTGTACTTTTGTTTAACACTATTCATTTTTCCAATGAATCTTTCCACCACAGGAAGAGCCTCATGAGGCGGATGGTCTGTTCTTTTTTTGGAAATGTAGTTGGTTTTAAGCCAAACTATCAAAGCTTTTGTTTTAGCTCTAGCTTTTTGGTCTTCTTTTGCTTTTTCATACTTCTTCCACAGATCTTCAAGAGCCTTCTCATCTTGTTCATTAGGGTACAAAGCTTTAACACTTTCTATATCTTCATAAGAAACTTTAACTTTTGCTTCCATTAGGAGAAGTTCAAAGATCTCTTCTTTGATGATTTTGGTTAGATCTGATTTGGTGATCTTCATTGGGGTTTCCTTTTTGTTTATCATAAATAGGTTGAAAAGGTTCAAATTTTGGAATTTTTTTTTGGGGATTTTTTCTCTTTGGCTTTCTTTTGGAAAGCTTTGGATTTTTGGGAAGTCATTGGAAAGGGTTCGAATTTGTGGAATTTTTCTGTGTGTGTCGTTGGGACTAGGCCGCGCCTGTAACCCCCTGATCTCTCAGGGGATTTTACTTTCCGGAAGGGCGAGGAATAGGGGGGGAGGGGGAGCCCCCCCTCTAACTATTTGTTTTTGTTCTCCTTTTTCAAGATCGCGTTTTGCTCGCGGCGAATCTTCGCGGCTTGTTTGGGATCGCGAAACGGATTTCGCTTTGATCCCAAGGACTTAGAATTGCTGGCAGCGTCAAGCGCCCTGCCCATCGCGCTCTTGAGAACGGGGCGTTCGAAACGCCCGACCCGCTGGGGCTTTTCGTTCTCCTGTATTTTGACGATGCAAAACCCTTTCAGATTCGCGTCGTTACGCTGCATCAGGGCGAACTGCCGGCGAACCTCCGCGAAGCTCGCAGCCTCGAAGACAGCCTTGCCAATTCTTGAGCCATTCTCGATAGTTACAGTGAAAGCCTTTTTCATTTTGAAACTCCTGAAAAAAAGTGAAAGAAAAGAAGGGGTTAGGGTTAGGGGTCAGGCGAAGGTCTGGCAAAACCCGCCGACAGCGAACCAAACGATCGAACCGGTCAGAGACACCGAGAACAAGAGGAGGATCGAAGGGGTGGCTTCGATCACCTCGTAGCCGTCGACTTCTGGGGAGCCCATGATCGCTCGGACGTATTGATCGCACAGAACGAACATGATCACGCCGTAGAAGCCCACGGCAGCGAGGGAAACGAAGAAGAAGAGATTTGCCAATGAAGACAGGGAGATAGCCATGATTGTTGCTCCTGAAAAGGTGAAGAAAATCAAAGGGTTGGGAAACAACCGCCCCGAAGGGCGGCTGCTCCGGGGTTGGCGGTCATTCCACCACGTTGAAGGTAGACCGGACGAAAGCCTCGAAATCCTCGAAGCTTGCGAAGGTGAGGCGTTCCCCGTCGCTACGAGCCTCTTCGAGGGCTAGAGCAGCCTCAAGGGCTGTGATCTCCTGTTCCACGAACCTTTCGATAGTGGGGTGGACGTAAGACCCGAAGCCGGCGCGGTATTCGCGCACAGCGTTCAACTGCTCCGAAACCTCGTATTCAGCGCGCATTTCGGCAGAGTAGTCTTCCACCGCCTCGTTGACGGTGATCAAACGACCCTCGATCAGCCCCTTGTTGAGGGGGCTGAGGTCGGGGAAGGTGCGGAGGATACCCTGAAGCTCGTCTGCTTCGCGAAGGGATTCAGCGAGACCGGGAATCACGGTATATTTCAGGTAGTTAGCGTTTGCCATTTTGATCTCCTTCGATCAGTGTTGGGGGCTTCGTTGCCCCTTCTCCCCTATTATACGATCCAACAGTGTCAGATCGTGACACATGTCCGCATTAATTGCGCAAACGTCGCAGGTCGTGCGCTTCGCCCATGCGTTCCATCATAGCCCCCGCGGCTTCGGGGCTGGAGGCCAGAGGGATGCGAAAACCCCCTTCACGCAGGAGCTTGCAGCGGTAGAAGGAGATCTCCGCTTTGATCGCCTCCTCCTCCTCTGTGGAGGTCTCCACGAAGCGCATGCGCTCCTCTTCCTGCTCCGCTAGGCGGAGATGATCCGCCGTTGTGAGCGCAGCAATGGCAGCCTTGCGGGCTGCAACCCCCTCGCGGAGGGGCGTGAGGATGGACGCGAAGAGAGCGTCCATCTCCTCGGAGAGTTTGCCGGAAGCGTCGACGTGGTCGCGCATTGCGACGTGTGCGTCGATCTTGCGCTCCATGTCTGCGATTTCAAAGAGGAAAAGGTCTTTGGTTGCGTAGCTGTCGATTCTCATGCTTGATCTCCTTCGATCATTGTGTGGGGCGTTGTTGCCCCCTTGCCCTCTATTATACGATCAACGTGTGACAGATCGTGTCACAGGTCATGAGGGAAGCTGCAAAAAGAAGAAAATCAGGGCGGGGGCGAAGTAGAAGAGGGAAGCAATCAGGACACCAGCGAAAAGCTTAATTGTTTCAGACATTTAGCACCTCTTTGGAGGAAAAGGAAAAGAAAATCAAAGGGTTAGAAGGGAAACCGCCCAAAAGGGCGGTGGTGAGGGTCAGAAAGCAACGTCTTCGTCTGTGAGGCCGTCAACGTCGACCTCTTCGGCATAGTCGAGGGAGATGTCGTCGAAATCGACCTTTTCCCCGTGACGCTCGGCCTCAAAGGACAGGGAGCCGGAAAGCCCGCGCTCCTCGCGCTCTTCGGCGCGCATCTTGCGAAGCACGATCTTGTCTAGCTCGCGCATCAGCCAGAGGTAGCTGTCGAAACGCTCGCTGTTCTCGGCATCAGAGAGCTTCGGGAGACCCCTGGAATCTCTCCACGCCGAAACGAAGGAAGTGTCTGATTTTGCTTTGTTTTTTCGCCATTCGCGGTACTGCATAGTGATCTCCTTGGATCGTTGTGTGGGGCTTCGTTGCCCCCTGTGTCCCCTATTATACGATCGATCTGTGTCAGATCGTGACACACGTTGGATCAATCCCTCCAGAAATCGTTGAAAAGCCAGTCCCCGCGGGCATCAGAGAGAACCTTGTCGATCGTTTGGTCTGGTGTCCAGCCAGCCTCGAAGCAATCGCAGAGGAGCATTTCCGCCTCCCTGCGGGAAAGAAGCTTCTCGATCGGGTGATCCATGCTTTCGAGGGTCTGGCAGACAGCAGCGACAAAGTATTGAAAATGCATAGGTTTTTCTCCTGAAGGGAAAAAATGAAAGGAAATCAAAGGGTTAGGGGCTGAGGCTACCAAGTCTTGCGGGTGAGAGCCACCCAAGTACCTGATTTGTAAGGGTTTCCATCCATCAGGGGCTCCCAGTTTTTCTGGGAGAACGTGATCCACGGGCTGAGACGCTCTCTGGTGGTCTTCGACCAGCCGAAACCCCCGTCAGAGACAAGAACGGCGTCAGGGGTGACGCGGACGATCTGGTTTCCGTGGAGGAAGACCGATCCGTCAGGGGTGACGCGGGTGTTGGATTTGTTGAATGATTTTCCGGTCTTCCAAGCGGTGAAGGCTTCTTGCGTGATCTTTCGCATGTGATCTCTCCTCAGTTGGTGGGCGTTGTTGCCCTGTGTCCTCTATTATACGATCGATCTGTGACAGATCGCGTCACACATGTGATTTCCTGTGCGATTTCGCACATGTGCAGGTGATTTCTCAGCGCGCCCCGTACAGGTCACGATCCCATTGACGGACGACAGGCTCTGCGAGAGCCTCATGGAGGGGAACAGGGACAGGTTCGCCCTTGATCCACCCCCAGTTGCGCTTGATCCACGCCTCTGGGTCTGTGAGGGTGTGAGAGATTGCGTAGAAGCCGCTGCCCTCCTTCACCTCGCGGTAATGAAGCAGAGCGGAAGACCCGACAAACAGGCCGAAGGAGCCTTCGACCTCTACGACCTCCCAGCCACCGAAGTCTGGGAGGAACGCCTGAGCCATGAAGCCCTTGTCTGCGCCTTCGTAGACCCACATGTGCCAGTGGTCGTGCTTGGACATGAGGCGGTAGGTGTAGCCGCTGGTGGCGGTGTGGAAGGTGCTGGTTTCCCAGCACCAGCGGGGAAGGATGTTCCAGTAGCAAGCCTCGGATTGGTGCAAATCGTCGAGCCAGTGGGAGATTGCGAAGCCGTCAAGGTTGGTGTTGTAGGTGCGGAATGTGACTCTCATGGCGTGTTCTCCATTTTCTGGGGCTGAATTGCCCTTGCCCCCTATTATACGATCGGGGTGGATCTTTCTGACAATTTTTTTCAACTATTTTGTAAACAGTTGATTTTGAAGGGGAATCAGACCCAACTGGATTCGTGCCAGCCTTCGCAGGCTGCTTCCACGTCCCATGTGATCGGGGATTCAAGGGGCAGATCGTCGACGTGGATCTCTCTGATCTCGATGGAATAGGGGACAGGAAGACGATCGAGATCCCCGAAGATCTCGTCCCTGCACCATTCGACGGCATGGGAGCGAGTGACGAACCAGAGAGGCGCACCTTCGGGGGAGCGATCGAAGAGGCGGAAGGTGCGATCGGGGGACTGAGCGAACCAGACGGTGAAGACTTTCATGAGCGATCTCCTTTGATCGTTTTGGGTTGGTGGGGCTTTCTTGCCCTCGTGCTACATTATACGATCGACCTGTGTCAGATCGTGTCACAGGTGCTTCCCAGAAGCGAGAAACCAGACCTCTTCGAGCCTCGCGAGGTCTCCCTTGCGCTCCTCGATCACAATCGCGAGACGGTCGCAGGGGTTCTTGCGGAGATAGACGCGAAGGTCGGAGATCGCCCATTGTAGATCGTTGTGCGCCCACTGGAAAGCCTCCTCGTCTCCTAAGCTCTTGATCCCATTGCGTAACAGGAAAGCCTCGTGCTGCTCCCAAAGCTCGTTCCTCATGGCGATCTCCTTTGATCGGTGTGTGGTTTCTGGGGCTTTCTTGCCCTCGCCCTCTATTATACGATCGATCTGTGTCAGATCGTGACACACGTTTCTAGAAAAGGATTCCAGGGATCTCCAACCCCTTGATCTCAAAATGAAATCGAGTGGCCTTTAGGAGGGGGGTAAATCAAACCCCCGTGTTTCTCGGGGTTTGCGGGAATTGGGGATCTGGCGTGTTCCCTCGTGGGTGCGCCATGACCCGTGTCCAGTCAAGCGCGGTTTGCCTGCGTTGCGGGTGCAGGACAATCGCTGCCGCCCACAGGGGCGGGGTTTGCGCTCGTGCAGGGGTGATTTCCTGTGGGCGTGTGCCGCCAATCTGTGCCTGTACTTGCTTGATTTCTTTGGACATTTTCGAGTCTCCTTTAGGGGGGGTGCTAATCAAACCCCCCTATTTCTCGGTGTTTGCGAAAAACGCTGTTTTCTCGTGTGTGGGTGATTTCTCCTCTGCCTCGTCCTTTTATTATACCATGCATATGTGTCATATCGTGACACAGGTGATTTCCTGTGTGATTTCCCACAGGTACAGGTGATTTCTCCAGCAGGTCTCTAATCCCCTATTGGTGGGGATTTGCGAACTTGTCATTACCTGTGGATTTCCTGTGGAAAAACCTGTGGAAAACCCCGCAAACCCGCGCCATTACTGGGGTTAAGAGCCCCACACTTTTCAATGATTTCCAAACACGCGCCCCCGTAGGTGATTTCTGGCAAGGCGCAGGTGATTTCTCCTCTCGTATCTGTGGGGGTGTTAGGTGGTTTCTCCTGCCCACCCACAGGTGATTTCTTGCCCCCGCAGGTGATTTCTCACTCGAAGGTGATTCCTCCTTTTAAATCAAAGACAAAGGTTTGTTTTGTTATCCTCGATCTTTTTGAGGTCTCGCCTGTCACGCAGGACGGGGCTGTCCTGCCCAGCGTGAAGGACAAGCAATTGATCACCCTCCTCACCGACCACGAACCCATGCAGTCGCTTCTCGGCATCCTTGTAGTCTGTTGGAGAAAACAGCGGAGTCTCTTTCATGAACTGGAAACTAAACCTGATGAGAGGGCTGCTATACCTGACCCAATCTCCTTTTTTAATTTTTGTCATTGTTATCCTCGGCTCTTTCGAGGACGAGCAGGTTGAATCCGAGGGTTCTTGCAGGGGTGGTTCTTCCCACAAAAAGGACGAGCAACCAATGACCACAACCCTCAGTCTGCGAGAAGTCGCGAACAACGATCCCCTCCTCGTCTCGGAAATTACAGTGAACCCAATCTCCTTCAGTTGGTCTTTTCATGCTCTCCCTCCTTTCTGCACCTATTATAGCAAAAAGATCAGGATCGATCAAATAAAAGATCCTGAACAAAATCAAGGGGATGAGCCTTTGGTTGACTCAACCCCCTGATCTTGCTAAGGAAAAAACTTTCAGTCTTTGTTTGTGCCGCCTCCGGGAAGCACAACGCCTCCTTCTTTTGTGTCTCCTTCGGCTACACCTCCGTCAACCTCCTGTTTTTCTTCTTTTTTCTCTTCTCGTGGCTCCGCCACCTTTTCACTGGCTGCGTCACCAGCGACGGTTTCGCCTCCTTTGCTTGCTGTGCATCCGATGGACACGAGGGTCATGAAGACCACCATAATCAAAATTGCTTTTCTCATTCTGTAACCTCCTGTTTTTGTTGAGAAACAATGTAATCAAAAGCCTTCTCTGCCTGTGAAGCAGCAGAGAAGATCTCTTTCCCTTTTTCTCTCAGATACTTACACCATCCTTTGACGTAAGCAGCCGAGTTCTTTCGGGTTTCGCGTTCGATTCCTGCGTGAGCGCAAAGCAGGGCGGAGCAAAACTCCGCGATCAACTCCTCTTTGCTGTATTGGTGCGATCCAAACTGGATCGGATCGGTCACGCCGACCCTGTTGAGTCTTTGCTTCGCACCAGTTGAGTGTGCAAGCTCGTGGAACAGGGTCGCATAGAACCCTTCCACGCTCTTGAACGTCGTTTTGTTGGGCATTTTGATCACATCCATCGCTGGAATGTAGCATGCCCTGTCTCCTCCTTCCCCGATGCTGGGGATGTCTGCGTATCCTTCGATGATCATGTCGCACCGCTCAAGCGGCTTCCATTCGAGGGTTTCGATCTCCTGTTCTGGAACCTCGATCCCCTCGCACTGATCGACGTTGAAGATCTTGAAGTACTTGAAAGGCTTCCAGATTTTATCTTTCACCTCTCCCGTCTGCTTGTCTTTGATCTCGATCGCCCCCCATTTGACGATCTTTGTCGCCTTTTCTCCTTTCTTGATCTTGCCTCCGGCCTTCTTGACCTGCCCAAAGGTGAGCCAGAAGGGGCTGTTGTAGCCTCGCACGGTCGCCGTGAGCGAACACATGAAGCGGTTGATCCCACGGTACGGCTTCTGCCATACCATGTTCTGCGGGCTGGATGCTGCCGCGTTCCACGGCTTTTCCCACGGCAACTCCTTGCTTTCTTCGATCAGGTTGATGATGTCCTCGATGATGATGTTTGTGATCTTGCTAGACATGGCGTTGTCTCCACCTTCTTGGGGGCTTCATTGCCCTTGTGTCCTCTATTATAGCAAAAAGATCAGGATCGATCAACAAAAAAGATCCTCAATGAAACCAAGGAGTTGAGGCCGATGCTCTCTCAACCCCCTGATCTCATTGAAGAAAATATTTTATCTGGACAAAAAGAAAAGGGAATTGACCCAGAGAAAGGCCAGCAACATCCCGATAAGTAAAAGGAAATCCCCCCACCATTCCCTGTCTCTCATGGCGATACCTTCCACAAAGCTAGCTCGTAGTGGGGCTTTAGGTCTTCCACAATCCCCTGCCAAGCCTCTGGTGGGAGGTTGGGGATCAACCCTTCCTCCAAAAGCTCTTCAAGCCTGTCACCCTCGGCAAGAGCGAGAAGATCAGTCCAAGTGGCTGTCACAAACATTTGGGGGGAACACTGTGAAATATCACGGTATTTTTGATATGTCTCCTGTATCAACTCTCTCATTGTCCGACCAACCTTTCGAAGTCCTCGCGGTAAGAGGTTTCGAGGTCTTCTCCCATCCCCGTGTATTCGAGGTATTCCTCGTCCTCTTGCCATTCATCACAGCCACAATCCTCGTCGTCGTCGAGAGGATCGTTGTAGTCTGGGACTAGCAACTGCTCCACATCCTCGATGGCAACGGAGCCATCTGGCTTCATCGCGAAGGGAAGATCCCACACTTCTCTTGCTAGAAGCACGAGGTCTTCGAGGGGAAGAACCTCCACCAGCATCTCCAACAGAGCTTCCTTGTCCAACTGGTTTAAATAATTCTGCTCCATGTAAGCGCGGAATGCGCCGCTTGAAATGGATACGTCTGTCATTGTCTTCTCCTCTTTCTCGTAGTTTGCGAAACCTTCTGCTACTCTCTCGTCGAAGGCATGGGGTTGATACATTCTTTTCTTTCCTCTCAATCGTCGATAGCGACGATTCTCTCGTGGGTTGACCAGTACACTCTGTCTTTGCAGTCTTGGGTTGTGAGCCACATTCTCTGACACTTTGAACGCCGAGGCTTAGGAGCCTCCATGTCCGTCAGGATGATGTGACCGTCGAAGTCACGATCGTTCACAAACGCGGTGGGAGCGTCGAAACAAGTCCCACCGTGAAGGTAACGCTCCTTCTTGTGGGTCATTCCCTTCTTCCAGATGAAGACATGCTCCTCTTCTACCCTCGTGTCGAAGGGGATCACAGTGAACGTTGCCAGTGTGGACAGCTTGTCCAACTCCGCGTAGAACGCGGCTAGCATCTCTTCAGACACCGATCCGGACTGATCAATCGAGATCGCGACGTTGGCAACGCGGTCTGCTCTACGTCCGGCGTGGATGTAGGGAAACCGCTTGTTGATCCTTTTGATCGTGCTTTTCTTGTGAGCGTTCTGTGAACACTTTACGAAGTAACGCAGAACCTTGCGCCAGTCCAGACGGCTCTTGAGAGCCTCCATAACGGTCTCTCGCACGGAATTGGACACAGACCCCCAGTCACGCTTCGCAGCCTCCTCAGCAGCCCCTTTGAGGGCTTCCTTGAGCCTCTGCTTGGCTTGCTCCTTTTTGTCTTCGCTGTCCTTGTCACCACCCCAGCCGGAGTGATCGTCCATGTTATCGGGAAGACCGTCTCCTTCTTCTCCATCTTCCCCGCCACCACTGGACTGGGAGCGTGGATCATCTTGCAGCATTTTGAGATACTGCTCGGAAGAGAGGCCGACAGGATAGTCCTTGAAATGCCCCTGACCCGGAATGCAGCCATTCTCCGGCAGTTCACCGATCAGGTGGCTGTTGATAGCCAGATCGGTGGCAATGTTCCAAATCTTCGACATGCCCCCTTCGGGGAGACGCTCTTCGCAATGCCGGAAGATCAGGTGGTAAAACTCGTGCTTGAGGACACCACCGATCTCTCGGTCTGTGAGAGTCTCGAAGAAATCCGGATTGTAGACCATCTCGTAGAACCCGCGCTCGTTGACGCGAACGCCAGCGGTCGGGATGTCCTTGTTGATCCTCTTCTCCACCCTGCGGGACAGGGCAGCAAAGAACGGTTCACCCACGAGAACACGGGCGGTGTGATCATTTAGATCGAACATAGCGATCCTCCAAAAACGAAAGGGGTTTTGCCAATGTCCACACATTATAGCAAAAACCCCGATCGTTTGTCAAGCGGAAAAAGGATTATTTGTTTTGAGAAGCGTACATTTTGACGAAAGCCTCGGACACACCCGGCTCTTTGTGGAACGCGGTGCTGTTCTCCACCGGACGACCGGAGGAGCCCATCTGAGCCCACAGTTTGACCGCCACCTCGGAGGGAAGCGTCACAAAGTACTTGGCGAGGTTCTTCATTCTTCCCGCAGGAAGGATGGAGTCAAACACCTTTGCAGCGTCGATCTTCTCGATCATCGCGCAGTGGTCGTTGATGCTGAAGTCTTTGGTTGCCTTCACATCGCCCTTGTCGAGCAGTTGCTCGATGGTAACGACGCTCTTGTACTGGTCGATGAAGTCGTTGAGAGCCACGCCAGCCTCGAAGCCGACGTAGGCTACGGACAACTGGAACAGAACAGGCGAGGCCTCGTTCAAGAGGTCGCCTTTGACGAGACAATCGGACAGCCGCTTCCACGAACGTCGGGAAGGGTACACTTTGTTTGGCTCAAAGTCTTCCTTGTGTTCGAGGTGTTGGCGGTTCTGGTTCACGAAGTCCCAGATCTTCTGGTCAACGTGATCCGCTGCCCAAGTGAGCCAGTCCTCGACGCTTGGCTCAACATCGAAGACCGTCCAGCGATCCAATTCGGCAGGGTCAAACTCGCCGACTTGGTATTGGGAGCCATGCTCCCCACCGTTGATAGCACCGAAGATCACGGTCTGCTCGTGGAGAGCGTGACCGTTGAGCTTGCGGCTATCGGTAAGCTCGAAGATCCCTTGACGGACTTCGAGGGTGGCTCGATCAATCTCGTCAAGAAACAAGACCACAGGCTCGCTGCAAGCGGTCTTGAACCAGTCGGGAGGGTTCCAGCTTGTAGCTTCTCCGTCCACGACGGGCAATCCGATCAGATCGCCCTCGGTCATTTGAGAAGCACGACGCTCCACCACGGGCAGGCCGATCTTTTCTGCGATCTGATAGACGGTCTCGGACTTTCCGACCCCGTGTCTACCACGGATCAGGACGGGTTTGAGGTCTGCGACAACATGGGGGACGACGGAATTGAAGGTTTTGAAATCAATAGCCATGATGTTTCTCCTAGAAAGAATGGCTTGAAAAAAATGGGAGGAGACAATCTCACTCCCGACGATGTGCAAACATTATTGCACGATCTGACAGGATCAGTCAAGAACTTTTTTCAACTATTTTGTAAGTTCTTGGTTTACTTCCGCTTTTTGAGGTTTCGCTCCTCAATCAAAACTGGCTCCCCTCCGATCGGAAGAACGCGGTATTGTTTCGCGCCCTTCGCGGGGGATAGGGGTGTCTCCGCGTTGACTTCGAGAATAAAAAGAGGCGTTCCTCGCAAACCTCTGATTTTGCTGAAGTATTCCCTCTTCTGTGTAGAGGAATCCCCCTTTATGTTGGTGGTGACGAAGACTTGATCGCCTTCTTTGTATTTTGGCTTGGCTCTGTGAGCCTCTACAATGGCTCGTGCGTACTTGTTCTCGCACATAGCCTTGTATTGACCAAAGGAAAGCTCTTTCCCTTCGAGGGCTTGCTTGGCGAGGTCATAGAAATACTTCTTGCCTCGCAGGTAATAAGGGGCGACGATCTTTGCGATCGCCTTTCTTTCTTCAGTGTAGCCGCCGCTCCTCTGCCAGAGGGCGAGGCCATTCATACGCTCTGGGGAGGTTTTCTTCATGATCCTCTCAAAGTACGGCTCCTGTCGATAGGTCAGGGAGTCATACTTGGAGGAAAGAACAGAATCACAGAACCGCTGCTCCCACTCTGTGAGAGCCTTGTAGCCACCGCGATCCTTCATCTCTTTGATCTTCTTTTTGACGCTCATCGCATCCTCCTCGTTTGTGTTCTCACCAACGACGACCATTATAGCCGATCTGGCAGGATCGGTCAACAAAAAAGATCTTCAACAAAATCAAAGCGTTGACGCACTCTGGTTTCCAACTCCTTGATCTTGCTGATGAATCTTTTTTATGAAGGTTTGTTGCTTTTCTTCTTCCTACGTCTGACCGTGTTAGACTTCTTGAAGCACCTCTCTGGAAGGATCACCGGAGCAGGATACCCCGAAATCTCAAGCTTATAGAGACGGTTCCCTTTATAGTCGCCCTCCGGGACGATCTCCGGAACCTCGATGACAAGGGCGGGCTTGTTTGCCAACGTGCCAGCCTCCTTCTCTTTGGCTAGCTTCTCCTCGGCTTTCTCTACTTCGTTGAAGTTGCCCCAGCGCGACAACTTCTGGAGGATACCGCGCTTACCCTTGCGAACAGGGGCGTTTGCCTTGAAGTAGATCGTCTGCCCCTGTTTGTATTTTGGCTTTGAAAGCTGCTTCATCCACCCGTACCTGTCGGTGAATGAGTCGGTGACGCAGGAGTTATACTGGAGGAAAAGCCGCCCTCCATCACAGTAAAAAAGCCTATCATACTGCTCTTTTGTTGGCTCCGCCCCCATGTTCTCGAAGAGGTTGGGGGCTGCAAAGCCGCCTCTGGGTACGATCGAACCCTCCCGTGCGGATCTACGGAAAAGATCCCACAGGGGGATTATTTGATCCCAGTGTGTTTTATTTTTGAAAGCCTCCTCTGACTCAATGAGTCTTCGTAGATCTCGTTCCGACGCTTTACAGTATTCTGCGCTGAACATTCTTTTCTCCTTGTCATTTGTGTTCTCACCAACGACGACCATTATAGCCGATCTGGTAGGATCGATCAAGGAAAAAGATCTTCAACAAAATCAGGGGGTTGACGCACTCTGGTTTCCAACCCCTTGATCTTGCTGGTGAATCTTTTTTTATGCAGGAAGATTGCTTTTGTTTTTCTTCCTACCTCTGGTAGAAATAGACTTCTTGAAGCACCGCTCTGGGAGGCAAACAGGAGCAGGATACCCCGGAAGCATCACCTTGTAAAGACGGTTGCCTTGGTAATCACCCTCCGGAACAATCTCCGGAACCTCGATAACAAGGGCAGGTTTGTTTGTCAGCGTACCAGCCGCCTTCTCTTCTGCCAGCTTTCTCTCGGCTTTTTCTACGTCAGTAATGCTGCTGTACCAGTAGCCGCGACCCTTGCGAACAGGGGCGTTGGTCTTGAAATAAACGGTCTGACCCTGATTGTATTTTGGCTTTGAAAGACACCTCATCCACTGGTACTTCGTTTTAAACTGGTCGTTAGCCCAACTGTTGTACTTGAGGCATACCTTGTCGCCATCGTAGTAGAAAAGCTCATCATGCTGCTGCTTTGTTGGTTCCGCCCCCATGTTCTTGAATTGATCACCTCCGGGCTTCAGGGAACCTTCACGGGCTGATCTTTTGAAAAGCTCCCAGAGGGCGAGCATTTCTTCAGAATGTGTTTTGTCTCTGAATGTCACCTCCGACGCGATCAGCTTCTTGTAGTCTTCCAGATAATCCTGAAGGTTCCCTGAAGTCTGATCAATAGCGTTGCGCATTGTATATCCGATCTCCATGTAGCGTTTGTGCAGGGGTGGACACACGTCCTCCGAGTATGTCGCAACATTGATCCTGTGATCTGCTGGTGCGATAGCCGCCAGATCGCGAAGAACCGAGACAGTCTCCTCTTCTTTGAGGAACCTGTGTAGCCCATACGAAGCCTCTTTGTTGAACTCCTTGTTTTCATTGTGAAAACGGAGAAACTCCTCGATGATTGCGACTCTTTTTTCCAATTCCGACTTCCAAGTCATGTGCGGCATATCAGCCTCCTCTGTGTTTGTTCTCACCAACGACAATCATTATTGCACGATCTGGTGAGATCAGTCAAGATCTTTTTTCGATTATTCTGTAAGTGCCAGATTTTGAAAGGCTTTTTCCATGATCATCATTGCCCTGTCGGACATGACCACATAGTTTTGAATGCCTTTGGGCATGTGCCACCACACGCCTTGTCTTTCGATCGCTCGCGCCATTGGCTCAAAGCGATCATCCAACGGAAAGTCGTCGTCACTGTATTTGATCCCGTATTCAAAGACGAGATCGCCCCATTCTTCGAGAAATGCGTTCAGCTTTTTCATGCTCCCAACTCCTTGTCGTACTCGAATAGTGCGCCATCATAGCACTGTCCAAACTCCTCATCGCACCATTTGTCGAAGTGGTGATACCACTCCTCGTCCTCGATCAGATCCCAAGTGTGCAGCCAACTTGCGAAGGCTACGAGACCCGGAAGCTCTCGTCTTTCTGGCTCCCGGTTCTCTAGCCATACCTCCACCCAGTGATCCTCAACGATCCGATCTTCTTTGATCGCATCGAAGATTCTCTCCAGATGGGTGTCTGCCAACTCCGCGTTTTCCGCGATAAGCAGACCTTGAAGACAGGATGCGACTACTTCCAGATCACCGTATGCGCCTTCCTCACAGGTGGGAAGCAATTCTTTAACGTGTTCAACCAATTCCATTTTCTTGTACTCCTTGGGGTGTGTTTCTGCCAATGTGCAAACATTATTGCACGATCTCGAAGGATCAGTCAAGAACTATTTTCAACTATTTTGTAAACAACTGAAATGATTACTTGATTTTGTTCCCATAGTAATATTCTGCATCATAGGTGAGGATTCCGTCTCTATCCCAATGTTTGAACACGCCGTGCTTCATTCCGTGGAACCAGTTCCATTCATAAGACTTCTGTCCGTTGGAATGCCAGTGTTCGTCAACACTCCGCCCCAACTTTGTGAGGTGGTCTTTCTCTTCTTGTGTTAGATCTTGAGAGAGTGATCCGCCTTCATTGATCCACTTGTTGATCTCTGCTGTCCTCATCTTCCTGCTCCCCAGACCAAACCGATCTGATCGTCTCTGTTGTTTGTGTTTGATCTTGCCAGATCACTTTGAAGATCTCTTGCCCGTATGCTTTCTTGTCGTACATACGGATGATCACGCCCACCCTTCCTTTCCAATCTCTGACTACTTCTCCCTCTTTATACCAGCGTTCCATGTTTTTTGCTCCATTCCAACAAAGCCTGCTCTTTTGCTTTGGCTTCGACCATTATATCAACGTCAACGCCATAAGTCAAGATCTTTTCTTGAATGTAGTCGGAATGCGCCTGTGGCTTGATCTTTGAATCGTTTTGCTCTTTTGCCCTGCTCTCTGAATAATGGACAACGGGCTTGTACTTACCCCAAGTGGACGCTGCCAGTTTGAGGGCTTCTTCTTCTGATTGCCCACCAGTACAGAACTTGTGGTGGTGGTAGTCAAAAACAATTGGTGTGCCGATCTTTTTCCAGATCAATTCGTGCAGATCCTTTGTAGAATAAAGGGATGCCTTGTCGTCGTTCTCCACGGTCAGGCGGGAGCGCACTGCGTCTGATAATTTCTTGAAGTTGGAATTGAATGTGGCACAGGCAGATTCTTTGTCGCCATACGTTGCGCCCACATGAATATTGATTTTGTTGTAAGGGGTTCTTGAAAGGCCAAGAAGATCAAACAATTCTCCGTGGATTTCCAGATCCCTGATTGTATTCTCGACAACCTTGGGTTTTGGAGAGGCCAGCTTGTTGAAATGTCCGGGATGACAAGTCAAGCGATGATTGTGTTTTTTTGCGTATGCACCCGCTTGTGCAAGTGATTTCTTGATCTGCTCGTAGTGCGGGAGATCTTTGAGATCATATTCGGATGCCCACGGGAAGAACTCCGATGAAAGGCGGAAGAAGCGAATGCCGTTCTTCTCGTTCCACTGGAGGATGGGAAGAAGGTCTGCACAGTTTTGCACAGCCAATTCAGAGGCATACTCAACACCTTTCTGTTCAAAGGTTCTTTTGATCATTGTGCGGTTGGTTGTGATGCGATCTTTTTTGGATCGGCTTGAGAGATCGGTGTTGATGCAAGCATAGCCCATCATGTCTTTGTTCTCCTGTATTTGTGTTCTTTAGTTACCAGACAAGTCTTACCTTATGGACTCCGAAGTGGAAGGTTCCAGCACAATCGAGCAGGATTTCTTCAAACTCATCCCTTTGAGGGTTTTCGGGCGGTGTATATGTGATCTCGTTAGCTTCGGCAATTTCGCAGAGAATCATTTCGAGTTCTGCTTTAGCCTCGTGTTCGGTTTGAAAGACTTTTGACGAGATGATTACACCATCATCCCAGTCTGAGTAGGCGATGTAAGCTGTTTTCATGTTATATTCTCCTGTGTTTTGTGTTTCCAGCTTGTTCTAAATGGTATCAGGATTTTTCTGGTTTGTCAAGTAGTTTTTGCAATTGCGATGTTTTAAATAATCTTTTTCGCCCATCCTGTAGAACAACAACACAAGTCCCAATAAGACTGCCACGGCACTTAACCACTATTCCCAGATGGGGCTTGAGTGAACACCAACGGGTTGCGTTTGGAGAGACCACGACAAGATCTCCGACTTTGAAATCATTCATTGATCAACTCCAAGTAATCCAAGCTAATTCTATGAATCTCTCCGTTTTGCCAAACAACATTGGCTTCATACCTGAAAAGGCCAACTGAATAAGCATCTTGGCACTCTTCCTTGACCAGCTTCAAAATGTGACCAAAGCGACGAGGATAGAATCTGATTTCGGCTCTATTATAAACGAAGTCCCCTACTTTCCAAGTTTTTCCTTTATATCTCATGTTATTCATTGACCAACTCCAAGTAATTCAAAGAGAAGGATAATTTCTCTCCGTCTTGCCAAATAACGTCAGCACTAACATATACATCAATATATTCTTGAACATTTAACCCCACAATATAACCACAACGACCATCTCTGCCTTTAACAAGGTCTCCGACTTTCCAATATTGTCCTTTGTAGAATAAGCTCTTCATGTTAGGCTCCAATTAAATTAACCAAGAAGATAAAGATCTGATACATAACAACTGCTACCCCGATCCAGAACGCTGCGATTGCTGAAATTGCAATCCAAGCACCGATAACAGTGTCTCCTGTTCTTAACACTGTTCTCATTATTTGTGAAACGAAAAGAGTAGAAAGAAAGAAAAGTATAACCCAAGACATTGTGTTCTCCTTTTTGTTTGGGCTTTTGCCAGTGTGAAATCATTATTGCACGATCTGGCAGGATCAGTCAAGAACTATTTCACAAGCGGTTGAAATGATTACTTTCCACTTGTCGTTCTCTCCAGTTCTCATTTTTCCATCCACTGTTCTAGCTTTTGAATTGCCACTTCTTTACTCCCAACCATCAATGAACCAAACGTTTCCGGATGATTTTCTGAATGGCAAAGAAGTAATTCAATAACTTCTTTGATCTCTTTTTCGATCTCTGGGATCACTCCGTTGCAAACTGATCTTTTCCTTGTGATCTTTTTTGCGATCTTTTCTGCGATCTTACACATTTCTCCTCCTTGATACCACCCATTTGCAGTATGTGTACAAAAACTTTGAAGCGTAATTGTAATACTTTTCTTCGTCAATGTCAATCTTTAACCTTTTTGCCAAAGCCAAGCCTCTGTCCCAAGCATCGTATTCTTCTTTCAAAACAGAGATCTTGTAAGGACGAAAAGGCTTATCAAACAACCTTGTATTGAAATCTACTTGCGCCTTGTACTTCTTCGCGTATGTATATATGTTTTGTTGTAGCAGGAAGTGACCGCACTCATGCAGGATAGAGAACAATTGATTCTCTTTCTTGTTGTGCTTGTTGTATTTGATTGTTTTGGTGTAGCGATCGAAAAGATCGATCTTGTCAGGGATCAGGGTGATCCCTTTTGATTCGATCCAATCGGTTAGTTTTTTGTCCATTGCTGCTCCTTTTTATAAAGGATAGCACAATTTCAAGGGAATGTCAAGAGGTTTCTCGTGTGGCGTGTCCGGGCTGGAGGTTGGATTTTTCGGAACCATAGGAGCCTTCCATTTTCCAATCCAAGATAGAAGGGCGATACTTAAAGGGAATGTTTTTCTTGATAGAGGGGATCAGAACATCTCTAACATATTTTTCAGGTGTTCTATCTCCAATAAACATTGAGTTAAACTTTACGATAGTTTTAATGTAAGTCCTGCTTGGTCTTTTGATTGTTTCCAACCCTCGCGTAACTGTGACGTTTGGAACAGAGCGAAGAATGTTTTCAAACTTCTTTGTTTCAATGTCACGGTCGCGAGCAAAAGAAAACAAAACATAAACTTCAAAAATCTCAAACTCAAGGTCTTCTAGTAATAATTTCTTCATAAGATTTCCTCTATTAATAAAACATAAAGCACAAAGTAACAATACAAGAAATATAAAATCCAATTGCACCTGCACAGCATTTTTCTCTAAAGTCCATTTTTAACCTCCTTTTTGTATATAAATAGAAGAAATCCCAGTGTTTTCTTAATTAATTTCGATCTTTTTTGTTGTCGGCTTGACAGGCTCCACTTTTGGAATTGAAATCTCAAAGATGCCATCCTGTGCTTTTGCCGAGATCTTTTCAAGATCAGTGTTTTCTGGGAGTGTCCAGCTTTTCTTGAAAGAAGAACAGAAGTAACTGTTTTCTTTTTCTTCGTTGTGTTCGTGAGAAACTGTCAAAACATCCCCAACAACCTGAATGTCAACCAATTCCTTGGGGACACCAACGGCTGCAATCTGGATCTTGAACTGATCGCTCTCCGAAACAACCTTTGTTTGAACTTTTGTTCTTTGATAGCTTGACCTAACATCCAGAGGTCGATCAAAGAAAAGATCAAAAAGTCCATCGTTTTTTGTGGTAAGTGCAAACATAATAAATCTCCTTTTGTTTGAAATGGGCTTTTGCCCTTTTGTGTTGAAAGTATAACCATTCTGTCTTTGCTTGTCAAGAAGTTTTTTTGATTTTGTTCCCATAGAAATACTCTTCGTCAATGAGGAGGTCTCCATCTTCATACCACTCTTTGAACACACCGTGCTTCATTCCGTGGAAGCAGTGTTGTTCAAAACTCTTCTTTCCGTTTTCCCACCACCCTTCCTGCTTTCCGTGCTTTTCCCCGTGGAGGTAGTGCCGTTCACAGAACTTCTGCCCGTTCGGATACCACTTTTTCCACTCTCCGTGCCACTCTTCATGGAGATAGTGCCATTCAAACTCTTTCTGTCCATTATCATACTCCATCACCATCTTCCTCCACCCCAACCTTGAAAGGTATTTGTGTTCTTCTTGAGTTAGATCTTGAGGGAGTGATCCGCCTTCATTGATCCATTTTCTGATCTCTTTTGTTCTCATTTGATTTTGTTCCCGTAGAAATATTCTTCGTCAATGAAGAGGTTTCCGTCTTTATCCCAACCTTTGAACACACCGTGCTTCATTCCGTGGAGGAAGTTCCATTCATAAGACTTCTGTCCGCTGCTCCACCATGATTCTTTCTTTCCGTGCTGTTTCCCTCGGAGGTAGTACCGTTCATAGCTCTTCTGCCCGTTGTTATGCCAGCCTTGCAACTTCAAACACTCCAATCCCTTGAGGTGTTCTTTTTCTTCTTGTGTCAGATCTTGAGGGAGCGATCCTCCTTCATTGATCCATTTTCTGATCTCTTTTGTTCTCATTTGAACCTCCAACGTTTGCAGCCATTATTGCAAAGTTGGGCTGAAATGTCAAGAAGTTTTTTTGAAGTGGTCTTTAAGATACTGGTGGACGAGGGTGTAGAACTTTGTGTAGGAGCGATTGTAGGAGTGATGAAGGTTGTTTGGGTATTCACCTGACAAAACAATATTGTTTATATCAGATAACCTCCCCAACTCTTCTTGGATACTTTTTTCGTTGTCTGTCTGATAAACATTGATAACATCGGAGTACAGCTTTGAATTGACACCAGTTGTATGATTTAGTTTAATAAGGCTGTTCTGTTCTCTAACTTCTGGGAACTTTTTCAACAAGAACATCCTGACTTGTTCTATCTGTGTTAGATGGAAATGGTCTGGCTTCATTGTTTTTTGATTTAATACTTTAATACAGTAGTAGGTGTGAGGGAAGAACCAGTTGTTATTGTTTTTCCAATTAAACTCAAAAAGAGAATTGGCAGAGAAGTTTCTCCAAGCAATATCTAGGATGACACCGTTTGTTGGAGTAATCTCTTTTGATTTGTAAACCTGACAAAAGACCCCACGGTGAAGTCCAGTTGACACGATAATGTCTTTTGCTATCTCTGTTAGCCAATGGGTGATTTCTTTTTGCAGATGCTCGTGCTGTATGTATCTTCTACAAGTGCGAACATTGTGATTTTTCTTACCGCAAAAAGAACAAGCCATTGGTATTACCTTCATAGTTTAAATTGTGCCAACAAGATCAAACAAGCCAAAACAAAACAAGTCAAAGACCGTAAAGTAAAGAAAGGCTCATTTAGAAACATATAACTAAATACAGGCCAAACCAAAAAGCTCGCTGCAAACGCAATAAAACGATTGCCCCACGAGCCAAAGTCCTCGTAACCGTACTTGAAACCAAGCATAAAAATTATACCAGAAGGAGTTCCAAACAAAAAAAGTGGAGTGAAGAGCTTGCCTTCAAACCACTTAATACAAAACCCTGCATTAAGTTGTAACCAGCTTAATGCGTGTCCTATTGTGAATAGGAACATTAGGATGAAAAACTTCATTTAACCTTTTAAAAGACCTCTTTGGGTGGCTAGCTTTTCGTTGATAGCTTGCGGTGTTCCCACAACAACAATAGAAGAAACAGAGCCAGAGTCATGGAGGTTCAACCTAGTAAAAGAAGTTGCCTCATTCAAACCTTCAGGAAGAACACCTTCTTGTAGATAAGTTCTCATCATTGTTTCTTCTCTAATCAGAGAAACGCTTTTTGGATTAACATAAACTTTTCTTAAATTAAAATCCCTTTTGGGAGCATTTGTGTAATTTGTTCTTGCAAAAACTTCAACCAATTCTACCAGCATTCCTGCCTCCTGTTATTTTGTTGTGATTAGTTTCCATACAGTAACGACCAAAAGTCCCAAGGTTGTTGTAGCAACAGACCAAAGAACTTTTGATACTCCGTTCTTCCAGTTTTCCAACTGTTTAATTCTAGCGTACAAACCAGTTTCAGGGTTGTACACTGCGTCTTTAATTTGTTTAATGTCCGATGCCATTTGCTCTTGGCGTTTATTAATCTCGTCTACTGTAAGGGAAATCTTTTTTAATTCAAAGTCGATCTCCATGTCCAAGTTTTTAATCGCTTGCATTGAATCTTTAGATGGTGTCATTTTATTTCCCTCCTTTCAATGTCATACACAATAATTAGTTCAAACCTCTACAATGGCGTGGTTGGAAGTAATTAAAGTTCCAGCGACAGAGACAGCGTTGAGCAAAGCACATCGTGTGACTTTAACAGGATCAATGATACCATCTTCAACAAAGTTTGTCAACTTGTTTCTCTGGAAGTTGTAACCCCAGTCTTTCTTTCCCTTCTCTGCTCTCTCCAAACAAACAGAAGCATCCAGACCACAGTTGTCTGCAATCTGCCTGAAAGGTTTCTCGCAAGCCTTCAAAACAATCTTGTAGCCAGCGATCTGATCTTCGTTGTCTCCTTTGGGCTTGAGCTTTCTTCTAGCTTTCAGGAGAGCCATCCCTCCTCCAACAACGATCCCTTCTTCCTGTGCGGAGCGAACTGCCTCCAAAGCATCTTCAATGCGATGTTTTCTTTCAATCATTTCCACTTCTGTTAGACCACCAACTCTGATAACTGACACGCCAGAAGCCAACCTTGTGATCCTTTCTTGGATTCTTTCGCACTCGTGAATGTCATCTGTTTGTTTGATCTCTTCTGTTAGTGCGTCAATTCTTTTGTCGATCTTTTCAGGATCTCCGCCACCTCCCATAAAGACTGTGTTGTTCTTGATTGAATCAACAGACTTTGTTGAGCCGAGCATTTCCAAAGTAACATCTCGCAAAGACATTCCTTTCTCCATTGAAACCATTGTGGCTCCCGTAGAGATTGCAAGGTCTTCCATGATCTTTCTTCGCTCTGTTCCAAAGCGAGGAGGCTTAACAGCCAAGATCTTCAAAGAGCCTCGAACAGTGTTCATGATCAAAGCAGCTAATGCTTGACCCTCAAGGGCATCAGCCACGATCACTAGTGGCCTTCCATCTCTTGCGACCAGTTCCAAAGCAGGAAGCATATCTTCGACCATCTCTACCTTGTGGTCAGTGATTAGAATATGCGCGTTAGACAGCCTAGCAGCCCCTCTACGCTCATCTGTGATGAAAGCCGATGCTACCCAGCCTGTGTCGATTCTAAAGCCTTCAATGGTCTGTAAGGTGGTTTCTAGGCTGTTGCCTTCTTCAATGTTGATTGCACCGTCTCTACCTGCTTTCTCAATTGCTTCTGCAATAAGAGAACCAATCTTTTGATCGTTGTTGGCAGAGATTGTTGCAACCCTTTCAATATCTTCAATTGAAGAAACAGGGTTGCTTTGCTTTTGAAGGTTCCCAATAAGATCTTCTGCTGCTTTCTCCATTCCTCTTTTCAGATCAGTAGGGGAAAGTCCTGCTGAAATGTATTTCTGGGACTCTTCGTAGATTGCAGAAGCAAGAACAGTTGTTGTTGTGGTTCCATCGCCAGCGTCGTTTGCTGTTTTTTGTGATGCTTGTTTAAGAACCTGCGCTCCGATGTTTTCAAATGGATCTTCAAATGAAACAAAGTTTGCAACTGTTACTCCATCTTTTGTGATGATTGGGGTTGTATCTTTTTGATGTAGAATAACATTTCTTCCTTTCGGGCCGAGAGTTGAAGAAACATACTCTGTTAGGGTTTTGATCCCTTTTTGGATCTTTTCTTGAAGTTGTTTTTTTGAATTGTATTCTAGCGGCATATGCCCTCCTATTTAATCAGCTTATCCGTTTCTGTTTTCAAAGTTCCGGCATTGCCGGATGCCTGCAAAGCGTGTTTCTTTCTTCCAGTTTCACCCTCATCTGATAAGAAATATTTATTTGTATTCATTGTAATTTCTTGCAATGCTCTGTAAATTGGAATCAAACTATCTTCTAGATCTTTGGCATATTCTTTTGCAACGGCTTTTAACTTTTCGCGACCCAGATCTAACTTACCGATTAGTACTGCTGTATTTTTCACATACGCTGGACTGATCAAGAATTGTTCTTCTTTTTGATATCCGGGAGTTAACTTCAGTGCGTCGAGCAACTCGTTTGGCCTCTTTTCACGCAATTCCTTATAAGCTTCAAGACTACCATACAGCTTTTTTGTATTCGCGCTGACAACTGGGGCCTGTCCCGGAGAATATTTAATTTGGACTTCCGCGTCTTCGCCGTCTTTCAAGTTTTTAATAGCTTCTTTTGCTGCTTGTACTCCGCCTGTGACCGGATACTCTTCCGGATCCTCTTCATCATTGTCTTCGGGGACGTAGTATAATTTGCCGTCGGAGTCGATCTTAAGATCCTTAACCTTCACAAGACCTGTATAGTACTTATCTTTCATTTCACCACTGCTGAAGCCGATGTAGTCCAGAAATGTCTTTAAGTTAAGTTCAAATTCATAAAACGCCAGTACCCCTTCGCCTTGTTTTTCAACGACCAAGTATTTTACATAGTCGCTTTTATCAAAATGGTTAACCAAGTTAAAAAACGATCCCTTGACAGAAGTTTTAGGAGAAAGGACTTTCAAACTATAAGGCTCTCCATTCAATTCAACGTCAACAATTGGAAGGTTTCCAGTTTCTTCATCTTTATCAGCAATCTGCAAAGAGCGCGAACCACCAAAAAGACCTGCTAGGAAAGCTTCAAACAGAAACCCAGCCGTTGAAGCATTGTACTCATCCATAATATTAGAGAAAATCTCTGTGAACAAAAGATTTGAAAAGATCTCATTGATCTTTCTTTCCGGTTGATATTCCAAGAACTTACTCACACTGTCCAATTTTTCCTCAACAGTGTTTCCCTTAACATTCTTCATAAGAAGTTCTAGAACCTGTCGATCTTCCGAGTCTGGCTGTCCCCACGCTTCCGTGATCTTGATTGTCGGGAAGGGAATAGACATGTCATCCGAAGCGCGAGCGTTAACCTGTGCTTGGACAGAAGGTGATCTTTCTTCAAACAATTCAACTTGTTCACGGATAAGTTCCAAAAGTTCATTAATTTTCAATTCCATTTTAACAATTCCTTATAAAATTTGATCTGCAATTCCCATTTCAATTGCTTCTTCTGCTGAAAAATAACAATTCACTTTCTTTTTGATCAAAGACCTCAACTTTTTCTCTGAAAGGTTTGTTTCTCTTGCAAGGCATTCAATGTATTGCTTTTGAAGAACTTTGATTTCTTTTGTGTCGTTTTCAATGTCTTGAAGATCTCCAACTGCCCCACCAGCAACAGGGTGGATCATCACCCTGCAATTCTTTCCAATCTTTCTCTTGCCTTTTGTTCCTGCTGCGAGAAGAAGAACTCCTGCTGACATAACCTTTCCAAGACCGATTGTTTCAATCTCACAGTCTTCTTTGACAAGATCCATTACATCATAAATGGCAAACATTTCGTGAGCGGAGCCGCCGTGCGTTGAGATAATAAACTTGATTGGTTTATATGTTTCTTCATAATCTTCGTCAGTAGGCTCTTCTTTGTCCATTGCCTCTTCTTTGAGAACACTTTGTTTTCCTGTTTTGTGGAGATGCAGGAGAGAATAAACCATAGAAGCTCCTGCTTCTTCGGTAAGGTCTTCATAAAGACCAAACGAACGGTTCTCTTCTTTGCCTCCGGCAACATCATCAATGTAAAACGCAGAAAGAAGATCAAGACCTTTTTCTTCTTTTTTCTCTTCTTTTGCTTGTTTTTCTTCGGAAATCTTCATATTTCACCTCTTTTTTAATAATTAGTTTGCAGATAAAACAAAACCCGTGAATATTATTATACTCACGGGTTCTTTAAAAGTCAATACTTTTCTTGAAATAAATCAAATTATTTCAGCTTCTGAAGTCGTCTCATCACTCTTTCAGCGATAACTTCTGCTTTTCTGTCTTTTCGCTTTGCTTCATCAAGTCGCCTCATCACTCCTTCAGCGACAGCTTCTGCTTTCCTGCTTTTTCTTTTTGTTTCGTCAAGGCGACGAACAACTCGCTTAGTGATACGGCTAGCCATAGCTTCCATCAAGTCTTCAGCGGGGGCCTCTTCTTCCATGTCCACTTCGAGGTCTTCTTCGTCAGCTTCCATGTCATCCATTTCGGGAGCTTCATCAACATCGCCGGCCTCAACTTCTGCGTCTACACCTAAAGAGTCCATCATTGCTTTGATACCTGCGACCAGATCATCTTCGTCAAAGGTTTTCTTTTCGGGCATCGGCTCGTCCATTTCCGGAGCGTCCATTTCGGGCTCATCTTCTTTGTAAGCGCGGCCCATGTACGCCGGCTCATCGTCTTTGTACATGCCTTCATTAAGTTTGCCACTGGCGATGTTAGCCAGTTTTTGGAAGCGTCTGATCGCCTCTTCGTTCAACAGTCTTTTAGACATTGCGTATTCTCCTTTATATTTGCGCAAATATAATTTGTTTCAGTTACAAATAAATAGTCCTTTTAAGGCAAAAGATCAAATTCAAGTAAATATTTCACTTTATTGACAGCTTTTTTTTCTGTTTCGTGTATTGTAACCGCAGAAGTATTTAACCTAGTTGCAATCTCTTTGAGTGTCATGTGACCGTTTAACTGTATTGAAACAAAAGAACAATTAAGTTCTTCTGGGAAATTGATCCACATTCTACATAATCTTTCTTCGCACTCCTTTTTCATTATTACACATTTTTTCACACACGCTTTCATATTAAAAATCCCTTTCTTTTGCGATAAGATTGAAGAGATCCTCCAACTCTTCCTCATCAAAATTATAATCTTCCATTATCCCTTCGGACTCTCTTAACTTCTTTGCTGCATATTGATTGTTTCTTTTCCCCAGTTTAAGTTCTGTTTTAACTTGCTCAACCAACTTAATTGCTTCGGGGTTCTCTTCGTTGCAAAGATCAACAAATGTCCGAAAGAAGTCACCTTGCCTTAAAAGCCCGTGGTAACGAAGCCACATTAAAAATCTAGCGTGTTTGTCTGTGTCGATCCAGAGGCAAAGTCTTTTTATATTCTCTCTAGTTTGAATGCCATAAATCTTTGACATTATCGCAGTCCGTGAGGTTTTGATTCTGCCATACCAGCAGAGGAGATCTGACAGAACCTAGCTTTCTCTTGAAGTTCTTTGATGCTTGTTACACCGGAGTAGGAAAGGCCAGAGCGAATGCCATCCACCAAACCTTTAACAACACCATCAACACTTCCTTTATAGGGAGAATAACTTGTAACACCCTCAACAGAGTTTGCCATTCCTCTCCAATCTGTTTGCGCTTCTTTTGAAGCCATCCCTCTGAATTGTTTATAAAGCCTACCATCCAAGTTCAAGATTTGACCCGGAGCTTCATCTGTCCCAGCGAGCAGAGAGCCAAGCATCACAACGTCTGCCCCTGCTGCAAGAGACTTAACAATATCTCCCGCTGTTTTAATCCCACCATCTGCTACAATCTTTGTTCCGCCTCTCTTTGCTTTCGAAGCCCACATGATAGTTTGTAGAGTTGGAACGCCGTGACCGGTTTGAATTCGAGTTGTACACATTGAGCCGCCGCCAACACCACAACGAACAGAACTCGCTCCGTGGCTGGCATTGTGTGAGAAGCCAGCCAAAGTTGCAACGTTCCCTGTCATAATGTGGATGTCATTTGAAACAACCCTTTTAAGGTGGTATAGAGCCTCTTCAACCAAGATGTGGTCTCCATTAGCCACATCCACACAAAGAAGTGATACACCAGCCTCTACGAGCCTCTGAGCGCGTTCTAGATAGTCTCCGACTGCACCCACTGCTGCTCCAACTTTTCTTCCGGCGGAAACAACTTCATCAACCATTTCCACTTGTCTTTCAATTGTACAGTAGCGATGAAGGATTGCGATACCTCCCAGTTCATTTAGGCGGATAGCCATCTTTGAACCAGACACCGTGTCCATTGGGGACGCAATGATTGGGATATGAAGCTTAAGATCCGGCGACAGTTCAACTGAAATGTCTACGTCCTTTCTTGTTCTGATCTGTGAGTAAGCTGGAACCAAAAGAACATCATCAAAGCAATAAGTTTTTTCTAACATTTATCTCTCCATTGTGGAAGTTTTAGGCGCAAGGTAATCAAAGCCATCAAAGATAACAACAGCAGAAGGAAAAGGAGCAGAGTTGGTTCCTGCACCAAACTTAAGTCTTCCCTTGACAAAGCGAATTTCTCTAGCTTTCATACAGTAATCGTGCCACCATTGAGTACAAGTTCTGGCGGGCAGGAGACACACAACTGTTGTCCCATCCTTGTAAGACTCTTGATAAGCTTTCTTGACCCATTGCTTGATTGTTCTGCCGTATGGGGGGTTCATAAAGACAAAGCCTTCCCAGTCCTGCTCCAAGCCGTTGTCCTCTTCCGTAAAGAAGTTGTCGCACTTTGCATTATCTTCTGTCGAACAGGGATCAAGATCAAAGTTGAACTCTCTATCCAGTTTGTCATAAAAGTCTTGTGGAGTTGCCCATTCCGGTGTCTTCGAAGAAAACATCACCTTCTGTGTGTTAGCATCCATAAGTTGTCTCCTTTTCTTGACAATCTGGACAATAAAGCAAAACTTGTTTCAAGCTTTCCGTTACTTCTACTTTGAAAGTCTGAACGTGTTGTTTGTCTTGTTTGTTATACTTTGTTCCACAAGTTGTGCATTTGTCTGGCACACCGTTCAACATTAGATCAATTACTGATTTCATTTGCTTTTTTGCTTCCTTTTTCTTTTGCTTTTCAATTCTTCTTTTAATCTGTCTCATATTAGCAAGCCTCTCACTTCTTTCGGGTTATCAGAAAACATTGTTCTTTCTACGATCTTGTCAAACTCTTTGATGATTGTTAGTTTAAAACTTACCTCGTCTGCATAAGTGAACCTGATTCCTTTCGAGAAGCAAGCCCACTTCCCAACTTCTCTCATAACATCTAGTTTGTTGACCACTAGGTGTGTTACCCCGTTCATTATAACAGCTTTCTTAAGCTTTGTCAAGTCCATCCAGTTGCATTGTCGCCTTCGCCCTGTTGTTGAGCCAATCTCCTGCCCAATGTTGGCAATATCAACAAAGACTGGATCGTCCGATTGAAACTCTTTTGCTCCAACATAAGTTTCATAACATTTTGCAACGCCATAAACACGACGAATGCAAGAATGCGGAACACCATTCTGAATGGCTCCGGCTGTTGTACAAACTGAAGAAGTAACATAAGGGTAATCACCCCAGTCAATGTCTAGGTTGTAGCCTTGCGCGCCTTCAAAAAGAACTTCTTTCTCTCTGTCATCCGAGTAAAGCTCTTCGTAAAGATCAATCAACATATCTTTTTGAATGATCTGGTCTGCTCTAATGCCAACCCTTCCTACTTTATCTTTGTAAGCAGGGCCGACACCTTTCTTTGTTGAACCAACATTAGAACCAGTTGCATCCTCTTTGCGATGCTTCTCATGGATGATATGGGCTTTCTTTGAAACAAAAAGATTACCACGAACTTTGATGCCTTGCTCTTCCAAGTCTTCAATCTCTTTGTAAAGAGCTTGAGAATCAACAACACAGCCAGACCCAATGATAGACTTAACGCCAAAGAAAACTCCTGTTGGGATTTGGTGTGTTACAAACTTCTTGCCATTGTGATAAATTGTATGGCCTGCGTTTGCACTACCATTGAACCTAATACAATAATCATATGACTTTTGTTGCAACAGTTGATATGTAACTTTGCCTTTTGCTTCGTCTCCTGCTTGAAGACCTACCACTACGTCTGCTGTGATGTTCATTCTCTCTCCTTAATTTTGATTGAACAGTTCTCTTTTCCAGTATGCTTCTTCTTTTCCGTCAGTCGAGCCAAAGCCGCCATCACCCCTGCTGGAGTCATAAAGTTCATCAGCCTCGATAAAAGCACAAGTCTCCACTTTGCGGAGAACCAACTGTGCGATCTTCTTTGGAAATTCAATATCGGGCGATGCCTGATCCAGCTTGAGAAGAGGAACAAAAAGCTCTCCTCTATATCCAGAGTCAACAACCCCAATAGAGTTAGCTTGAATGTATCCGGACTTAATGATACTGGAGCGTGGAACAATCTCAAAGTAATAACCACATGGCGGCTCAATAGCCAACCCAGTTGAAAACATTACAACACCATTGTCCAACTCTTTGTGTTTGTCAAGAACCCAAAGATCATATCCAGTATCACTAAGGTGAGCCTTGCGAGGGATCACAGCGTCTGGCCTCAACTTCTTAACCTTCGTCTCCATCTTCAACCTCCTCTGCTTGTACAGAAACCAACTGTTGCAGGGAAAGAAGCTTTCCTTCTGCATCTGCCAGCTTTTGAACCATCTTGTCCATCGAGTTGACAATATTGGGATGATCCCCAACTCCAACGGAAGCTGCAAAATAAACTTCGAGAACAGCCTTTGCTTCGGCAATCTCTGCTTCATAACGGCGCACAAGCGCATCATACTTAAGTGTACTCATCTTTTCTCCTTTTAAGTTATGCTATCATTATAGCAAAATGTTACACAAATGTCAAGCTAATAGTTTAAAGTTTTTTCGGATAGAGCGAGTGCTGAACCCCCAAGTGGGGTGATACTCAAGCTTCGCCATGTAGGGACGATTAATATGGATCTTGTCTTTCTCAGGATCAACCCCCCAACATTTGATATCGACCATACCTGAATCATCAATAGTCTTCAAGATCCAATAAAGTTTGCCATTCTTTGTTTTCTTTTTGATGATCTCTCTTGGAACAAACCAAGCAACCATAAGATCCTCATCGAACTGGGAGAGGGGCGGAACACAATGCTGCTCCAATTGCCTCACAACATCGTCGTCCATAACCTTGTGGAAGGGATACATACCAGTCAACCCGACAAGATACTCAATCCTTTCCTCTTCGGAGAACTCTCCCTCTGGTTTGTAAAGTTCGATGTTCTCCGCTAGCTTCTTTTTGTTTCTAGGTTTGTCAACAGCGACAGCAGACCAGAAGTGTTTGTCACCAGTGAAGCGATCATCAATAAGTTCGTTCATTGCTCCGGCTCTAATCAAGACATCCACCGCTTTCTTGTTGAGTTTGTTGTGCTTTATCTCGTCGTGAAACAAAAGCTCATCAATTGTATCAAAAGGTCTGTGCATCAAAAGCTCATCAATTGCTTTCTCACCCAATCCTTTGATCGAAAGAAGGGGCTGAACCAAGGTCTTGTCGTCCAAGATAGCCCAATGCCTTTCCGACTTGTTGATGCTGACCTCTTGAATGTCAAAGCCCAAACCTTTTGCAATAGAGATTGCCTTCTCTTTCCTGCTTTCTGGCTCCTTATCTAGGAACGCTGCCATCCATTCCACAGGATAGTAATATGATAACCAAGCGCATTGGTAAGAAAGCATAGAATAAGAAACAGCATGCGACTTATTAAAACCATATCCCGAAAAGTATTCGAAAGTTTTCCACAACTTTTCTGCATCACCGTTTGGGATTTTCTTTTCAGAACATCCGCGAATGAACTTTTTGTATATCTTGTCTTTCTCTTCATGACCTTTGCCCGTTCCTTTCTTTGTCAGAAGTTTGCGAAGTTTGTTACCCTCATCCAAAGAAACGTTCTTGCCCAACTTGTGAGCTAGCAAAGCAATCTGCTCTTGAAAGATCAGGAAGCCGTGAGTTTCTTTTGTTACTTCTTCAACAATCGGATGAATGTATTCAACATGTTTCAAGCCTTCTTTTGCATCCACATATTCTTGATCAACGCCGGCTGATAGGGGACCGGGGCGAAAGATCGAAGTGATAGCAGAAATATCAATGATGCTGTTAGGTTTTGCTTTAACACAAAAGTTTTGCGCTCCTGTTTCTGTGAACTGGAATGTCCCAGCGAAGTTGCCTTTGTGGAAAACATTCTCATAAACTTCCTTGTCTTTAATGTCCATCACGTCCGGATGCAAGTGTTTGTTGTAGAACTCTTTAATGTCATTGAAAGAAACGTCTTTCTTTCCCTGCCTAGTCAGGATATGCTCAATGCAAGATTCAATCATCCGAAGCGAAGCCAATCCAAGAATATCAAACTTGATGAAGCCAAGAGGCTCCAAGTGACGAACGTTCTGACCTTCCGACCAAGGAGTTTGACGAACGCCACCGTTCTTGATCAGAGGCATATATTTATCTAAGTTCTCTCCGACCACCACGCCCCCTGCGTGTCTTGAACATGATCGAACCTGCCCATACAATTGCAAGACGTGCGTCTTAACGTTTGGGTACTTCTGCAAGAAAGCTTTCAAGGAATCAGAGTACTCCATCACTTCTTCAAAAGTCGGGGTGTAAACACCCGCCTTTATGCCGTGAACTTGCTTTGCAATCGGCGTAGCTTCCTTCAGCATCCTGCTGGTAACAGGGTTGACTTCCGTAAAGGGAATGTCATAGAACTTTGCAATGTCCTTGATCAGGGAACGAAGCTGCAAAGTGTTCCAGTTCGAAATAGGGACAACAACATCATCACCCCACTCTTGAATAAACATATCCTTCAAAGCCATAGGGTCGGAAACGTCATAGTCAATGTCAGGATAGTCTGTCGCATCTTTGCGAAGAAAGCGTGAGAACAGAAGACCCCACTTGATTGGATCAATCTGCGTGATACCCAGAACATAAGCAACCAAAGAACCAGCAGCAGAGCCGCGTCCGGCTCCTGTCAACTGATACTCCAATGCTTTATCGGAGATTGCTTTCATCGTCAAGAAATACTTTGAGAAGCCACGAGAAGAAATAACAGTCACCTCCTCTTTCAAGCGAGCAACATAATCTCTCTTCTTGTCCAGTCCTTTAGCCTTCAAACCTTCAAAACAAAGTTCAATTAGAGCTTGGTCTTCGTCCTTTCCTTCTGGGACGACAAAGTCTGGCAGTCGAACAGTTGCATCTGGTTCAAAGTCTTCAACCAACTCATGAGCAATGTAGTAAGTGTTCTCAATACTTTGTCGAACATCTTCATCGTTGTATTCGTGACCGGAAAGTTTGGAATACTTCAAGTAAGATTCAAAGACTTGATCTCCGTTCTTTGGATACAACTCATAGCCAATCTCATCAACAGACTGCGGAAGCTCGTCAGACAGCCAGTCTGGCTTCTTCGACATTCCAAGCCAGCCGAGCCTCTTGTAAAGTTCGCGGTCTTTCCAAAGCTCTGGTCGAGCGTAGTGAGAGTCCACAGTCGAGATCAGCTTGATGCCATATTCCTTGGAAAGCTCAATGATACATTTATTAAGCTTGTGTTGCTCTGGAATGTTGTTCCATTGAAGTTCTGCAAAGTATCTTTCTTTGCCAAAGATATCAATAAAGTCTTCAACAACGGGACGCATCAAGGCCACAAGCTCTTCGTGACTAGCTTCAGGGTTGTCCCAGACAACCTGTGCGAAAGGCCCACTGATGCAAGTAGTAGAGCAGATCAAACCTTCATTGTATTCTTTCAAAAGCTTTAGATCGATACGAGGCTTACGATAAAAGTATTTATCTTCGTGAGAAGTGGAAACCAACTTGAAAAGGTTGTTCAATCCCTTTTGGTTCTGTGCGATCAAGAGGAGGTGGTTGTAGGTGCGAACACGGTTCTTTCCTTCGGAAGCTTCCATGTTAACACCCTTTGCCTTTTCTTTTTTCTTCTTTTCATTCGCAGCATCAAAAGCTTCTTGCCACTCTTCAACATCTTTGATGTAATAAGCTTCGCAACCAAAGAGAGGTTTGAATGTTCTTCCTTCTTTGTTCATCTTCTTTGCGTGAAGAAGCTGCCAAGAGAAGCCATTCATGTTTCCGTGATCGGTCAAAGCCATTGCATCCATGCCGTTCTCATAGGCAAAGTCCATATGATCACTTGGGTAACCAAGAGCGTCGAAGGGTGAGCCAGCAACAGAGTGAGCGTGAAGTCCGACAAACTTAAGTTTTGATTTTACTCTTTCCATTTAATACTCCTATTTGGATCTTTTTATGTCTCTTTTCAAATACACAACAGCGTCTTCAATTTCTTCAACAGAGAAAGCAATGTCTTCCAACATTCTTTCAATTGAGCCTAATCTAGTGTTGTTGAGGTATTCATTATAGCACTCTTCACAGATTGTGTCAATCAAAACTTGCTCGTCGTAGTTTAAATCTGCGTAACTTCTAGGCATCTCTGCGTCAATTTTGAGTTGGTTTATGATCCGATCATAAACTTTGTCTGGTTCAAGCATCTTCTTCCTCCTCTTTAAAAAGCTCTCCAAAAGAATATGACGCAACAAAGCCGGGCTTATGAAGCTCTGCTGCAAAATCTGTTCGCATATACTCCATGTAGCCCTCCCACTTTCTTATGTCATATGTCTTTCCAATTTCAAAATCACGATCTATTGTAGCAGAATTAAAGATTTTGTCAAGAGGTATTTTTATGCTTGCTTCAACCATTGAATTTTCTTCATAAAATTCATAGGCCAGTTCATCATATTTCTCTTTTGCTTCGATACAATCCTTGTAAGTGATAGTAAAAGGAACGTTGACACCATCTTTGTATGTTTTACCTTCTGATTTAAAAGCAAAGTTTATGTCTTGCTTCATATGCTTCTTCTCGTATATTGCATCATAATAATCACATACCAAATAAGGATCAATAATAAGAAAGCGATCAGGCAAAGTCCACTTGGAGATCAATCCAGACATCTCATATGCCTCCAAGCAGCCGTGAAGCACAGACCAAGAAGGGCATTCTGCTTTGTGTCTATCTTTGATATGAACCGGAACGTAATAAATTGGGACTGTATGTTTAGTATCTCTTCTCTCCAGAAGAAAGGTGCTTGGATGTCTTAATCTCTCTCCAACAACCTTTTTGATTAGAGGTTGCATATTCTTGTTACAGACAAGCCAAATTGAACTAACGCCCATAAAACAAGCATCTGCTACGACGCGCTGTATTGCTGTGAATGATTTTCCTACCGGTTGAAGGGCGGGATGCCAAGGGAAGCGATAATCTGTCTTCTGATCAGTTATTGGAATGACTGCGACGACATTTGCTATCATTGCGTCAAAGTATGGTTTTTCCATTTAACACCTCCTTGTAATACGAATTTTCAAATGTTATTCTCTTACCTGTCTCTACTTTGTGTTTTTGTATCTTTACGACATCTCTGTGCATATGCTCTAGTTTTATTGGTTTATAATATTTCCTGCCGTTATAGACTGTTGCGATCCTATCAGTTCTATACCCTTCTTCTTTTAGCCTCGCCAACACTGTCAATCGAAAGATCGAGCCTTCTAGGTCTGCATCATTCAACTCACTGCCTTCAAGATAAGACAAGATCGCTATGTCTTTTTCATTCTTGTTGTGGTTGTCGCGACTTGTTGAGTGTAAGAAGATCTTGTTGATCACTCTGTTATCATCCTCAAAAACAAGATCTTCCTCAATCAAACCTTCTTCGTTGTATATACCTGTTCTTAATTTAAGCCAATCAACAACCTTATTACACAACAATTCTGTTTCCAAAACTTGGAATTGATCTGAAATAATCTGAACATAATCAAAAACAAAACAATGATTAAATTCAAATTCCTTTGAGGCTTTTCCATCATGGAAAGAAATAAGATTATCTTCTATTTTGATTGAAGGATTGAAATCAGAAAGGGTAGAAACCAACCCCTTCAAAGAATGCCAGTAAAGCATTTCTGATCTTTCTTCTTCTTTGGTATGGTCAAAGAAGAAGAAAGGAAGGGGCTTGGTTCTAATAATTGGTAGGTTGTTTTGAACAGCGAACTTAACCGCTTTATGAGAAGAGCCAATAACTATTTTGTCACACTTGATCATTTATCCTCTTTGTTGATCTCTCTATACGCTCTAACAGTAACGGGCCAAAGGTCTTCTGCAATCTCCAAACAAGCTTCGGCTGCTTTTTGAATTTCCCATTGCGCTCCTTCGTGTGTGCGAAGGCCAATAAACTTAAGAAGGTTGTTTAGATCGACTGTGCCATAATATTCTGTGTACATGTTTTGAGGAAGCACTCCCCTTGCTTGCTCCCTACAAATGCCTTTGTCAATCAATTCATTGAAAAGCTTCAACGATCTTGTGTGATGATCTTGAATTACTAAATTAGCCGGAGCAGCATACCCCAAATATCTTGAATAAACATTGGGATTGACCAATTCATCTTCATTGCTAGCTTGCCTGTTAGACTTATGTTGAGTTCTGAATTGGGTCGGCTCATAAAACTCAATGTTGAAGTCTGTATATCTTCTGGAAATCTCATTGTACTTCCAAGTACGATGGCGATGATGCTGCGAGCGGACAAAAAGCGGAACTTTAAACCGAAACGTAACATTGTTGTGTTCCAAAGTAGAAGTATGCTTGTGTTTGATCAAATATTTAATCAGCTTTTGATCTTTCAGATCCATAATCTCTTTGTGTTTGCCAAAGCTCACGCGAGCAGAGTTGACGACTGTAAGGTCGGTTCCCATATGCTCAACAAACTCAACTTTGCCAATGCCGTCTCCGTACAGTTCAATTGATTTAGAATATTTCAATTTTCTTCTCCCAGTGCCATTCTCAAAAGTTTTTTCATGTCTTCGTCAACAGGGTAAACATTATCACACCTGATCGGCTTCGCTTGGTAATATTCATAAAACCCCTGCTTTGCTTCCTCAAAGCATTTTTCAAATTGCTTGTTTGGAAACCAATCCACAACATAATATTTCCAATCAGTGGAGTTCTCTCCGTTCCAACCTTCTCTGGTAGTTGTGCCGGTAATCCTTCCAAAGCGAAGAACATGCGTTGAATAAATTGTATATACAATATCTCCCACTTTCATTGAACCACCCCCAGAAGATAATTTTCTTGAATTAGGTGATAAGTTTCACCCAATGCTTTAACTTCTCTAATCATTGTTTTCTCTACAACAACTTTAGAACCAACTGGGACGCTAGTTGTACAATTGTCACTAGCCTGCAAAATCTCCACAACAACTAGGGGATCTTCTTCCTTTCTGTAATTGTCCGGAAGAAGAACAGCAGATTGTTCTTTCTTTTTGTCTTCTTTCTTAACCAAATAATGTCTGTTTAACGGCTTCATTTTTCCTCCTAGTAGTTTGTGCAAATAATATGAACAGCAGAATAAGAATGAGAATCTCTTTTTTCTTTGTCAACTCTTTCAAAAGATATATTATTGATTCCAAGCTTTTGCAAACTTTTCACAGCAGCATTTGCTTTCTTGGCGTCCTTGTCTTTCAAGGGCTCTGTGACATCCTTCTCAGAAACAACAACATATTCTACCCCATCTTCTACTTCTTTTTTTCTATATTTAACGCCATAATTGTGTTCGTACTCCTTTTTGATGTAGCCATCGTACAGTTTACTAGTAAATTCATCTTTGTTGATAATAATCAACGCTCTTGTTTTCGTTGTTTTAAACCAGTTGGCTAGCTCTTCTTGCTCTTTGTCTAGAAACTCGCCATTCGGATGGTACTTTGTAAATTCCCTAGTGTAAGGGGGATCTATAAAAACAAAGTCATTTGGCCCACAATTTTTAACAGCGTCTTTCCAATCTCCATGAAGTATCTCTGTATTGTTCAATAAAGTTGTAAGCTTTTTAACATCCGTATCAAATGTTTTAAATGTCTTGTAATAGCCATATGGAACGTTGAATTTTCCATCTTTGTTGAACCTGAGCATGCCGCCATAACTAAGCTGCCTAAGTGTATAAAACCTAACGGCATTCTCAAAATCGCTAGCAACCTCACCATCTCTAACATCATAAAAATACTTTTTAGCTACATCTTTGTAGTCGTCTTTAGACTGTGCATTTAAAGCCTTGACATCTTTATTATAATCAGACGTTATTGAATTAAGATGATCAGCTAGTTTTTTAGGATCGCTTTTACAAACGTTATAAAAGTTAATCAAATCAAAATAGCTATCATTGATAATGCACTTATCATGCTCCAAGTTTAACCAGAGAGCGCCGCCTCCAATGAATGGTTCGCAATATGTTTCATATTTTTCTGGCATCCACTCTTTAATCGAATTCAATTCTCGTCTTTTTCCACCAGACCACTTAAACATCGGAATCATTTTACTTCTCCTTTTGAGTATTTACCCATCCAAGCCCACATATCTTTGTATTCTTTCTCTGTCATATCCAAGCCAATATCGTCAAAAAAAGACTTCACACCAACCGTTACATCTTCTTGCCCTTCTTTAAAATATTTATATCCGGCTGCTTCCCACATGGTTGGGACGAGTATCTTTCCAGCAAATCTTTCTCTATCAAGACTTTGTTTAGAAAGATGTTCCGCAACAAGATCAAGCTTTTGAATAACTGCTGGATTTTTTTCTGTGTCAAAATCAATATTACACTTAATTTCATAATATTTATTACTATAGGCTAGATCAATCTGCACTTTATTTTTCTTTCCCGGGATCGTTACGTGGTCTAATTCATGATAATTAACTTTGTTACTTTCTTTTGCTAGCCTATTAAATACTTTTTCAATAATATTTCCAGCCTTAATGCATACAGACTGTATGGAAAACCCCTGCTGTTCTGGGAACAGCAGTCCTTTTGCACTAACCTTGATGGTTTGTTTTTTTTGAAAATTTACCCTTCTAACTTCCTCTTTCCAAATTTGTTTTGCCTGTTTTACACTAATTGACATGTCTTCTTTCTCCTTTGTGTCGTTAACAGCTAATTTGTCAAAACAGTTCTTAAGCACGTTGCCTATCATGAAACACAACCCACTCTTTTCTGTCTCGACTTTATGTCACAATTATATCAATTGTGACAACTTTTGTCAAGGTTTTTATTTTAAATAATCTCCAACTCAAACAAAAAGACCCCTACATTATAGCAAATGTAGGGGTCTTTGTCAACACTTTGTTTAAGCTTTTGTTAAATTATTTCACAAGACCCACCGCCACAAGCAATCTCGCCTGAAAGATTGGTGTTGTCCACTTCTTCCACAACTTTTGAAAGGTCAAGTGACTTAAGTGTGCCAAGAAGTCTTTCGTATTCTTCTTTGGTGCAAGTCTCAAAAGGTGCTTGCTTGTAAGTTCCTAGGTCTTTGGGAAGCACAGAAAGTCCGTTGAAGTTGTGTCGGTTTTCCCACATCCATTCTCCAACCTTTTCCCACTCACCTTGACCAATGCTAACAGTTGCAGAAACATTGTTTGTGTTCTGTCCACTTCTGTGGCCTTCTTGAACCCATTCAACGTTGAACTTGCGAACCCTCTCCAACATGTCCATAACATCTTCGTCTCTAGTAATAGCACCTTCAGGGGCTTTTTGCGGGACGCTAATGACAGCCTGCGTTGAAGGGTTAAACAATTCATCTTCCAACATTTCAGGAGCAACTTCCTTCAGGTAAGGATAGATTGCTTCATTCTTTCCAACGCGAACACGACGAATGTAATACTGGTCGTGCCAAGCGTGGATACCGCTGGAAGTTCCCAGAATGATCGAAGCAGTTCCTTCAGGTTTCACGCAAGTTGTTCTTGCAGCGGGATTGATGCCAAGCATCTCTGCCACTCTTGCGTTCTCTTCTTTGACAACTTGCGCTGCTCTTTTAAGGTCAAGGCTCATCACTCCACCGGATGCGATACCGGTCATAGAAACGCCAATAAGGGCATCCTTTTCCGTAACCTTCCTCCAACTATCTCTTAGGTAGTGGAAGTCCGTATACGCCGCCTGAACCGTCCCTATGAACGCAGCAGCCCTCACTCTCTTCTCCAATTCTTCTTGATCGTAAACATCAGAGACATTCACAGTTGTCAAGTTGCAGAACTGGTGGCTCTTCAGGGAGATCTCGCAACATGGGTTGACTCCGCGATCAGCATTGTTCGAGAAGTAAATACCGGGCTCACCAGAGTTGGAAGCTTCAATCTTTTCCCAGAACTTCAAGAACTCTTCTTTCTTGATCTTGTGACGAAGAACAACAGCGGAGTTGTTCGACCTTGCTCTTTGAGGAGCGTATTCCCACCAGTTGCCGGCCTTACAGCTAATCATTTGCTCGTCGTCAAAATCAAAAAGAGAGATCAAAGCAGCGCGGCGAATACCACCAGCTAACACAGCATCAGCAATATAACATACAATATCATGAACTTCAAGAGAAGTCAACTTTTCTCCAGTTTCTTTTGCTTCCAAAACCTTTCGGATATTGTGGAGGCAATCATGGAGAGGTTGTGGGCCGGGAGCTTTTCCGCCTGAAGTGATCAAACGCTCACCTTTCGCTCTGATATCGCTATAGTCAAATACAATCGTGCTGGTTCCAGAGAAGTAAGACTTCATCAAAGTCTTGACTGCATCTGCCCAACCTTCAATGGAGTCTCCGATCAGATAACGCCGCTTTCTTTTGATTGGCTTTTTGATCTCTGGGAGCTTTTCAATGTGGTGGTTCTGCACAGAGAAGCCAACACCAGTACCGCCGAGAAGAAGAAACATAATCTCCGAAAAGGCTCGCCAATCATCCATTGCCAGATAAGAGCAGTTGTATTGTCTTGCCGGGTTGATCTCAATAGGACGACCGGAGAACTGCATTGCCCTCATCGAACCAAGAACTTTCTTGTCATAAACTGTCATATAAGCATTGATAAGTTCTTCTTCAAACCCGGGAATGTGTTTAAACTTTTTCAAATGCATTGCGCGGTTTCTATTGACCGCTTCGTGAAACAACTCTCTTCTTTTCTTTCTATCATCGTACTTGGAATACTTCATCCACTGTACGACATCGCTCAAAATCTCACTACTCTTTTCCATTACTTGTCTCCTTATTGACTGCTCTTAAATTTCTTGTACTTTTCTCTTAACAATTCATCTTGCTTTTTCGCTGCTCTGTCCATCACAACAGATGGACTTTCTCCATTGTCATCAATAACTTTAATGCAAACGTTGGAAGTATCCATAAAGAGAGGATAAACCATTCCATCTGCTCCGTTTCGGTTCTTTGCAATAAAGATCCTTCCTGTGTTGTTGTTTTTATCTTCGACTGTTCTTGAAAGCGAAAAGATAAAGTCTGCAACAAAACATTTGTTAAACGCTTCAGAGATTGACTCCATTGTAACAACCTCTGCGTTCAAGCCAGAGCGGTTTGTTTGAGAAGCTGTGTAGAGAGTTGCTTCTGAAAGCTTTGCAATTCCTCGCAGTTCTTCATAAATCTCTTCCAACTCTTGTCTTTTTTCTCTTTGATGTCGCACTGGCTTTAAAAGATCAGCATAATCAATTGCAATAAAGTCTGGCTCAATGCCTCTATTCTTCAAACGAAGAAGGTGCGCTTTGATTGTTTCAGTTGAAGCATACTTTGTTGGGTACTCTTTTACAATCAAATGCCCATTAAGTTCCCGAACCTTTTCCAAAACAACTTCTTTCATGTCGTTAAGGTCAGTTAGATGAACACCGGTGAGGCATGAGTCAAACCTTTTTGCAACAACGGTATCTTCCAACTCCAAAGTGTAATAAACAACTGTTTTGCCTTGCTTCAGAGCTTGTGCAGCCAGATGGACCAAGGCCATTGATTTTCCTGCGCCAGTGGGAGCCACAACAACACCCAACTCTCCCTTACCAAGGCCGCCGCCAGTGATAGCATCGACTTGCTTCCAGCCTGTTGTGATTGGCCTTCGAAACTTCACTTCATACCTTTTCTCAAAGTCTTTCAGGTAATCATAGCCAAAGTCTGTGTTCGATCCAAGCTTCAAAGAATCGTTGATAATCTTGCTGATCTCTTCAAAAGAAGCAGAATGAATCAGCTTTGCTGATTTGATCATGGCCTCTTTCAAGTTTTGCTTTCTGCAAAAGTCCAAAGCCTTTTTCTTGATGAATGCGTCCCCTTCAAAGTCTGGCACTGTTGTCATCAGCTTTGTGAAGTAATCTCGCACTTGCTTCTTGAGGACATCAGATTCATCTTCGATACCAGAGCGAAGAATGGTTGCAACAATATCTCTTGAGGGGTGTGTTCCAAATTCCCTTTTGTAATCGACGATAACTTGAACGAAAAGCTGAAGATACTTGACCTCAAAAAACTCCACCTTCAAAACTTCAAAGACTTGATCACAAAACTCGCGATCATCTAATACAATTCGGCAGAGACTTTCTTGGAACTTTTTGCCGAACCGAGAGAAGTCTATCTTGTCATGTGTGTTAATCATATCTACTCCTGTTAGATTTTGTTTCTTGAGGGGGTGAGTTTAAATAGAATTCTATCAGACTTTATTCTTTAAGTCAACTACATTTTTTCTGCAAAACCTCCAAAGGTCGCTCCAGTCGTACACACCGAAGCCATCTTCATTCATCATCTTAATAATATTCGTTTTGTTAAAGTCTGGTTTGATCTCTTCAATCGCTTCTTTAATCACTGCCGAGTTGTTTGGCGAAATGTTTGGAGTGTAAAGTTGCATGAGTCCATAGTTCTTTTTGATCAGATCTTTGTTTTCCAAAATACCATTGTGAAACTTCAGCTTCTTTTCTTCTTTCTCACAGGCTTGGAAGACATCTTCAAAGGTTGCGTCCTTCTCCTCTTTAAGGAAAGGAAGTCTTTTTGCAATTGTTTTCAAACCTGCTCCGGGAACACCGGCAAGGTTATCAGACTTGTCTCCTGCAATTGCTCTTGCCATTGCAAAGTTTGCTGGGGAGATCTGATGCTCTTCCAAGACAGTCTTTTTTGTGACCAGTTCTTTTTGAATTGGGCGATAAAGCACTGTTTCTTCATCACACAGTTGAATAAAGTCTTTGTCGCTGGACACGATCACTTTCTGACAGCCTCGCATTGTTCTGCAAATCTTTGCGATAACGTCATCAGCTTCAATACCTTGCAAGAGGATCTGTGGGATAGGCATCATGTTGATGTATTCCAGCAGTCTAGTTTGTTGCCAAATCTTGTTCTTGACCTCTTCTTCTTCGGACATCAGCTTGACACCACGATTGAAGCGAATAGGCTTGCGACCAGCTTTGTAGTTTTTGTTTTGCGCTCTTCTTTTTTGAGAGCCTCCGGGGCCATCCCAAGCAACAATGATCCGATCTGGTTTAAGCTCTCTGATCATCTTTTGCACAGATGCAAGAAAGCCCTTAACGCCTCCGATCGGATCGCCATTGGTTGAAAGGCTGGGGTTGACAATGTAGTTTCTCAAATACAAATTGAGCCCATCAATGATCACAACTCTTTCTTTCATTTTGTTCTCCTGTGTGGTGAAAAGTATGGTAGGATTATAGCAGATTATAGGAAGGAAGTCAAGAAGAAATTAGCCAAGTTCAGAATATGTTGCTTCAATCATTGGAAGACCAAATCGCTCTTCCAGTTCCCTGCAAAGTTGGAGGCGCTCATCGCCGTCTTCAGGCGCTTCAAAAGTAAGATAGGTCTTACCATACTCAAAACCGCTCAAACCTTGAATATAGCCCCCCTTACGCCACTCGTAAGACCTAATTTCACAGTCCTCTTGGAGGTGATTCCAAATAAAGTCAATAAACTCCATTTCAAACTCGTAGTCGGCTTTGTTGCAAGAAAAGTCTCCAAAGCTGCTTTCCCAATCCATCCTAGCAGTCTGAGGCTCTTCTCCTTCTTCTAGCTCTTCTGGATCAAAATAATCAAGAAAGTAATTCATATTTTCATCTGTAAACTCAAAACCAATTTTGTGTACTGGATAGTATTCCATTTTCTCTCCTATTGATAAATTTTAATGGCAAAGAATAATAATTGACAAACCTGACAGCAAATGCCAGAGGGTGTGATAAAGGTCGTACCTATCATCATAACTTTCAATCTTCAAACAAAACATTCCCAAAGTGAAGACCCCCACACCAACAAACAAATAAATTGGAGGAGGAGGATCAACCACAATAAAGCACCAAAGAGCATATCCAACTGTTGTGCAAGCCATTTTGACATCTAGCTTGTGGAAGTCTTGCTCTTTAGAATAATGATAAAGAAAAGACAAAGTCCAAGATATTAATATCATTACAGACAAATAAGGAAAGTTATCTAGATATGCCGAGAAAGCAGAAAATAAATAAACATTGTTTGAAATAAGAACAGGGTCATGTAAAGGTTTTCTTCTCATTGTCTTTTCCTTGTGTGGTATAAGTGGGGCAAAGCCCCAGTCGCATTAATGATATCACCTCACTTTCGGTTCCGCGACCAGTGGGGCTGGAGGGACTCGAACCCTCACGCTCTTACGAGCAAGGCATTTTAAGTGCCCAGTGTCTACCAATTCCACCACAGCCCCCGAAATGTGCCCGGTAGGATTCGAACCTACGATAACTCCGTTATGAGCGGAATGCCTTAACCAGACTTGGCTACGGGCACGATCAAATTACTCATCTAGTATACCATAACCTGCAACAACTGTCAAGTCAATTGAGTTTCCATCAAAAGAAACCTTTCGTCTGTATACTCTTGCTTTTAGATTTGCAGCTTTGATGTCTTTCTTGAGAAACTTAATGAACTTTTCCCTTTCTTCATCGGTTGAGTGGATGTGGTGTGGAACCACAGCGGCTTCGACAAGGTTTTTAACGTCTGCTTTCGACCTCTTCATCTAATCTCTCCTTTTCTTTTATAGCATAATCCAAATACCACTTTGCTTTCTTAAGATCTGTTAAAGGATCTTTCTTGTGGTTGTGTCTTGCTATATATTTTACAACATTTCCTAAGCAAAAGTCAAGCTCCCAATCTTGAATTGCATCAATAACTTCAATTTTGCCTACATTATAATGCTTTGGATGATTCACTTTCTCTTTCATTTGATTCTGTTCCCGTAGTAATATTCTTCATCTTTTCTTCATTCTTTTCATTTCTTTGTTGGATGGTCTGGCTTTCTTTTTCTTTTTTTGACCTTCAAAAAGACCAACTCCGTGAACTCTGCAATACTCTTCAAAGAAAAGATGATTGTTCAAACCTTTTTCCAAACAAAGATCGGCCATCTCCATCCAAACAATTTGCTTGTCTTCTTTATCTCCATCAATGTATTGTTTACAAAGTGAGGTTAATTCAGGGTGTTCTGTGATTTTAATCTTTGACATTTTATTCTCCTTTGTTGGAAACTAATTGTGACTCCTACGGGATTTGAACCCGTGTTACTGATGTGAAAGACCAGCGTCCTAACCACTAGACGAAGGAGCCAAAAGAAGCCCTTTCGGGCTTTTAAAGTGGGGGCGGGTGGATTCGAACCACCGAAGGCATCGCCGGCAGATTTACAGTCTGCTCCCTTTGGCCGCTCGGGCACACCCCCAAAATTTGCTCCGACAGCAGGGCTCGAACCTGCGACAAGGTGGTTAACAGCCACCTGCTCTACCAACTGAGCTATGTCGGAAAATTGACCCGGAGGGATTTGAACCCTCACCCTCACAATTATAAGTTGTGCGCTCTTACCTACTGAGCTACGAGTCGAAAAGAAGCCCTTTCGGGCTTCAGGGTTGGAAGATATTAGCTATCTTCGCGCTCTTCTACGAAAGCTTTGATGCGGTAAGCTTCGTTGAAGACTTCGTCCAAGGTGGGAAATTCTGGACGGACTGGAACATCGACCGAACGGCCTTCTTGAGAAAGGTTCCACGCTTGACGGTAGTCAGTCATACTTTCGTAATATTCATCCATCTTTCTTTGTTGAGCAGAATGAAAGATATCAAATCTCAATTCATAAGGGTTTTTGCTTCGCATTTTAATCCTCCTGTGTTTCTAATGCTTCTTCGCTATCTTCGGCTGGTTTATAGATAACATGTTCATCCATAACGTCAAAGATAACTTGTCTGAACTCTGGGTCTTGAAGTTTCTCGACCCATTGCTTTGCTTGAAACTTAAACTCTCTTCCCTCTTTCGAGGTCAGAGTGTACCAAGCTCCTCCGGCTTTCAATCTTTCAGAGCCTTTGATGGCATCAAGCCAACTTTCCTCATCTTGAATTCCAACTTGCTGACCCCAAAGCAACTTAAAGTTGCAAGTCCTTCCAGCGGAACCAAAACGAGACTTTTCAAGTTTAACTTTCACTTCAGAACCAATCCTAACACCATTGGAATCCAAAATGTAAGCAGCCTTTGCTTTTCTGGCAGTGAGCCAGATTCTCAAAGAATAGGTATAATGAGCAGCTTTGCCTCCCGGTGTGAAATAAGGAGTAGTCAAAGCTTCTGCAATATTACTGGTGATATTCGTTTTAAGCTGATTAACAATCAAGAAAGTTGATTGTGTGTTCGCCAAAGGAATCGTCACCTTCGAGAAGGCTTTGGAAAGAATCCTAGCTTTCATTGCCATGGAAGATTGAGGGTTGAAGTCGCCTTCAACGTCTTTCTCCGCAGGAGTGTGTGCTAGGGAATCCCAAATAAACAGCCATTTCTCTTCATCTGCCAAAAGAGTTTCAATCATTTCGAATACTTTCTCAACAGATGCTGCTTGGACATAAAGCAAGTCATCAACATTACAACCAGCTTTTGCCAAGAAAGTAGGATCAATTGCTGATTCAGCGTCGAAGTAAGCAACTCTAATGCCCATCTTTTGTGCGTTACCAGCAATTTGTGCAGCCATGAAGCTTTTCCCACTAGCTTCAAGTCCTGCAATCTCCGTGATCTTTCCAACAGGGATGCCAGCCAATTGACCTCTGCAAATGATAGAGTCCAACCAGCGTGAGCCGGTGGGAATCCATTCTTTGACTTCTGTTGGATTTTCTTTGTTGAGGTTGTGTGCAACCGTCATGCCTACCTTTTTATTCAGCAGCTTGCGGTACACATCCATGTCTACTTTACCAGCGGTCATTTATCAACCCCCAAGAAGTTCGTTGAAAGCCTTTCCAACTTTGTCTTCGACATTAGAAGAGTATTTCTCAACTTCATCTTTGTCGCCACCAGCAAGGTATCTATCAAGCAGAGCTTGAACATCTTGTGTGGTTTTTCTTTCGAAAAGACCATCAAAGTCCGGAATAGCCTCCAGAAGTTGAGCGCATTCCTCGTCACCATCTTCGCATGCTTTCGAAGCTCGACGCTTCGGAGTAAGAGTGGTAGAGGGGAACATTGCTCCCGGTGCTTTACCATAAGCAAGAACCAAATCGGTTCCAGTGTCAGTATCGGTAATATCACCGTAGTCGGGGTTCAAAACCAATTGAAGCAATTGCTCATAAACAGTTTTGGAGTAACCCCAAATCTTCACACCTTCTTCTTCTTTTCCTCGAACGAGGACAGGCGAGAAGAACCTTTGCTTTGGAAACAGCTTTTTAGCCATTTCAATAGACTCCGGA